ACATCCAAGTGTATCCAGCCCAGAAGGTGAATACTACTGACCACATCACCGACAAGTAGAACATGAGAATAAACTGCACAAGTTCGTTAGGAATGTGTCTCAATGGATTGATCTTCAAATCAAAGAAGTATCTGTAAAGGTCGTAAATTGCAAATCCAATACTCTTAAACATTAGAACTGGTCCTCTTCAGTTGATCCTGACATCGCGGCAGTTGAACTAGACCCCAATGTAGTGGTGATGGCATCGAAGTAACCGACACCCACTTCTCTCTGGTGCTTCGCACCTGTGTATCCACGTGACTCTGCGGCAAACTCTGCTTCTTGTAACAACGAGTATGCGTACATACCTTCGTCTTTGTATCGGTTTGCGAAATCAAAGACAGAGTAGTTAGTCTGGTGGAATCCTGCAAGTGTGATAAACTGGAACTTGAATCCCATCTTACCCAACTCACGTTGAAAATCTTTTAGTTCTTGATCGCCTGGAATTGACTTGCGCCAGTTGAATGACGGTGAACAGTTGTATGCCAACATTGCGTCGGGGACTGCACCTTTGACTGCGTCAGCGAAACGCTTCGCATCCTTCAAGTCGGGTGTCGATGTTTCACACCAAACGAGGTCTGCGTATTCTGCGTATGCCTGACCACGCACACAACCGAACTCTAGTCCTCTGCCCTCTTCGAGCATATAGAACCCTTCTTGTGTGCGACATTGAATAGATCCCGCAGTACCCTGCGAGACTCTCTTGATGAATGGTTTGTCGATGTCTGAGATGTTGCTAGAGATTAACTTAGCAGACTCAGCATCGGTACGAGCAATAACGACTGTATCAGTGCCAGCAACGTCACTAGCAAGGCGAGCGGCATTAAGGTTGCGTATAGCTTGACTAGTCGGTATGAGAACCTTTCCTCCCAAGTGTCCGCACTTCTTCTCGGCAGCAACTTGGTCTTCAAAGTGAACAGCGGCAGCACCTGCTTCGATAAGATTTCTTGCAAGTTCATACGCATTTAGAACTCCTCCGAATCCTGCTTCAGCATCGGCAATAATAGGGGCAAATTCAAACCCGTTTCCAGTTTCCAGATATTCGATTTGGTCTTGGCGTCTAAATGCATTATTGATGCTACGCACAACGTTAGGAACGCTATCAACAGCATATAACGACTGATCTGGATAAACTTCGCCATGAGAGTTGGCCGACGCAGCCACTTGCCATCCCGAAAGATATATCGCTTTGAGTCCTGCTTTAACGTGTTGTACTGCTTGTTGTCCATTATATGCTCCAAACGTGTTGATGTACTCGTTTTCTTCAAATAACTTTCGAAGTTTTGATGCGCCCATTTGCGCGAGGGTGTGGTCGATTTGAACTGTGCCCTGCAAACGAGTTACGTCTTCGGGCGAGTAGTTTCTCTTTTTCATAACAAATCCTGTAATAATATGGTATCCAGTAGGGGGTTCGAACCCCTGTTCCCGCCGTGAAAGGGCGGTGTCCTAGACCACTAGACGAACCGGACGTTTCACTGCATTATATAGAGTTACTTTAAATCCTCAATGAGGATAGTAACTTTACCCTTTTCCCCTTCAACAAAAATAGCAACGTCGGAGACTTCGACATGCACTTGTTCACAGAAGTGATTTGACACCTCTCCTGCGCACTTGTCGATAGCCGTCTCAATGCACTGGTATACGCCGATGATTGTTCCTATAGGATCAAACGCAACGTAGACATTTTGAGTACTCAGCTTACCATCATTAAAATATGCGGATGGATATGCTAATTTTTCCACTTTCGTTACCTCTTGGGATGTTGTTATTATATCATAAATCGAAGTAGTAGACAAGCGTAAAGAACTTTTTTCTTTTAAATCTCACGACAAGATCTGTACGGTCCTCTATGGGAACGATTACCTTTCTTGTTCTGAGAACCGATCGTTTTTCTTCGTACGACTTCTCAAATAACTCCCTTACGATTCTTTGTGTGTCCGTCTCCAACGGAACAAAATCTTCGGGAGCAGTAGTATTTAGAGAAAAAACAATTGCAAGTTCAGGTAACATATTATTCCTCCACGTAAAATATATGGTCACCAATGCGGCCAACCAACGTCATCTTTCTACTAAAACTCCACTCCGGCTTTACATAATCAGCGTGATAGTGTGTAGCACCTTCTGTGAGTCCCCTATACTTCCTATATGAAAGAATATCTTGAGCGATGCCCTTTGACCGCAACCAAGCGTAAGTCTCTACTGGAACGTCTGATTGACCGTCACAGTACCAACTAAACTGACACATATTTTTCTTCGGTATGAAAAGTCCTCGATCTACGCCCCACTCAGACATCACTGCCTGTTTGACGACGCCACATATTGTGGATGGATAACGATCATTCTTCACACGATTGAGCGTCACGTCTGCGACAGCATACTGTCCAGCCAGACTTTCACTACGAGCTTCGTGATAGACATTGAGTGCAAGACACTCAAGTTCATCCGTGGCATTGATCTTAACATTTTCCGCATTGACATATCCGACATATCCAAAAATTATCAATAGAGTTAAAACACACACACCACGGAAGATCTTCATAACGTCATCCTCAGTAACTTTTCTAACTTCAGAAGTTTTTTCTTTTGTTTGGGCGTAGGATTGTCGCCTGCCTTTCTGCGCAGTTGCGCATATTCTCTGGTCAGATTAGCTTGATATACCATTCTGCATCTCCTCCTCACTATACATAAACCCAAAAGAACTTTGGTCCATACTAGGTTGGGCGCTAAAATAGTTTCTAACCATCATGAATGCTCTGCGCAACTCAGGATCGGTGTCGAGTTCTTTATCTTCTAGGATAGCGAAATCTAGTTCTTCAACAACTATTTTATCAAACTGATCATCATCGACGTAAACGTCTAGGTAAGGCATAGTAGTACTCCACTTTGGTTAATTTATGGAGAATATTATACTATAATAGACCCTACATGTCAATAAATTTTTTGTGAAGAAAGTCGGAAAAAATGACCTGAGATTTTTCGCCAGGGTGTCCGTATGTTTTTAGATCATTGTTTTCAATGGCGATGGTGTATAAATCTTTACCTTTACCTGCGCCCACACGACTGGTGGGTTTAAGATCTGCAATAGAGTCTTTTAACCAAGATATGTATAATGGCATACTTTTTGAAGACGACTTATCGTCTTCGTCTGACACAGAATTGCGTAGGATAGCCATAATGTTTGACCAACATCGTCTATGGAAGAATCCCTGCACAAGTTTAATGTCCATACTGTCACATAAAAGTTCTAGAGTTTTCATTTTGGTGAGAGTATGCATAACGTCTGTACGTGAGTCATAAGCGGTATCAAACCATTCATTCATAACACGACGTTTATCGAGATCATATATGCCCTCTGTTCTCAATGGAGAAAATTGAGTGACATCACCTTGTCTTTGAATCTTGATCTCTCTTTCTTTAGGCATATACTCTACGATCTCCGCCCGTTGAAAGGCTGACCATATGACGACGATGTGTGTGACCGGAGTTTCTTGTCTAGGATGATGGAGATAGTCAGTAACTTCACGAAATATTTTATCATTACCGGCACCACAAGATCCCAAGTTGATATAGGGCATCGCCATTTTACCCGCAAGGATATGAGTGAAAGTCAAGGGCCAATGTGTGGGCGGATTATTATCAAAACCTTTCAGTTCGTCCCCCCAGACGAAACTACATCCTGCGGTCAGTAACATTAATTCTTCTCTTTGTAGTCTTTGATAGCAGCTTTGATCGCATCCTCTGCGAGTACACTGCAATGGATTTTTACGGGTGGGAGTGCGAGTTCTTTGGCGATGTCTGTATTACGGATATTCCCTGCGTCTTCGATATTTTTACCTTTGACCCATTCGGTGAGTAGAGAACTAGAAGCAATAGCACTACCACAACCATAAGTTTTAAATTTCGCATCTTCAATGATTCCATCATCACCGACAAGGATCTGTAATTGCATAACGTCACCACACGCGGGTGCACCGACCATGCCAGTTCCTACGTTGTCGTCTTCCTTGTCCATCTTACCCACATTGCGTGGGTTTTCGTAGTGATCTAAAACTTTATCTGAATACATTACGGAGTCTCTATATCTTCAATCAACATGTCACGCATAGCACGTGCCTGTGCGTCTTCAGGACTATTTACACTGCCGTTATTCACAAACTTATATGCAAGTGTGATGCGTTGGCACTCTGTGTATGCAGCATGCCAACAGTGTAGGTCTTCTTCTTGTTCTGAACCGAAATAATAGTGACGACATTGCCAGCCAGGGACATCATCGATCTTGATGATTTTGTCTTTCTGTCTGTCGTAGTATTCAAAGAAACCTTCTCCGGTCTCTGACCACGTGAACAAGACTTGGTATGCATTGGCATCATAGTTAGTATGCCATCCCACAAAACCGCCTGGCGGGTAGTAAGAGAGTAATGCAGAAGTGTGTGCGCCAAGTTCCGATGCGAAATCGTACTTGACCCTCTGCATGAAGTCTCCCCAAGTTTCTTTATCTTCACGCACCATTTTTGCTATAGGTTGTGCGAAATACCTATCGGGCGGGCCAACTAGACGGTCTCGTGAAAGACATTCTAACAGATATTCATATGAGGTATAATAAGACCCCAAGTCAATATCTTTCTCTTCACGATAAGTCCAATACTTTTTGTCATTGAGAGAGGGTTTAGAAAGCATCTCATTAGAGAAGCTATTCAACACATCTAACATTTCTTTATTACGAATTACTACTTCAGTCATTGTCGCGAATAATCACCATTGAGTAACGATCTTTCAGTGTACTTTTAAATACAATTGTATCACCAGATTTTAAATTTAATTGGTCCATCAAATCATCGTTTATCTCGAAGGCAATTTCTCCTCCTTCAACTTCAATCACTGGACAAATCCAAGAACTAGAAGTTATCTTGCTCGAATTCTTCATTTGCTTTCTTAATGTCTTCTTCAGTACACACACCCATATGTAGTAGGAATGAAACTGTTGAATTAATACCTCTTTGTGTGCCTGTGGTTCGTCCCACCATATATGTTATAAACATGAGTGCGACAGCTATAAGTGTATGCAAGTACGGATCCATTGTTGGACTCCTTATATTTTAAAGCCAGCAAACTTTTCACTATCTATTCGCTGACCGGATGTGGAGTTATCAAAGGCTGGTCCATTATCTACTTCTTTATTTAGGGGTGAATCATTTTGATCAACATCAAAAAGTCTCATTTTAGCTCGGTCAATACCCACGACAAACCTCTGATTCATATGAGGGTCGTTATATCTATTCTTTAACTGTTTCACTAAAATCTGATTGTGGGAACTCAGTTCGTCGTTCGAGATAAGTGCAAACATGAGATCGGCGGTTGCGGGTAGTCCAAAAGACTCGGACGTATCTTCAAGCCCCAAGTCATCATTAGAGTAACCAGAACGAGTCGTCTGCGTTGCAGACACGACCGGCACGTCAAATTCCACGGCAAGACCACGTAGCTCTTCAGCAATAGACTTGATATACGTATACGAGTTAATAGCACCGCCCATACTCTTCATTCGGGAAGAAGCACAGATATTCAGATAATCAATAAAGATTAGATCGGGAATAAACTTCTTCTTCAGCTTCAATTCATTCAGTAACGCACGAAAGTGGTTCGAGTGCGCACTACCCGTCGGATACTCTTTGATAATCAACTTACCGTTGGTCTTCTCCGCGACAGACTTGACACGGTTTGAAAACATGTCCTTACTCAGATGTTCGAGTTGGTCTATCGGGACATTGAGTAGATTCGCATCGATCCGTTCTGCAATGCGTTCTTCAGCCATCTCCATAGTGATGTAAAGGACATTCTTCCCCTGTGATAGGGCAGCACCAGCACTATGACACATGAAGAGAGATTTACCGACACCCGTACCCGCCAGTGCGATGTTGAGGGTCTTATTAGGTAGTCCACCCTTAGTAATCCGGTTAAAGTAATCCAGATCAAATGGAAGGCGTTCCTCATCCTGCGTATAAAAGTCATAACGTGCGTCCACCGATTCAAGGTAGTCGTGACCAATGTTAGTATCAAACGTCACTGACAACGCCTTAGAGAGAACGTCGGGTATCGCATTGCGAGACAGTGACTGGTGATTGCCATCAATAATAGTTATAGATTCCATAACTGCATTGAATACCGCACGGTCTTGACACCACTTCTCAGTGCGTTCCACTAACCACGAAAGATCTTCTTCCGCATACTTAAAGATGTCGGGGAGTATCTCCATCGCAACACGATAGTGATCATCTGATAAACGATCTGCCGCATCAATCTCAATTTTCAGAGCTTCTTTACTGGGCAGATTATTGAACTTAGCAATATAAGTAGTGAACTCTTTGAAAAGACCTTTGTAGACCCCTTCAAAGTATTCGGGAGAGAGGAAGGGAGCGACCTTCCTCATATAAGAATCGTTAGTCAGTAGATTCCGTAGAATCGTCTGTTGTAGATTGATTTCCGTCATATGTCTTAATAGCCGCCTCTAAAATATCTTGAAGTACGTCTGCAGCAAATTGCTGAAGTCCAGTATTTTCAATATTATACACGCTTGTGTCGGGTGTGTCAATAACATCAAAGTTAAATTTAATCACACCATCTTCGCCATCGATAGTGACATTGTTATATCGAACAGTTATGTCGTTATAAGGTTCTCGCAGAAGATTAACGTTCCACGCGTCTTTACCCTCAACAACAACAGGTTCCAGTTTATAATCTAGAAACTCTGACGGTTTGTCTAGGTTTAATTCACTCATGCTTCCTCCAGCTCTCCAATAAGTTCTGCATTGACTTCACTAGAATACCCGATCTTATAGGTCTTCTGTAAAAAGTCTGCGAAGTTAGTTGTTTCAAAAACAGGTTCCCAAAACTCTCCGTTCAGGGTATCCTTTGTTCGTACTTTAGTCCCAATGACTTCACCTGTAGATGTGTCAACTTTTTGATACCACCCGTTAGAAGGCTTAATAACATAACCACCAGCGAGCGCAACATCAAGTAGTCCTGAATACTTCTGCACTCCACCTTCCCACGAGACGCCAATCGGAATCTTTGACTTCTCTTTGACATATCGGGACTTCTCTACATTGATCACAAAATCATAACCAACGATCTCCGTACCCTGCTTCTCTTGACGACGGCCGATGATCCAGATGTTGTCAGCAGAGTAATAGATGCCAGTACCACCACTCACGATATCTTTTGGAAACAAACCAATCTCTTTATAAGTGTGATTGATTGCAAGCATCGGAATGTTCTTCATCGCAAGGTATGGTGTTGACATACGGAACAGACCTTTCAGTGCCTTCGCACGTGACATGTCTGCGACACCCTTTTCATTGAGTGCGTCTTCCAACTCTTTCTTAGACGCAAGGTTGCCAATAGAGTCAATCACGATAATAACGTCATCTTCACGATCTAACTGTTCTAACTGGTTGATCATATCAAACTTGAGTTCTTCAACGTTTGCAATCGGTGTGTGCAACACACGACTCGTGTCAATACCGAACTGAGTGAAGTATGACTGAGGCGAACCGAACTCTGAATCATAGAACAACATGACTGCGTCTGGTTTCGCGTTGAGATATGCACCCGCCATAAGTAATGCGAATGATGTCTTGAAGTGCTTAGATGGTCCAGCAAGGACAGTCAGCCCAGGCGAGATGCCACCGTCTACGGAACCGGATAACGCGACGTTCACCATCGGAACGTCGGTCGGAACCATATCTTTTTCTGTGAAGAATTTACTCGTTGATAAAGTAGAAGTCTCTTTAATCTTCGAGTTCTTCTTCAGTTTGTCCATTATTGACATTCTTAGCTCCAAAATCTACAAATGTAATGTTATTAACTTTTTCACGTTCATCGAGGTCATATTGTACACGATAAGACGTGTTGATGTCAAGTACTTTTTGCAACAAATCAAAACTTATTACCCCACCATCTTCATGATCATGTGTGGAAAAATTCAGAAACGCTCTCGTATCTTTTGGAAGACAGGCACCACCGAATCCTCGTTTACCATCAAAGCCAGGCACTCTTGTGTGACCCATCCCAACGCGGTCGTCTTTACCCACAGCGCGAACGATAGTATTGTAGTTACAACCATATAAGTTGACAAGATCATATAGTTGATTAAAGAACGTGACCTTGGTTGATAGGAAAGAGTTGATAGTATACTTAACGAATGAGGCCTCATATGCAGTCATCTTGTGATAGTCATTTGACTCACACGAACTGAAGATTTCGTAAATATCAATCGTCTCCATAATTGCAGACGGCGTACCACCAACAACATGGAAATCTGCAGAAACAAAATCTGCCTTAGCATTCTTCTCTGTGAGGAACTCTGGGTTATATGCAAATCGGTCTTTTTGTTCTTCGTTCATCGCAGAGTACAAACGATGCACCACATCTGGCGTAATAGTTGATTTGACAATGACCATAGCGTCTGTATAGTTCAGACACTTAATGACTGCAGTCTCAACAATAGAGGAGTTGACTGACCCGTCGTCATTAGACGGAGTCGGAGCACAAATGAAAAAACACTGCGGATGATCTTCGCGATCCATCTCTTTCAGTTCTTCTACATCTGTATTGTATTTTGGATCATATAATCTAAACTGAACAATCGGGTGAGTAAATGCATACTCTACAGCTTGTCCAACAAAACCGTGACCTACTATGCCCAACCGAAATATTTTCGGTTCTTTTGTTGGGTTACTCGGCATTAGTCACCTCGTGATATTCTTTATACCATTCATAGAATTTTGCGACACCCTCTGCGATACTCACCTTCGGTCGATACCCTAACGCCTGAAGTTTCTCTGTGTTTGACCAAGTCTCTTTGGTGTCGGCGGGATGTTTTGGTGCCAAGTTCTTGTCAGCTTCTTTGCCAGTATTCTTCTCAATTTCTGAAATAAAGTCCATCAACGGGACCTGTTCGCCGCGACCAATGTTAAAGATCTCACCGGCCGGAATATCCTTATTGTCCAAGACAATTTCAATTCCATCATTGATGTCATCAACATACGTAAAGTCGCGTTTCATATCGCCATAGTTATAAACAGTTATTTGATTACCTGCAAGAACATTCTTAGTAAAGTCAAACAACGCCATATCCGGACGACCCCAAGGACCATAGACTGTGAAGAACCGCAGACCGACAGTATTGAGACCAGACGACTGCATCTGACACTCGTTTGCCCACTTGGTATAACCATACGCGTTCAACTGTTTACCGTGTTCTTTGCCCTCCACCCATGGCACTGGTGCGCCGGCATAGATGCAAGATGTTGATGCATACAGGATACGTGTGTCTGGCATGTGTTTTTTACAAACATCAATTAGATTCTGTGTACCGTCAATATTGTTTGCGTGATAACTCTTTTCTTTGCCTAGAGAGTCTCGCACACCTGCCATTGCAGCTAAGTGGACAATAGTGTCTGGTTGAAAGTCTCGTAAAAGAGCTTCTAGTTTGATCTCATCTCGTAGGTCACATCCCCAAATATCAAGGCCGAAGTGTACCATACGATCACGTTTTAACACAGGGCTGTATAAGTGGTTGTTAAAATTGTCAATCCCCTTTACCACAAGTCCACGATCCATCAACCTCTTTGAAAGTTGAGAACCGATAAACCCTGCAGCGCCCGTAACTAATACTCGTTCCATATCAATTATTCCTGTATATAAATTCTAATGCCCTGTCCGCCTCTACGGTCAAGGGTCTATTCTCATACCAATTACCAGTCTCACTGTCAAACTCACGGCACAAATCCGAAATCTGTTTTGCGCTGATCGGATATCCCTTAGAGTATGCATTACCTGCAATCGCAATCATAATCTTGTACATCTTGGAATACCATCCCGTTTCCGTGATCTGTTGATATTCCGCACCCAACCTACGGGGCCAGAAAGGACAGTCACGATAAGACGACCATCGGTAGTCGGTGTTATTTAGACTGTCTTTACGATGCTGTATTATCGCCTTCTGCATCTCTGGCGGCAGTCTATCTAGGAAAGAATTCCCAGTCTTCTCGTGATAAGGATGTTTTGCAATCAACTCAGATGCGTTGAGGGCAGACCCACCTGAGTTAACAATAAAGAAACTATAAGCGTCCTTATACTGGCCTGGCGCATAGTACATACGTGCGAGGTCTTTAGTCTGTGGATCGCCCAACTCACCCAGTTCGGTGTTGAGGGCGTGCCAAAACGGTTTTATACGAGCATTCTCAATCTGTTCATCCAGACGGAATATAATGCGAAATTTAAGATTATCTCTTCTACACCCTGCTGTATTATAAACGACATAGTCATACTGACCATACTGACGTTGCAACCAAGTTCTTAAGGACTCAGTATCACGGCAACCGTCAATAGGGTCATCCACATCAACGCAACACCAACTACTCCAATAAAGAACAGACTTGTTACTACGCGTCGTACCCACGTCGAACACAGCAGGAGTAAGAAGAGGAGAACTGTTAGGACCACCTTTCTCTCCTGGCTTAGTGTAAGAATCACGAAGACACACCACGAAGTCCATCCACGACATAAACGTGGTACGACGATGTGTCTTGTTATCAAACTGGTTTTTAAAAATTGTTAGTTCGTATGTCATCTTATGATGTCGATATCTTCGGGATTAGTATTCCAAGTCTCAACTATCGTGCGTAGTCTACCCTCGGACTTAAGGGTCTCATAACGTTTAGACGCCTTGTTCTTCCACCACTCAATGATATTCTCAACTTCGAATCTGTCAAAGTTTTCTGCTGGTTTGAGTTCATCAGTTTTTAAATTCATGTAATCTTTAACCGACTGAGCCTCATGACCATATGTGCTATAATACGAACGCTTACGTTCTGTCAGACCCTTCGCATCAAGGAAGGTTTGACAGAACTTTTGATACGCACCATCATCCACACCTTTGAGTGAGGCCTTGATGATTGAAGCCATCTTTGTCTGTGTCTTCAGTTTACGAGATGACGCATCGGCGGGAACCAGATACTCACCCTCGTTGCGTTCCTTGAACCAGTCGTTCAGTGTTCGGAACTTGGTATCGTTGATCAACGGTGCAAAGTTACTGTCTGTCAATCCGTTGTGACGTAAGAACGGCCGCATACCATCATACATCGATGATGACTTAGAGGAACCATACAAACTAGTTGTTTCGAAAAGACATATGTTTGCATCGTACTTTTTGTTTAACGCACGACGCACTAGATGCGAACAACAAATGCCCGCCAACAGTTTACCACCAAGGTAGTTATATCCTACGGGCTGGACAGGAACAATATTAAAACCCATTATGGCAGACTTGTTAAATCTTTTCATAACATCTGGGTTCATGGTGTCAAGAGGCGCACCCAACCATTCGTTACGTGGACGCGAATTAATCGTAGGTGACCCAAAACGGATCATCCCAAATACTTGACCAGTGTTCTTCTCTTTGACGATGTAGAGAAGTTGTTTGCCTGGGATCGACGACTCGACTGGCGCGGATGTCGTGATCTCCATATATGTCATGAAGTGATCCTGACGACACTCGTATATTGAGAATTCCATGTCGTTGGGATGAATAGAGAAGTCGTCAAACAAATCCGTCTCTGGGCCCATGCCAGGCAGAGATGCTGGAAAGGTTGCCATACGATCCATTTTGATAGAACGTTGGTATTCGTCGATGCGATCGAAACTGCCAAAGAAATCAGAAAAGACATTCGCCGCATGGATTGCGTCTTGCTTAGATAGAATCATGTATTACTCCCATTACGAAACACATTATATCAAATAAAGTGTCAACTGTCAAGACACAAAAAAGGGGACTTGCGTCCCCTTGTTACTTACTGATCATCTTCAGTTGAGATGTCACAAAAGTAATTGCCCTTGCGTTGGTAAAGTGTCTCTGTGATCGGATCATACAGGACTGGTTCATCGAAAGAGTGTGCAGAACCAACAGCCGGTAGGAGTCCGTATATGCTGATACGCGAGTTACCATCACCATTCAATACAATGTTGGCATCTGACATAAAAGTATTGAACTTGTCAATGTTGTTTTTTGCAACGGTCTCGAAAGAAGTCAGAGGGTCTGTGCCAGTAAGAGTACTTGTATGCAAAACAATTCGTATCTCTGCATTTGGATTCGCTGCTGCCTTACGTAAAGCAGAAGTAAATACCTTTGAGATAGTCGAAGCAGCCGAACACATATAGATGACCTTGCCATCTTTCGAATTCTGCAACTTGAATTGCGTCATGTAGGCCTTGATCTGGAAGTGAGCCTTAGGGTTCGAAGACCACGACGCAACTGGCGTAGAAGGGTTGAACTGGTTGTAGACAGAGTAGGCGATATCGTGGCGCTTACCCTCAGTAAACCTAAAACCAATGCGTTCAGTACGTGCAAGAAGATCCTCAATGCTTAGTGGGTTAACACCTGCCTTACCTCCAGACTCTTTAAAGATAGTCGACTGAACAGTCAGTGCATCCTTTACATCTTCCATTGAGTTCGGGTTAGATGCGGGTTCCTCTTGTAGGGTCTGACCCATGTAAGAGATAGCATCCTCGACTTCCCACTCAGTTGCGCCTTCTACAGGTACGTAAATGGCAGCAATGTAGTTTTCATGACCGTTCGCTGAGAAGTACTCTTTACGTGTATCTCCGGTCAACTGAGTGTCGGTTGTACCGACACGTAGTTCCGAAGGTGGAAGTTCGGTTAACTTAAAACCCTTATCCAAAGAACGAAACACATTCTTTGGATCCTTGACACGGCCACCTTTGCGGTGATCCTGAGCAACGGTCGATTTTATGGGTTTCAGTTCGAAGTGCAAAAAGCGGATGGCTGGGTGGATTTCATCACCAAAGTGTTTTGGTTCAGATTCGGACCATAGAGTCTCGTATAACCACTCGTAGGTTTCAACATCTTGTTCGTTGAAGGTGCGTTCCTTCAGATTTATAATCCACTTCTTCTTGTTTTGGGCCTTTGTCTTCAATGTACCATCAGCGCCACGTGAAGAAGTTATATTTGTTACCTTGTTTTTTGACATTTTGTCTCTCCGATTTAGTCGTGAGTTAGTTTAGTTTCAATACACTGTCCTTTAGGGATCAGTATTTGTATATAGTACCACACTTAAAGTGTGTTTGGCAAGGGCTTTCTGATAGAAATTACATTACCATCCGGATCAGTACACACAAGTTTACCACCTTGAACGTCTTGAACCAAACCCATTGACCGTTTATGGAATCGGTATCTCCAACCGTACCACTTTGTTGGGTTACCTTCACCATAAGGCGGATCACATTCCATAAGGTCATATTGACCCGCCGTAACATCGATGATTGTATCGTTATGATTCAACCACCAATGTATATTCCCCAGTTCATCTGTACCACTATATGATATGAGATCATCTTTCTCATCACCATCAAGCATGATATACATGGCCTGAGTAGAATGATAACAATGACCAAATAAAGGATTGGTCTCGTTATCCTCTTTATATTTAGAAGACAGTAGTTCTGGTCTTAATACCTTACGTATCTCTTCAGAAACTTCATCTACTTCATCAAAGGAAATGGGAGTATAACACAAAGTCCAAGTCTTTGTCAAGCCCCACTCACCATCTTCTTTTCTGTCAAAAGATTCTCTTTTTACTGTTTTCATAATCTGATATTATACGGTAATAAATTATATATGTCAAGCGAAAAAATCTTCTAGAGTTGCAGCCGGTTCTGCAGTCCACCCAACAGCATCTAGAATAGGGGTTAATGGGTCAAGGAATGTTTTGTCAAACATTGTGTCGTAATCAATGTGTTTGTGCAGACCCAGTTCCTCCGGAAGATTTAGTGGAAACGAAACGACATTTTCTCCCAGTTTGTTTGGAACCTTCAGATAAACAAACTTAATCTTCTCGCCCTGTTTAACCGACTCATACTTGATAGACAGTCCCTGTGACTTAATCGCATTATTGAAACACAACGCACCCCGAACGTGGATAGGTGTGCCTTTCTTGTAAATCATTTCGCGGTCTGTCCACTTAATCAAGTCTGATACACCACGCGGGAAAGACACATCTTCTGGCGGCAGAGATTTAAAATCCGACTTGAAGTTGCGAATAAACGACTGTGTGTCTCCTTCGGTCCCCTCGATGATCACACGGAAGATCTGTTTAAACCTGTCACGAACAACCTGCGGCGTGGACGACTTGATCGCCTCAATACCCATCATCTTGAGTTTGGGTTCAGCAAACTGTACGCCCTCCGAATTGTGGACGTTGAGGATATATCTCTTCTTGGCCATCCAGATGCCACGATCCGCAATCACCTCTCGTTCCATGACCATACGTTGATCATACGCACCTGTCACATCAGCAAGTTGTTGATAGGCCTTGTTTAGAACTGGCTCAAAGTGATCGTTGCAGATGTTATCCAGAAACTTTACAGGATTCTTGGGACTGAACTTATCAACAAGACCCCCCATTCTAATATAAACAGAATCGGTGTCAATTGCCACAACATAGTCTTCATCGGTCCCCAGTATCTTCTGCATCTCATTGTTTACAGCTCTCTCCGCCCATTTAATCACCAACTGACCAGCAGCAGTAATTGACTCGGCGACTCTCTGATCAAAGTAACGGAACCACTTGTTACCCAATGCACCATAAAGAGAGTTCATCAAAATCTTAATGGCCATCTGTTGGTTGTTAAGAGAGGCAATTCGGTACTCTAATTGTTTAGAGGGATTCTTCTGCAGTTCTTTCTCGGCATCTAACATCTCGCGTTTTATCACTTTACGTTCGGCCGAGTATTGTTCAATAATTGTAGGGACAACACCTTTGCGATCGTGGGAGAATCGGACCCCCGTAGGCGCAAGGGAGAACCCTTCACCGTCAATGACACAACTACCATCCAAGAAACTATCCACACTTGCCCTCACGTCCAGACCATCTATAACGGTCTCTGGCGACATGTTGTACTGTACGATGATGTTTGGATATAGAGAGTTTAAGTCAAAAGAGGTGACCCAGTCGTGCGAACCTACCTGCGGATCTTTTACATAACCGCCGGGATATGGTGTTTTAGGTTTCTCCGTCTTGGGGGGCACAACAATCTTTTGTTCTGTCAACATACGATAGATGATGCAGTCCCAGATATTAGTAGTGCCCAGAGTGTCGTTATAGTTCACTCCTGCCTTATAAGCCATCGTGAGGATCAGTGAGATCAGATCAAGTTTCTCATCAATCTTATGTACCAACTCCACGTCTTTAATGTTATAGTCAATGAACTTTTGATAGTCCTCTTTATACAAAGTGAAAAGGTTACCATGTTCTTCGTAAGAGAGTTTGCGTTCTCCAAGAACAACGTGCGCAATGTGGTCAAGACGATACGATTCTTGTTGGCCTAAAGTGTTGTAAGTAAACTTCCGAAAGACCTCAAGATAATCCAGTTGTTCAACGCCTTCAATGATGTATTCTTGATTCTCCTTGCCATTAATCTTGGTCTTACGTTCACGCACTGCGCCCCAAGGCGAGAGTCGTTTTAGTAACGTGTCGTCACCAAATAGTTTAACACAACGGTTGATGATGTAAGGCATATCAAAGAATCGGGTGTTCCACCCAGTGATGACATCGGGAGAGTAACGCTGGAAGTGATCTACGAACTTGCGGACCAGATCAATCTCATTGTCGCACTTGATGAACAGAACATCCTCACGCGTAGGCGTGTAGTCATTAAGACCCCAGACCCAGTAGTTACCATCGTTCTTACGAATGGCGATTGAGATAATTGGGTGCGCAGCTTCAGCCGGTTCGGGGAACCCTTGATCGGACGCCACCTCAATATCAATATTTAAAACGCGGACCAAGTCGCGGTCATACTTGATCTTATTAGGAAAATTCTCTGCAATAAATTGTGCAGTATAATTGGTGTTTCCATAAACTTTGAAGTTGGAGACATCAGCATATTTTTTGTTAAACTCTGTCGCCTCTGGCATAGAGTCAAACTGTACTTCTACAACAGAAGTGCCCTCCAGAGTTTTCCACTCAGATGGGCTGTCGCCGGTCACGTAAAGTTTGGGTTTAAATGGAATGCGCAACTTGACTTGCTTGCCGTTGTCATATCCACGATAAAGAATGTTGCTGCCCATACGCAGCACAGAGGTATAAAATTTAGTCATGTGGTGAATTATACACCCAAATTATGCGTATGTCAATCAATAACGTGAAAAAATTTATGTCTATTCCAAGGTTCCTGTATCTTTTTATCACTATATCCATGATGATCCTGTGTGACTGAAAGGCGTTTTGAAATCACCTGTGTCGTCGGTGTAGGGATTCCTGTCATATGACGATCAGGATAATTAAAATAAATCCCGATATCTCGACCAACACCTATAGTATCACATTTGGTCCAAGGATGTAAAGCGGTATTTTTGATTCCATAATAATTAATTTCTGGTAGTTCTAGATGACGTGTAGTGTATGTTCTGAAAAGACGTTGCATCACACAATAGGGCCCACAGTTGATAGGAAATGCATTGTTCAAGAGCATGTGGTATCCCCAGTGCGCAAATCTTTGATCCATGCAATACATACCCATGAACAGTCCTATATTCGCGTAGAGCGTGTTCTCTGCGTACTCAGCGAGTAGTTTAAAGGATTCATACCTCTCTTCCACCAACCAAGTGTCATGTTCCATGATCCAGAACTTTTCTTCTGACTCGCCCTGTTGGCGCATCAAATCCCAGTGAGAACACATCCCAGCCTTCTCTGTAGGGGAGTGGTCATCTTTTTCTTTGCCTGATAATGTGTCTAAAGTCATAAGACTTTTAGACCAAACATACTTATCTACATGTTCTTGAAACGTATCAGATTGTGGGGTGATTGCGTCAAAGGTTTCAATAGAGTCGATGTAACCTTCGTCGATAGCGCGTTGGAAAGACTGACGGGAGAGTTCTGCGTACTCTTCAGACCGTTCGTCTCCTTTCATAACTATTTGTATTGCTTTCATATGACTCACAAAAAAGGGGGATGTTACTCCCCCTTATTTATTACATTAGTTGTTGGACACAGACGGCTACCACGAATACACTTGATAGTCCTGCGAACATCCAACCCATCTCCTCTAACCTAGAGTTGGCTCGGTTGCTCTTCTCCATTGTTGCTCTCCTCGTTTAAAAGTTGCGGGGTCGATTGATAAGTGACACCCGAATTAATTGTTACTTTACGAGGCTTCTGACTTTCAGGGATTATTACCTCCAATTGGATGGCAAGTAACCCGTTCCTGAAATCAGCTCCCATTACTTCAACATACTCCGACAGACGGAACTGACGTTCAAATCTCTTCGTCGAAATGCCTTTATGAATATACTCTCTAGTGTCGTTTACAGACCCTCGAATGCTAAGTGTACGGTTCTTTACTTCGATCTCGAGTTCGTCTTCCGTGAATCCGGCGACTGCTAACTCGATTAGGTATTGATCCTCTCCCGTCTTTAGAATGTTATGCGGGGGGAACGTATCACCCGAGTGTCGTGCGACTCTATCCAATTCGTCGATCATAGTATCAAATCCGACGAATGCTGAACGTGGGAACAGTTGTTTTGCTGTTAATGTCATGTTGTGACTCCTTAAAATTAAGCAAGTTTAAAAAGAGTGCCCGAAACATTCGGCACACTCGTTACTATATATACGAGTTATGATACTAAAAGTAACATATAATTTGTGAATATGTCACGCAAAAGGATCATAGTCGTCATCATCTATCTCTATAATAGGGACAGAATCATCAACCAACACAACCCTTTCATTTTCGATCATGTCGATGATTTCTTTTGTGACCTTGATGTCCATTTCTATGAACGCTTGCTTCTGCAAGCACATGTCCAAGTGTCTGTAATAAAAATCTAATTCTTTTTCTTTCTCTAATTTCTTTTTAGCTACTTCAGAAAACGAAACAATGTTGTTTTTGTTATCTGTCATATCTTGTCCTTAGTAGTACATTGACGGATCTGGGCTTCCTTCTACCCCGAATGAGAATGATACTCGCGAAACTTTAGGAAACACTTGATGGTGAGTTCCTCTAGGCAAATACACATACATGCCTGGCTCAAAGTCAAACGGTTCATTATTGTTTATGCCTTCTACTTTTAGACCGACCGTACTAATAACCTGAACTAAGAACACATCCATAGAATCTTTGTGCCATGGATAAGATCCGCTTGCACGACCAAAACCACTAAACGCAATGTTCGTGATTTTGTTTGCGTGAAGCGCGAAGACATCCTGCATTTCTTCATAGATCTTTTTCGCAAAGTCCGGTGCACTACCGCGACTATGAAACGAATTTAATCCTATACGCATTTTGTCTGAGTTGCGATCGTAGAGATCATTCGGATGCGAGTCCATCATTTGCATGTACTCATTCCAATTATAGGTCTCTTCCATATCAAACGGCAAGTTTCCTATGAATGGTGTTTTGGTCCGAATGTTCTCATCACGATCGTCAAAAATACCATAATATTCTGACATTATCAGTTGTTTCCAATATTATACTTCGGTTGCAAGTTCCAGTTGGACTTGTCTTTGTATGAGATGATCTTGATCTGTCTCATCGGAGCACAGTCAAGTGCAACGTCTTTATTAACTATTGCAACTAAGCCCCAATCTGCAAGCAGAGTGGCGATAGTGTTACGTCGTTCCATGTCTGAAACTTCTAGATTAGATTTCTTGCCGTCCAACAAGAACAACTCCTTAAAATGGACGATAAAGTACCTACCCTGCTTGTGCAAGATATGGCATGATTGGAATAGGGTATTATCTCTACGCGAAGCAACCCCTATACGCGTTAGTGTTTCTCTGACCTTTAAAAAGTCATCTGGTTCTGCCAACGTGATTTCTAACATCATGTCGGAGTTCCATTGAACTAGATTATTCTCTTCCACCTCTGGATACCTTATTTTTGATAGTTTTTATTTGTGATTCTGTCAAGAGCCCAATAATTTGTTTCGCTTTTGATTCACTATACCCAAAATATTCCTTAATACACTCCAAGTCGTCTCGTTGTTCAGGCTTATCCCATTTAGAGAATCGTTTCTTCTTACGTACAATATTTATAAGAAAGTCGTATTGCATCTTCGCATCTAGATGATGTAATCTGTTCATTTCATTCGACATAATTACAGTATCTGGAAAATATGATAAAGACCTGTTTACGAGAAACGAGTTATATTTAGTCTCCACGTCCTCATCTTTGTCCATAAGATTAATTTTTGTGTTATTAATACTGGTCACAAACTCAAATGGACTCATGCTTTGATCTCTACGTTTGCCATACATTCAGTGAGACAAGCAACTAAATTCAACTCATGGTCCGCAACAAACGCATTCTTGTACTGATAGTCAGCCAGAATGAGAACCAACTGAGGTATACTATTCGGGTCAACATGATCATACATCCTATCATATAAACCACGAAATATCGCCGTGGGTTCTAGATCAAGATTGTTGACAACCCAAGATCGCATCTTCTTAAAGTTTTTGTCGCGTAAAGAAGTAAACAACTGCGTGTATGTGTCGGAGATATCGGTCTGTTTATCGGGAACGGTGTTGAGTGTTCCTGATATTGTTCCGCGCTGACATTCATTAAGAACACGTCGCCAGTCTGGAGCATGTTTCATAATGATCTGCGCAACGACCGATTTCTCATACTCAACGTTTTCAGATTTTAGAATATCAACAACCCGTGACATGAAGTCGCCACAGAGCTCCGGAAGATCAGTCTTACTAAAGTTAAACGAATACTTGGAACATCGCGAGTGGAGAGGTTCAATAATACGATTCTCAAAGTTGCACGTCATAATGAAACGACAGTTCTTTGAGAACTCTTCAATAAACCCACGCAACGCGGGCTGTGTGGACTGTGGATTGAGATAGTCCGCCTCATCTAGGATAACAACCTTGTACCCACCAGACAGGGACACCGAAGAGGCAAACTGCTTGATCTTCCCGCGTAGGGTGTCAATATTGCCTTCTTCTGATCCGTTGATTACGATGTAGTCAAGATCCAACTCATCACAGATAGCTTTGGCAACAGTAGTTTTACCCGTACCTGCACTCCCTGCAAACATCATATTAGGCAGTTCTCCGCCTTTAACGATGTTTTGAAAAGTTGTTTTTAACTCCGCAGGCAGAATAGTCTGCGACACAGCGGTGGGACGGTATTTTTCAACCCAGAGAAATTCATTACTCATTCGTACCTCATAATATAATAAAAGTTGTAGGGAGTATTATACTACATTTCTCCCTTCAAGTAAACCTCTCGCATAATTTATTTATGCGATTACAGTTAATAATGTCAATTAATTTTTACAATGTGAACAATCAATAAAGATTATATGCGTTCATCCGCATAAGCGTGATTGACTTTGGCGTGGTGCATTTCATCACGACGGACACAAACAATCATATCAGAGAGCATTGCACCCTCTTCAAGATCTACGTAATAGTCAATGGCAATTTGTGGGGCAGGAACATCCTCAATCTCCCCTGCAGATATTAGTGCCAAGTAACTGGTGTAACTATTTACAGCCTCTTCTTCAAAGTACCCAGTCATGCGATGCGCAGTACGGGGAAACAACATATACATCAAAAGATAATAATGCCAGAAGATAAACTGAACAAAAATAATGAGAACCCTCTCTAGAACAGAAGGATGAACTATTTCCATAAAGAACATTAAGTGCTTGCGTTCATTAGTGGCTTCGTCTAACAGTTCTTGGATCTTGGTGCCGTTACCCTTCTGTAGTCTGCGTAGACTATACAAGTGGGTTAACATTCCGCCAACCATGCCCGGCACTCCAGCAACTGTCTCTAAAATGAGAGCGCGTTTGCCATAGTTTCGCCGGAAGAACGTGTCTGCAAAAAACCTAAAGAAAGAGGTCATTGATCTTGCAAACACATCTGACATTTTTGTAGTGATATTCACGGAATCTCCAAAGATGGTGCCGCCACCACGAATCGAACGCGGGACCTACTGATTACAAGTCAGTTGCTCTACCAGCTGAGCTATAGCGGCATGTTCTGTTTCAGTTTTTCCTTACTTCTTTCTGTAAGGGACCTTACTATGTATATGCGAGTGAACGCTACAAACGATATTCCAACAGTAAGAATTGTGGACAGAGTTAAAGGATCCGTAATTCCCCACTTAACAACCGCTAGCCAGGTGTAGAAGATGTTAAGTGGGTAATTGATGACCGTCCCAAGAGCAACGTGGATAGACGTTTCTTTTGCAATCAGGGGATCATATAGTTTCATAAAAAAAGGGGTTCGTGGGTATATAAACATTATAAAAAAATCATTCGCAGGCAACAGGTCACCCACGAACCCAAACTGGTTACTTGGCAGATTCTTCTGCCTGTTGTTGCGTGAGAGTCTCGTAAAGAGCCACAACCTGAATTGCTTGGTCACGCAACTGTCCGATAGTAGTGAGTTCTTCACCTTTGAAACCACCACGAGTGACGACGGTATCTACAACCGCGACACAGGAACGTGACACGCGATTTGCAAGTTCGTTAAATGTTGTTTGTTCTTCAGTCATGTTAAGCTCCGTATGTTGATGACTTTTCAAGTGCAATGAAATATTGCGTGTTAGAATTAATTGATCGGAAGTGTGAGATCAACTTAGTTGAGACCGACACCTCATAGTCTTCTCCCAACAACTTCATGTTACCCACACCCATAACAAAGTTGAAGTCTGCGTCCACAGGGAACTGACCTTCAACCAAGATAGAGTATGAGTTTGATGTGGAATCGTTGGTATCGATCACAGACACTTCAATAGAGTTCCCATTGGGACGGATTGATATGTTGTCATATCCAAGAGCAGACGACGCACGTTTGATCTTACTTAGTGTCTCGTTTGTGAGTATAAATTTGACCTCACACTCAGGCATCACGATATCTTTCTTGGGTGCAGAAAGCATCTCTGGATCAGAGTAGAAGTACTTAACCGAAGAAAGGCCACTGCCGTCCGAAACGGTACAGAAGTGTTCGCCAAAAGTAATTGATGGATTGTCTACCAGAGACAACACAGACAAGAACTCAGACAAATCATAGATACCAAATGTGTTTGGAAAGTCCTCTTCGATCTCAGCGCGAGATACGATGTTCTTTGCGATAGACATGGTCTTCAAGACGTTTCCGCCATTGACAACAATGTTTGGATTGATAGTCGAGAAGTTTCGCAAGATCTCGACCGTGCGACTAGATAGTTCCATTAGATGTTTCCTCAGTTGATATGTTGCACATTATATAACATTCTATACCCACTTGTCAAGTGGTCTCTCTCATACGACTGAAATTTTTATCCTTTACGAACGACAACTTTCGTTCGAAGTGGGCATCTTCAAGCTCAGTCTTGTGTGAGATTACAAACACATTGGTGTCTTCTTTTAATGTGTCAATAATCTTCATAAGGTTGTCGACACCCTCCCCATCGAGAGACGAATCAAAAGTCTCATCAAGGATCAACAGGTTAGTCGACACAGAATTTTTCATCTTGGCAATCTGTCGCCAAGTGAACAAAAGAGATAGGTCAATACGTTGCTTCTCCCCTTCTGAGAAAGAATCGTAAGAGAAGGTGTCGCGGTAACGAGACCGGATAGTCTCAGTGAAACTATCATCCAACTCAAAGTGAACAAAGAAGTCTAGGATTTGCAAGTACTTGTTAGTCAGTTCGTTGATGACCGGAATATACTGACGAATGATTTTAGTCTTAATACCCGTATCACGCAACAACTCACTGGCAATGCGGTTATAAGATGAACGCTCGGTCAGTTTAAATTTGTTGTCTGTGAGATCGTGCAACTCAGAATCTAGTTCAGTAAGGTCTGCGTTTGCTTGTCCCATGTCTCCATCACTGTTAGACATCTGAGAAAGGTCAGACTGAATCTTTTGGACATTTTGAGTCAATCGTGAAACCAGTTGCATATTGTTATTCATAACATTCTGCTTGTGGGCTAATTCCGACATCTCAGACTCTAGTCTCTCAATGTTTTCTTGGTACTCTAGTAGTTGTTTATCAGCCTCTGACATTAAACCCTTGAGTTCTTTGGCGCGATCAGTCGCAGCGGACTTTTTAGATTGTCGCAACTCATCACCAATGTCTTGATCACAGGTCGGGCAGTGTTCATGTTGATCAAAGAACTTTGCGTCTTTAACCACAGATTTTACCTGAGTATCAAACTGTGTACGATACTTTTCTAGTTTTTGTTTATTGGTACGGATTTTGCACAGTTCATCTTGCACAGAAGGTAACAAATTATTGACGGTCTCTGACAGTTCTGCCGTCGCTTCGTTGAGTGTAGCGATATCGTCATTAAGACCCCGAATCTCTGACTCTTTCTCTTTACGTTGTTGCGTATTGATAGCAGTCAGATCACGAATGTATTTCTTCTGTGCGTTGATCTTGGTCTTTACAACTTCTATAGAATGGTTGTTGTTCTCGAGCTCGCCTTTGAGGAGAGAGGTTTTCTCCTTGAGTATCACATTCATTTTAGAAAATATGTTAATATCAAGAAGGTCTTCTATCACGTCACGCCGAGAGGTTGAGTTGAGTTGCATGAACGGGATAAACGACGACGAGCCGAGAACAACAATTTGGTGGAAACTCTTGTGAGACATTTGTAAGATGTTCTTCTCAAGAATCTCTTGATACTCTCGTGAGTGAGAACTCTGGTTGATCATAGTACCATCTTTCCAGATTTCAAACTTCGCGGGTTTAATACCACGCACGATACGGTATCCAATACCGTTGACAGTAAAGGTCACTTCCGACAAACAATCTTTATTGTTGATTGTGTTGATTAACTGGTTCTTAGTAATCTTACGATGTGCCTTACCGAACAACGCAAACGACAGTGCGTCTAGCATTGTGGACTTACCCGCACCGTTCTCACCGACAATGAGATTGGTCGAGCAGTCAAGGAAATTAATTTCGTTAAAATAGTTACCCGTCGAAAGAAAGTTCTTCCAACGCAATGTTTCAAATCTAATCATGCAATTTCTACGGCCTGCGCCTCTACCATCAATTCGGACACAACACTTTTAATGCGGTCCTTGTCTAAATCAGTTTCGACTTCTTGTATGTAATTATAGATTAAAGTTTCCGTGTCGTCAACCCTTAAATCTTCGTCTGAGACATTTTCACCACGAAACTCACGGAAGTCTTCGGCAATCTTCAACTCATGAACTTTCTGTTGTTGAATGCGTTCTACATATCGTTCAAACTTCTGTAGGTCGGATCGGTTGGACACTATCAGTTTAACAAACTTGCCGTCAAGATATGATAAGTCTTCGAAATACTTAACCGTGTCCTCATCATAATAGATCTTGTGGAAGATAGTCACGTCATTCTGCACAGGCGTCAGTTCACGCGTTTCTGTGTCATAGATGTGGAAATACTTGGGGTCGTGCGCATCGTTCCAGAAGAACTCCATCTGCGCGCCTAGGTAGTGTATATTACCCTTGCTTGACTTGGTGTGAAAGTGTCCGGACAGAACTGTCTCAAACTTCTGCAGTGGTTTGGGGTCCATACCCTCTTTACAAACCAGACCCTTGTCCATCTCAAACCCTGCGAGCTCGAAGTGGCCACCGATCACATCGGCGCCACAGTTGTCCAAGAAAGTCATTACCTCTTTCTCATTCTCTGGACAGATCCAAGGCACAAGACCAAACTTAACACCGTCGTACTCACGAACGATCGGGTCCATAAGAATATCGACCTCGTTCATGTAATGACCCATCAACTCTTTGAGGGAGTTCAAACCATTGGTGTTTTTGTAATACACATCGTGGTTGCCGGGAATGATGTCCATGTGAATATTATAGTCACGCAGCTTGTCTAAAAAGATTCTACGATTGTGACTAAGCGCCTTGAGGTTGACCGTCTTACGATTATCGTAATAGTCACCTAAGTGAAGGATCTGCGAGATGTTATTCTCAAGCAGATAAGGAAAGAACACCTCAACGTAGAAACGTTCTTGGTAATCCATAAAAATTTCAGATGAATTGCGACACCCGCAGTGGGTGTCATTCAATATAGCGATCTTCATAAACTCTCAGTAATTGGAGCGGGATGTAGGGATTTCACCTACTACAGTAAGGGGTACTCACTGTCTCCATAACGAACTCCCGCATTAAACTTTTACTAATTTAGACACACATTATACTATAGTATAGGAGTCATGTCAAGTTAATCTTCCATCCATTCTGATAAGTCTGAGTCTACATTTACCGCACGACGGCGACGTTGTTTTTCTTCCTTCACATACTCTTTGAACTCATGATCTGCAGACTTTACTGCGTCAATGCGCATACGCAAAGAGTCAATGAAAGGAGATGCTTGTTGAGCTGTATATCCATCTTCCTCAAGTGATTCAGCCAAGAAGTCCATAACATCCGCTTCGGCAATATACTTGAGTTTGATGTTCTGTTGTTTTTTCTCTTTCTCTATTCTACGAAGAAACGCGAACCACGAGATCTGCGTAAAGTAAGCGAACGCATTTGGTTTGCCACTACGAGTTGCGGCCTCTATATTATAGTTCTCAATCGCTTTGAGCATATTCTCAACAGCGTCCATAACCATTTCTTCACGATAAGTGTATCGCACAAAGTTCCCCTTGTGAGAGAGACCTTCTGCAATCTTAAGAAAACAAGATGCGATATAATCCGGAACAACAGGTACGGATTTTTCACTAGACTTGGCTTCTCGGACTTCAGTGCAGTACTCCACCACTGCATTTGAGAAATCTCTATTACTTACGTAATGTGGTTTTTCTTTTGGTTTCATAATATACAACTCGATTAATTAAGGTGACATTATACTATAATCTACACTGTTTGTCAATGCACTTGACAGATCGCATTTTATAGTGTATAATATCTCTGTTGTCGAGGGAGGATAATATACTAATTAATTGTCATCCCTGTGGTGTCCGAATCAATGCCTTCTTCAGACAAATTCAAATTCATTTCATCAAGGAAATCATCCAGAGACAAAGAATCATTAAAGTCATCTTCTAACTGTTGGGCCTCATCCTCTTCTAGATATGCAGCCATTTCCTTTAATGCGTTTCCATACTGATTTACCATTTCTTCAGTAGGGACAGCAATAGACATTACTTTATCCGTAAATATCATTATCACATTCATCGGTGAGTCTTGATACACCATATATGTTTTAAAAGCAAAAAACTTAGATCCATCATTCATTGTTTTGGCAGTGAGACTTAGTGCATTACGCACTATGAAAGATTCTTTCATCTCACTAATTAACTCACAAATAAGTTCCTCACCCGTTACTAATTTCAAATGTTTAATCGAAGAGTTCGTCTCCATATTCTTCTACTCTTATGGGTTTAAGGTCAATAGGATAGATCTTATAATCAAATCCTTCTTTAGTATATATCTTGATTCTTTCAGCGCTATGCTTCAGGGTAAAATTCTTATGAGATTTGACATGGAGATCGTCAGCGATATCAATAAGCCTAGTACTCCTACCGTTGTCAGACTGACGAAGGCCACGACCAATTGATTGGAGGACTTTGACTTGAGATTTGGACGGTGTCGCAAATATAATATTATGAAGGTTGCGGATGTTGATGCCAGTGCTGAAAGTGCCAAGAGAAGCGACAATAATAGCGTCATTTTCTTTTTCTACGATTCCTCGTATTTGTTCGCGATCAGTAGCGTCCACTTCCCCAGATACGTAAAATACTTTACGGTCTTCAGCAGCCAACTTTCTGATCATATCGTATAATACCTTTCCATGTTTCTCTACAAATTGAAACATTACTAGGGTATTCCCTGTTTGATCCAACGCAATTTTGCTGATAAACTTATTGCGTGGTTCATATGTGACAATGTAATCAAGTTCTTCTTGATAACTTTTGTCTTTCATCATGTGACAGATATCGTTGTGGTATCTTAACAACAAGATTGAGATGTCCAACTCTGCCAGTTCTTTTGACTTTTGCAGTTCCACCGTGCGGGTAACAGTGAGTGTTGGACCAAATAGTCCTTCTAAGACCAGTTTGTTTGTTTCGGTACCGTCAAGGGTACCAGTGAGACCAAATCTGTATTTGGCGTTGATGCATTTGTCCATCATGGTAGTGAGAGACTTTGCTTTGAATAGATGCACCTCATCGCCAAAGACAGTTCCGAACTGTTCAAACCACTCTTTGCCGAACTTATAGATAGATTGCCATGTTGAGATGATAATGCGTTTGTCGGTATTCTTTTCTTTACCTGAGTAGATACGATGACAGAATTCATCTACATCATATCCGTAATCTGAGAAGTCCTTGTACATTTGTTCTACAAGTGATGTGGTAGGAACGACTACCAGAATTTTTTCATCAGTGACCTCAAAACAGTACCGAAGAAGATTATATATGATAAATGACTTGCCGCTACCAGTAGGACTAAGTAAAATACAGCGTCGGTGCTCAACGCCGTGTGAAATAGCTTTGTACTGATAGTCTCTAGGCTTGAATGGTGCATCAAGAACAGATAAAAACTCAACCAAAGCAGGGTGATCGATGTCTTCTCTAAACGACGGAATTCCATACGTTTCATGTTCAAGTATCTCTAACTGGTAAAATCTGTCCGCACAAAAACGGCGCAGATGTTGGTACAATCCTACATTCATTTGTTTCGACACTATGTTGTAGAGTTTAACCCTACCGTCCCAGTGTCGAGATTTATATGCTGGCATATATTTATAGCCAGGCACGAAGAAAGAGAAATACTCCCTCAATTCGTTTTCTTGTGCCGGATGAGCTTCCACCATAAAGTGTGAATGGTCTTTCATCCGAATTCGTATTTTATTATCCACCAGATTCAAACTTTCTATAGTCGATCATGTTCTTGATCGTAGAATGTCTCCACTTCAAAACATTTAATATATCCGTTAAAGTATCTATCTGTATCTTTAACATAGATATTCTCTCTACTGACTTCTGTATCTCTGGATCAGCGTCATAGTAGTAGTCCATTTCCCCCTTCAGAATTTTAAGACCATTGAATGGATCTGGTTCCCAGCCCTTATCCATGATCTCTTTCTGATCCATTTTACCATTATAGTATAACCACTTTTGTTTTAATAGTGTCTTCTGTGAAGTCTCTGCTCGTTGCAGTGACAACTTACTAATGGTAAGGTACTCTAGATATTTTGCATGTAAGTTGGGCGTTCTCCTTGATGTCTCATCTAACTGGTGGATTGGAATGTGAGAATCTTCTTCCCACTCTTTTAAAATGCCTTCAATATTAATCATGTAAAAACTCTTGCGGATAAAACGTATAGTATATCACGTATGGGTGATGTAGTCAATACAATCTTTCCAATAATCTTCATTGTGACCTAAGACGTAGCTCAATGTCATACGGTAACAGTTGGTTCTCGCGGCGTGATACACCACTTGATCTGATCCGTACTCACCAAAATATCCTGCCTTTAGTTGCCACCCCCGTTCATCTTGAATCGTAATAACCGCTTGCGTTTCTGGATCGACATATTTGAACCATCCGTCTCCTTCTTCTGACCAAGTAAAAATCAGATTGAAGGCAGACGCATTCGCGTTATTGTGCCACCCAATAAACCCGTTCGGCGGATATAGAGTAGATAACGCACTTGTTTCCAAACCAAGTTCTGTCTTCATTTTACCGTCAAGATGGGACCATGTCTTTGCATACTCTTCAGGATGCGTCCCACGATAAAACTCAACCTTGATAGGATGACACACAGAGTTCTCTGCCGCACCCAGATGTCGTTCTCCCATATTCATTATACGACGCATTTCATTTTCGCCTGTATAATGATCAGCCATCCCTGCTTGATCTGATCTCAGTACAAGGTTGGTCTTTTCTGGTTGGTAGAGTTCACGATAAGTGTACCGAAACTCTTCTAACAGATCAAGAACATTCCTATTCTTGATCTCGTATTTTGAAAGGGTCATTTAGTCGTTATCTACCAAAATAATATCAAATGTTGCTGACACTTGTGTTTGTTGTCCAGCCACGACATCTACTTTGATGTCAGTCATTTCTGGAACGACTAATGGTACTGGGTATTCAATATCCAGACTTTGACCGCCCGCAGCATTTAAGTTTGCTTTGATTCGGAATACACCGCCGTCAGTAACTTCACGACAAAACAAACGATATGTCATACGCGAGTTAGTGGATGCTTTGTCGGAACCCAAGTGAAGACCCAGTATGTAACCAGTCTTACCGGCAGGTACTGTGTATGTTGACATCAAAGTCTGACCTAGACCAGCAAGAATCTTGGCCGCGAGATCACCGCCTTGATTAATTGTAACATCACTTGCGTTGGTAGTAGTAGACATCTTGCATCGGAACACACGAGAGAAAGTTAGAACACCTGTTGCGCCGATAGCAATCGTCTCACTCTGTAGATTGTAGTCCGCATCTAGACCGTCAACGATCACATCTTCACCAACCTCTGTTAGAGAAGATATGGAAACTAGACCAGCATCTGGGTATGGGTATGCAACATCGCCGTCATTACCGTCCCAAACAGTTCCTTCTGTCACGTCTCCGTTAGTCGCACCAAACTTGTTGATATGTGCGTAACCAGATACATCACCGGCTGCGATTGAAATATTACTTGCCGCGCCAGAGGTGTTTAGGATGTTACCGTCTTTGTCGGCAATCATTACGACTTCGTGGATATCGTTGCGAGTTCCACCACCTAAATGTATGCCTCTCCTTGCGCTATATTGTGCCATTATGACCTCCTTAAACTAATTCAAATTCTGTAAATCTAAATGTCACATCAAAGGATATGTATGCCACATCGCCTTGAGTCGACGTAAACTCAATAGAACCCAACTGTGTTGGTATAGCGTTCTTATATCGAATCTTGCCACACGAGTTGTTATGACTATTGAGAATGATAACGGTCACATCATGATTCACAGTCTCGCCTTTGTTATAGACACATTGTTCTAACCAAGTCTGCATTTCTTTATATGCAGAAAGATCTTCGTCAAGAATTAGTGTTAAGGACAAATCGCCGTAATTGATAGTGTCTCCAGAAACCGGAAACCCTTGAATTCTAGGTATACCAATTTCTACAGCATTAACTGTAGAGCCGGGATGTGTAACAGACTGTGAAAAGAACTCAAGGTTTGCATACTGTTCTCGTTCTATTACAATACGAAATCCTGACGGTTGCAAAAAGTTCTTGTTGTTAGTTAAACTCATAATAAGTCCTCGTTATCACTTTATTTATACGCATAAAAAAAGGGAGTCCGAAGACTCCCCAAAATGACTAGTAGACTAGTTCTTTTTATTAAACACCTGCGCGATCAAGAATATTGTCGACGCGGAAGATGCGGTAGTATGTGTTCAAACCAGTTGTCGCAGAGATGTCACGTGAAGATCCATCTAGTGTGCCGATGAATGGGTTCGCAGCCATACCATAACGAGTCTTAAACCCGATACGTGGTTGGAAATCATTCTCGCCAACTGCCTTGACCATCTGTAGTGGTACATATGGGCAATAGAACATACCAGCGTCATATGGGTTAGTACCCTTATAACCTACTGTACAGTAGTTGATGTCTGCGTATGGATCGATGAATACGCGCATACGACCGTTTAGAGTACCAGCGAATGTGTTACCAGTATCATCTACTGATAGACCAGCGCCTGGAGTGTAGTCCAACTGACCAGAAGCTGCAAGTGCAGTAGCAACGTCAGATGAACATACGATGATGTTACCCTTACCGCGACGTGTGTCTTTCGCGATACGGTTTGCTTCGCGTTCGATCTGCATTGCTAGACCTTTGAACTTCTCCGCAGACCAACGACCATCAGCGTCTGTCGATAGATCGAAGATGCCTGGGTTAGTAACGTTTGAAGACTCTTGTAGACCAAGTTTAGCCTGCAAGTTGATTGTACGAACGATTTCGCGGTTGATTTCAGCAAGAATCTCTGTAGACAGAATGTTTGCTAGTTCTGTCTCTGCGTCTAGACCGTGGATTGCCTTTAGGTCTTGCGCTAGTTCTAGTGAGTACTCAGCCTTTAGTGCACGTGACTTTGCAGTGACGGCTGTCTTCTCGATTGAGAAACCCATCTCTTGGAAAGCACCTGTGTCACGACCTAGACCTTCTGCCGCAGCAGTTGACATTGGACGACCTACTGCATCAACAACAGTGAAAGTATCTGAGTCTCCACCGAAACCAGAAGCTTGTGTAGTTGGTGCATCACCAGCGTTATCAAATCCGCTTGAGTATGGTGGTACAGCGCCTGGCTTACCACCAGAGAATCCAGTACTTGGCTCGTCTAGACCCAATGCTTCTGGTCCGTCCATACCGTTGTACTTTGACTTCATCGCGAAGATTAGACCAGTTGGGCCAGACATTGGCTGGACACCACATAGGTCATATGCCATTAGGTTTGGCATTGCGCGACGTACTAGTGAGATTAGGATTGGATCCCAGTTAGCAACGCCTGCATTACCGACGCTGTTAGTTGGACCAGTTTCTGTTAGAAAACCACCCATTGCAGCACGCTCTTCTGAAAGTGCCTTCTCTTGGTTTTCTAGGATAGCAGCTGTAACTGCCTTACGGTGATGATCGGTGATTTGACCAGCAGACTCTTCATTAAGTACTGGCGCCCACTTCTCAATCAATTGATCGAATGAATTGTTCATTGTTAGATTCCTTATTTCTTAGAGGTTTTACGTAGAGCGCTCAAGTATCCTTCCATAGATTGTGATACTTCTACTTCTTCTTCAGCTTCTTCTGAAGCTGACTCTTCAAGTTGCTCTGGAATTTCTTTTGAGAAGTATGATTCTTTAACTGTATTCACTTTAGTAACGAATGATTCTTCGTTCTCAAAATCAACACTGTTTAGAAGATCTGCTAACTTCTCCGCTTGTGTGTCTGCCAAATCACGAGATGCTTCAGCGATAATCGCTTCACGCTTATAATTTTCTAGTTCTTCAGCAAGTGAAATTGCATCACCAGTAGTTGAGTTTAGACGTTCTTCTAAATCTTCTACTTGTCCTGCAAGTTCATCAACTAGGTCTACCTTAGACTCTGGAACTTCAACGTAAGACTCTACGAATAGATCACGCATTCCGTTCATGAACCCTTCAGCGATTTCAGTACGTAGACCGTTCTGAATTGCCAACTTGTTCTCTTCCATCCAAGATTCAACCACGTAGTTTAGGTATGAATCAACTTTACCGACTAGGTCGGTTTTGATTGTTTCGACTTCTTCAGCAAGCTCTTCAGCATACTGCTCTTCTAGTCGAGTTACTTCTTCAGAAAGCTTAGACTTAACTGCAGACTCAAAGATGATTGCGGTCTTTTCCTTGAACTCTTCTGATAGAGTTGCTTCACCATCAACAATTGCAGATAGTTCTGCAGATGTGTCAGCGTCTTCAACGTCATCCAGTAGTTCAACAGACTCTGCAAACAACTTGTTGTATGCATTTGTTAGGTCTTCTTTTTTCATTTTAGAAGTAGCCTTATACATGGCGTTAACCATGCCTGCCTTTGTTTTAGGCGGAGCAGTCTTTGAAGTTGCCTTCTTAGCTTTATCTACAGAGGCGATTGACTCAGGTTCATCAATAGGTTGATCTTCCTTTGCCTTGCCTTTAGTTGTAGGAGCTTTTGCTTCTTCGAGAGTTTCCTCCACGATTTCGTTTGTTTCAACATCTAGATCGCGGATTTCACCTTGATTTAAATCAGTCATAGTGACTCCTTATAGTTTAGATTTGATTAACGAGAGGAAATTCTTGAACTCACGCATTTGCACTTCAGGTTGATGTGCAATTGGTGCTTGCTTAATTTCAGTCTCTATATCTTCAATGACTTGAGGTTGAAGTACTCCATTATTCCAGACCCAGTCTACACCTTCCATAATCCCATTAACAAATGCTTCTGGTGCGCTTGGATCTTGTACGATATCTACCGTATTAAGAATAAAGTCTTCTTTGACGTACATTGCGCCATTTTTTCTCTCAAGACTTCCCATTCCACGAGTTGACACGCCTAGTTGTACACCACCTTCTAAGAGACCTTTCACAATCTTGCCCATTGGGGTGTCCAATATTTGTGCCTTTCCAACCACATCATTACCTTCCAATTTTAGGTCTGTGATGAGGTGAGAAACTTTATCAAGGTTAACGGTTGGGCCCTCTGGATGATTCAATTCACCCACGGCGCGTTTTTTGTTAACCTGTTCTTCAACGTACTTGTTTACAGCAGATTCCATAATCTGTTTTGGGTAAACACGTCCGTTACGATTCTTTTGTTCTGCCTGTGCAAATACACCTTCAATAACAAAATTCTTGCCGCCATCTTCTTTGGCTTCAACGATGCATTGTATATCGTTTTCTACGTATTCGCTAATCAGTTTCATTTTATTTTCCTAAGTCTTTAAGGACTTGTTTCGCGGTTGACTCCGCTTCTTTTTGTGACTTAAATGTGTCAACAGAATCTCCATCGATTGACAGATGAAAACCCTTTGCAGTTTTAGTGATGACTACCGGATAACCAGACATCTTTTTCTTCAAGACGACCTTATCTTTCGCCTCACGTAATTCTTGAAAAGTTTTCACATTAAGTCTCCTTTAGAATGTATTTATACAAAAAAGTTTTTTAAATGTAACTTTTTGTTATTTACGATAAAGATGCTTCGTACTACCGAACATTTGATCAGCATAAACTGGATCTGGGCCATCATAATAGACATGTTTCTTTTTAAAATGTCTCGGTATCAAATAGTGTGACGGCCATATTACCAGTTTGTGTTTCTCTTTATCTGGTACAAATTGTGACAACCATTCATTACCCGTAGACTTATACGGTTTAGGGTCCAAGTCTTCCGGTCTTAATTTGTGCAGTTCGTCAATCAACATTCGCACAAACGTATTCTCTGGATTACACGCCTGTATCGGTGAGATAAAGTTAGGCACAATAGTCTCACTCTCAAATACAGTGTATGCATGATCCGCAGGCGCAGTGAATAGTTCATCCGTATTACGTAAACAAACTGCATCAGCTGGCGGTAAAAACCCACCTTGTTCATACAGTAGTTCATATCGGATTAAATCCGCAACACCTGCGTACGCCCCCTGATTATAATACTTTGCGATTAGATGTTGATTGTGCCATTGTCTGGCTCGTAACATCTCATCTGTAAAAATATAATAGTCCCAGTCGGGGTGTTTTTCTTTCCATGTATCCATCCACTGCAATGGTGGGCTTAAATGCCCTATCCATATGTGACACATGCTTTTAACTATATTCACGACTCTTCGGTTTCTTCCAATTCAGAATCTGTAGAACCAAAATCTTCAGCTTCTTCGCCGTATTCGACTTCCGAAGTATCGTCAACCTCAACTTCGTCGTCTAGATCCATCTCTTCCGGTTCAACGCCATTAAAGATCTGATCAGCGACCGCAACTTTCTCAGCATCTAAAGCATCTTGGACTTTATTGCCCAAAATGTCATTAAATAGAGTTTCAGCTCCATTGAAGTTGCCGTTCTGAAGTGCATCAACAAAACTTAGAGTAGGATCAACTTCTACCTCAGTCTCTGCCACTTCTAGTTCTAAATCTAATTCTGTATCTAATTCATTCATGGTTATACCTCCATATCATCCACGTCTCCGCTTTTTTCGTTTTCAGCTTCGACTTGTTTTGACATCTCTTCGATGTCTTCATCATTAAACATCATTACGTTTTTCATTACCCACTCACGTGAGAAATACTCTCCCACATAACTGGCGATTTGATCCATAGTGGCTAGTCGTTCTCGCAACAACTCAGAATCTTTTAGTTCTGCGAAGTGGTTGTCTCTAGTGTAGTCAACCTGAATTTGAGTTTTCCATTCTTCCCAGTCTTGTTCTGTACATACGCCCTTAAGAATAAGTTGTTTCTTAAGAACACCAAGGAACAGGTGCGCAAACTTTTTGCGCAGTCGGTCAATAAACTTTTGGAACTTTACTTCGTCACGGCCAATTTCTGTTGTACGACCCAAAGAAAACTGTGATTCTTGTTCCAATCGGTTCAAAGGCACGTTTAACGAACGATACAACTTCTTTTGGAAATAAATGATATCGTCAATCTGTCCTAGGTTTTCGCCGCCTGGTAGAGTACTTATCTCTGTTCCACGACCACCTTCGCGACGTGGCAACCAAAAGTCCTCTAACATTGACATATGTTTACGATCGTCTTTGATCTCACCAGAGTTCGCATCATACACAATCTTGTTACGGTATCGCGCCATAATATCTTTGATGTGTTGTTCGGCCTTACCCTTCGGCAGGTTACCAACATCAATATAGAAGATGCGTCGTTCAGGCGCACGTGCGAGACGATAGATGACCAATGAGTCTTCCATCATGCGCAATTGGTTTACAGGTTTGATTGCTTTCTGTAGGTAGGATAGGACGCGTTTTTTTGACGCATCCAAAAGACCTGAAGTGACATAAGACACAGAATCTGGTGTTAACTTAATGCCAGTAGATGCACCACCCTTATCTTGGTAGATGTAAAACTCATTAACTTTATCTACTAACTTTGCCCCAGTTTTCGGATCTTTCTTATGTTTTATCTCTTTGACTTTACGAATCTTAGTTGCGTCAATAGGGCGAATCTCTTGGATTCCAGCCTTTAGGTTAGACTCATTAACAACTAAGTGGTGATATATGCGACCATCTACATACCAAGAACGGAACATATCGTGTCCATATTCTTCAAAGTTTAACATACCGACGATGTTGTCAAACTCTTCTGTAATAGTCTTTTTGATTTTATCTCCGGCCTCAACTTTATCTAAATTAAGAGTGACCGAAGATTCTAATTCGGATGAAACGATTGTTTCATTGATAATATCTTCTATCGCAGCATCACACTCTGGGTGTTCAGCGACCGAACGATATTTTTTGATGAGTTCTGCGTTGTCTTTGGCTGCGCCACCGTCCATGTCGATGTACTGACCAAAATAAGAACCAGAAGCAGTAACATATCCAGCGCCATCTTCATCGACCTTCGGTACGATAGAGGGCGTCTTGTCATTTTCGTCTTTCATTTTTTGAACGCGTTTTAGTTCAAATCCGAATGCTTGGAAAATATTTCTTTCGTCTGCCATAAAATCCTCGTAATAATAAATGAGGGGGTGGATTAACACCCCCTGTCAACTTACTTATAATACCTTTAACTAGTGGTATTTGACTCCCAGTATTGGATTGAAAATGCTACTTCAAACTCTTCTACTGTATCAACTGTATCGTATGATAGGTCGATTGCAGCAACGCTGTTAGGGAATGCTCCACGGAAGTTATAACTCTTTAACACACTACCGTCCTTATCTAGTTGATCTACAATAAGATCCGCTTGATAAGCTACAGGGTTTGTGAATCCTGTGTTAGCGGTGTGACCGTTCATTCCGTTCATCCATCGTTCCATTGCGTTACGAACTTCAAAACCTGTATCGTTGATTACTGTAACTGACCAATCTTCAAATGTACGATCACCAGCAATCTTCAACTGACGACCACGGAATGGTACTTCAACAGCATTGATTGTTGATGCAGGCAACTGTGCGCCTTTGCACATAAATGAAGTTAGTTCTGCGTTACCACCGGCATACGCTGGGAAATTTAGGGTTACACGGAATAAATTAGGACGTGCACCGCCACCTTTTAGTTTTGCTTTAAAATCGTCTACTCTTAATGACATGATAATTCTCCTTATACTTGTCCGACGACTTCTTCAAAGTCAACACCAGTTCTCACTGCTACGAAGTTTAGAGTTACGTAGTTGATTGAACGTGCTGGTTTGATAAAGCAAGATGCGACGAATTCGTTGCGGTCAATAACTTCTGGCGTGTTGTTTGTTTCGTCACAAACAAGACGGAAGTCAGTGATACCACGACGACCCTGAACTTCACGTAGAAATGGTTCTACGGTATTGACAAACTCTGCACGTGTGAAATCGTCGTTGAACTCAAACATAACGTTCTCGGCCGCTGCAGAAATTGCACGTTCTAGAACTAGGAACAAACGACGTACGTTGATGCGATCAAACGCAGATGGACGTGATAAGTGAGTCTTGTCACCGTAAAGCATAATGCCCTGGCCAGGGAAACTGACGATTGGGTTAATGCCTGCTTTGTATAGACGATCACGGTCTGTCTTGGATGGATTGACTAGAATGTCAGTAACACCCAAGTATTGACCACGACGTGAACCGGCTGGTGAGAACCAAGGCGCATCTGTTACGTCACCCGCCGCCATGATGCCTGCAGTTGATGATGCCGCTGGAATATTCTCGTACTTATCGTTATACTTATCGTATACTTTCAACCAGTTTCCATCGACAACTAGGTACGATGAACTTTTATTTAAAGATGATACGTGCGCTAACATAGAGTCTATAACTGTTGACTCTCCTGTTATTGATGGTGAAATAACTGCAATACAATCTTTACGTGATTCTGCGATGTTTACCAATTTTTGATGAATTGCAATAGAACTCCCTTGACCACCTGCTGGTGGAACCAAGAAATCGATCTGGATAGTATTTTTATCTTCGAACTCACCATATGCATCAACATAATTTGGTTGAACGTCTTCATCACCATCCTTTCCGCCTTGTAACACATAACGACCAACGTCTGGAACTTCGTCACCTTCGTTCATGACTATCCAAGATGAGTTTTTATTTACAACTTCGACAAAATAATTAGACAAACCATTATCTAGAATAGAACCTTTGGTTGTAGATACGTATTCAAAGGTGTCTAGAACTGATTCATCGTCAGTGCCTGCTTTTGATAAAACAACAATATGAAGTTCATCACCAACCGGCGCCGAGGTGAAAAGCTTTTGATATTCCCACGGATTAGGTGGATTTATCATCACAGGAACTTCCTGTGTGACAGGTTGATTGTCCGAATCAAGTACAGGTGTGCCGTCTGAATCAAGTACAGGAACAGTTTCAAAAACAAGTTGACCGTCCGAGTCTCTAGCTTGAACTAGAGTGTCTGAAGTATCTAACCAATGAGCAGCGTCACAGACTTCTACTGTAATAGAGTTGCCTAATGTGCCTGGATACTTTGCTGTGAATTGTCCTGAAACTGCAGATGCAGAACCGTCTTTGGATGCGCGTACAACGAATGCGCTTGAAGAGTATTTTAGGAAATGCGCGACAGACAAAAAATCGCCTGCATATGCTTCTCCCGCGAGAGGAGACCCGAAAGTGGACGCTAGTTCTGATTCTGTACCGACAAGAACAGGCGTGTTTACAGGGCCCCAGTTGAAGTCACCGACAAAAGCGCCCGTAGTAGATGTGACCGATGGAACAACTCCAGTTAGGTCAATCTCACGAACATTTACTGCTGGCGACTCTGAAAATTTAAGAGCCATAATAGTTTCCTTTTGTTAAGGTATAATAAGAGATCATAATACGGAGTAATTATTTCAATGTAACTATTTATAATAACGCGATTTTTACCAATCTTCGGGGTCATATTTAGCCCATTGCATACTATATGGATCATATGGTTCTGACGGAGGCACGTAATGGTTTCCGTCGTCTATAATACCAAACGGAGGCACGTCGTCTTCAATCTCCCTCATCCGTTGATCAAATAACATCTGCTTTATATTCACGTCTGTCATATCACCGAAAGACTGTGTCCCTACGAAGTATCCGAACATCACTAGGTTCATCATCAAGTCGTCGTGGTTGCCGTCACTGGCCTCAAACGACTGTCCCTTAGACACAAACGTAGAGATCTCCATAATCGTATTCTCATCTACGATATCAAGTTTATGATTCTCGATAATATCCTTGATGGCGGAACATCCGATACGTTTTACCTTGCGGTCCATACGAATGCCGATCGCATCGGCCTTCACTGCAGACTCAAGGTGAATGTTCTCGTACTCTAGATCTTGATACAAACCCACACAAGTCACCATACCCTGATCGTTATTCTCAATGACAGTGTATGCCTCGTTATAAAGAGTGGCGTACTTGTAAATTATATTCGGAAAAAGTATTGGAGATATTCTATTGTTACGATATACACACACCTGTTTGAAAGGTTGTACCGAAACATCTATTATATTAAATGTGGAATAATCTTGGCCACGGCCTTGACAGACATCTACTGTCATGATATACTGGTGTTCTTCAATAACATCTTCATAAACTAATAAGTCGCCACCTTCTAGTCTACGTTTAGGTTCTCTAGCCCGTAAATCTAATAATATCTGGCCTTCAATTAGAGTATTGCCAGTACCAAAAAAAGTGTTGCCAAATTCTTGGTCAAACTGTAAACTAGAGGTATTGGCAATGGTTTGTTCTTTCCACTTTTCATTTCGGCCAGGCACATCCCACCAATCTACACGGAATGGTTTGTATTCGTTCACTCCTTGTACGGCACCTTCCCATATCTTGTGATAGGTATTTCCGATACCGTTCGCAGTACTTGTTATGATAACTTTTGTATCTTTACCAGATGAGATTACTGGATATGTGGATGTGTAGAACTCAGCGGCATTCTCTACGAACGCAAACTCATCTAGAAACAATAAGTTGACCGACATACCACGAATAGATGAACCAGAGGTTGCAGCTGCAATAATACGACTATTATTACTGAATTCCAAAGACCCCTTGTTGAGTGCCTTACACCCTGGCTGAAGAAAGAACGGCAGATTCTCTAACATAAGTGTGACACGTGCCAACATCTCACGTGCGGTCATACCTTTGTTCGCGAGGATCGCGATAGTCTTCTCTGGGTGAAAGAGTGCGTACCACAACAGATAACCAACCGAACTGATAGACTTACCCGACTGACGACATGCCAATACGATGTTGAATCGGTTATCGTTGAAGTGTTCAAACATCTTTTCCTGATATGGATAGAGCTTGAATGGCACGAGACCTTTATCTAGGTGAATGACCTTGACGTACTTGCGACAGAAATACGATGGGTCCTTCATGCATTTCTTATACTCGCGCAGCTTCTTGGCGTCCCATTCTTCTGCGACACCATCTTTCTTAACTAACGGATTACCTAGGTAGGAGTTCTTTGTATAACTACTCATCTTCGTCGTCGTGGTCTATAGTTTTTTCATCACCCATCAGCATACGCTGTAATTCTGTAGTAGACCCGACAAATAGATTATTATTAGTAGTTGTTGCTTCGGCAGGTTTGTCTTCTTTCTGAAGTTCTTTCTGTTTCTTGTTGAGATCCATCAGCTTGTCATTGACATCTGCGATGCCTTTGATCATGCCAGACAGAACCTCAAACGCACGAGGGTGTTCACTCTCACGTGCGACTTCAATCATGAGTTCTAGTGACTCACGACCTTTCTCAATTAGGTCATAGTAAGTATCACGAGAGTACTCATAGTCCTGCTCGTGCACGAAGTTTTTCTTCTGTTCTTCGTCAAACAGGCCTGGCGGTTTACGATTGTCTCTCATAAATATATCTATGTCTTAAATAAAGTTAGGTTTCGGTAACGTCCAACTCGACGCACCGTTATCAAACTGATCATATGAAGTCACACTAGACACGTTCCATCCACTCAAATCTTGGTTGAATGATGTTGCGTTTTCGAACATCTCGCCCATATCTGTTACACTGGATGTGTCCCAGTTGGCGATATCTGCGCTTCCGTTATTACTGAACGAAGGACAGTCTTGGAACATTTCGTTCATGGTGTCTACGTTAGATACGTCCCACGCACCGATGTTGATGTCAAAGTCTTCGTTCTCTTCAAACATCTCTGACATATCTTTGACATTAGAAACATCCCATCCACCGATATCTGCACCGAAAGGAGCTGGAACACCAGTCCACACAGAACCAGCAACGGCAAACATTCCCGACATATTGACAGCACTTCCTGTGTTCCAACTAGAAATATCTGAGTTTGTTACTGTGGCATTGAAATAAGTATTTTTGAACGTGTCATAAAAACTAATCACATTAGACACATCCCAACTACCGACACCTTGACCCGTAAATTCAGATGCATCAAACATATCTGACATTGTTCTTGCGTTGGAAGTGTCCCATCCACTTAGGTCTTGATCGAATGCCGCTCTGAGGAAGGTTTCATCAAATCTGAATACAGCTGAAGTGTCCCAACTACCAATAGGTTGGTTGAAAGTGACATTGTCATAAAACATTGATTGTAAAATAACACCGTGGACACCAGCGCTGCTAAGTGGGTAACCACCTGTCGGAGCGTAATCGTCCCAATCATGCATGTAATCAAAGTCTGAGTAAGTGTTTTGATTGATTGTGACACCAGAGTCCGTCCAGTAAGATGCAACTACGTCAGTGATAGGTGTAGTTTTATCTGCGCAAATAGTCCATCCACTAATGTCCTGATTGAATACTGCTTCACGGAACATAGATGTGAAGTCTCTATTTTTAGAAACATCCCACCCAGTAATATCACTCGTGTTAGATGCAAAGTCCGATTCTCTAAGCATCTCTCTTGCGGTTACGACTTGGGACATATCTAAATTGGTGATATTTGCACTACCCAAAGTAGATGTCTGAGAAGACTCATCGAAGAACATCCAGTCAGTGTGCATCAATGGTTCGTCTGTAGTAAAACCTACATTTGGAGTCCAAACATATCCTGGCGGTGCGTAATGCGTTCTCCAATCAATAGATGTCGGATCTTCTGTTACGCCAGTGATGATATAATCGTATGTCGGTTCGGGTTCTGGCTCCGGTTCGGGTTCCGGTTCGGGTTCGGGTTCCGGTTCGGGTTCCGAAGCTTCTATTATTTCAACATTAAACCCATAGTCTCCGTCTGGGCTTACATCAATAGGATCTGGAGTAACTCTAACAGTTTCAACAAAATCTGAACCTTCGGTAGTAATAAGATTGATATTGGTGTTCACTTCACGAACAATTGGAGTTGGATTTTCTGGGCCATAGAAGTTCACACGCATATCAAATGTCATGTTATATATGATAGTACGTCTCTGTTCTACGGGACCCTCAAAGTCGTCTTGAAAATCAACACTCGTTAGTGAAATAGGAATGTCTTCTTTGATATCAGGCAAATCAACGAAAGGTTTGACTGTCAACGTATACTGAGGAGCGAAGTATGGTAGGATTTGTTCTACCACCTGAAGCGCATCATCTTGTGATCGTGCGTAAACGCTTAACTGAAATGACAAAGTATATGGTACGCCGACATAGTATTTGTCTGCAAATTGACTGCCGTCTGAAACGGTAAAGTGATTAAGTTTGGGCAGTTGTCTCTGTGCGTCGTATGCAATAGAAACGATCTCAAATGACATACGTGGTAATTTTAAAGCGACTCTACGTTCAGCCCCTTCTCCTTGTGACATCTCTTCTAGTCGTTCAATAAACGATCTAGCCGGTGCATAAGATAGAGGAACCTTTACCTGCGACAACACTTTACCCGCAGAGTTTGTTCTTAAAATATTAATATCATCAAACATAGAACCGAATAAAGCCACGCAAGACCTAACTCGTTTATGATAAAAGTGTCCGCCCATCATTAGAATATATCTCCAAACGGATTGGATTCTGAGAAATCAACAAAGTCATTTGCCCAATCATCAAACACTTCTTTCTGTGCCAAACGATCAATCTCGTTGACTCCCTCTTTTTCAGAGATAGGTGTCAATGATGCGTTCTCGCCAATAACAGGTCTGTTTGTCGCCCACTCGTGATACTTACCGTCTGTTGCGCCCGTGTGTGCAATCTTGAGGACACGTGTGTCGTGGTTCCAATAAGTGACTTCACCCTCAAGTCGGAAGTCATCAAACTCTTGATAAACATCTTCACCGACAAGGTAATAGATTTCACGACCCATGCCTTCGTCTGGCATCTTGAGTTCGTATTGGAATGCGCCTTCAACCTCAACGTTGTCAATGCCCGGAATGCCAGTATCAAAGTCCTCATCGGAGAATTCAAACAACTCACATTGCATACGGAAAAGAGGCAGTTGGGATAGTTGATAAAACGGAGATTCTGTATAGACGCGTTTGACCTCGAAAAGAGATTCTGATAGAGGCAAGTATATTACATCGCCCTCACGTGGACGGAACTGTGCGTCAGAAAGACGATCACCAATCAAACTTTTCCATCTGCGTCGTGCGATAACAAATGTAGCTTGATCACGCAACTCGATGCCGAACTTAGTGAACAGATCGCCTTCGCCTTCGAAACCTTCTGCGTTCTCGATGTACACCTCAACTTTGTAGGCGTCAGAGAACTGAGACTGAATACTATCTAAGAAGATGTCTTCTCTCTCGACCACTTCGCGTGGGAGATAGTAAACATCCTGACCATAGAACTGAATTGCCTCAATGAGAATGTCTTCATAGAGGTTCTGTTCTTGTCTGTTTTTTAAACTAATATATGGATTAGTAGCCATGTCTTACCCCATGAAGAACATTGGACCTTCATCTTCGTCCGTACGAAAACGTTCAATTATTCTCTCGATGTCTGAAAGTGCATCTTCGTAAATAAGACGTGCGTTGACAGTAACACCGCCAGGCAGTGCCATACCATCGAACTTGATTAGGTTGAGTCCCCACTGTCTCTTTATCAGTGCGGTTGCATATTCTTTTAGAAAACGATGATTCCAAAGTGAGTTATATTCTGTAACAGACTCATCTGGATCACGAATAGTGTAGACCTCAAATACAATATAATCATGCAGTTCTAATTTCGTTTTAGAAACGTGTAGATTAACACGATTATACTGACGATCAAATGTGATCTGAGGCATACCACCAAGTTTCATATCTAGGAGTGATAACTGTTGTTGCATTTGTTCGTAGTGTGCAAGATCTCCTAAGATCCCACCATTTCGTGTAAAGTCTGACATAGTGTAGGCCATAACTTGCCACGCATCACTAAACCACCCTGAGTGTGCAGAACTAAATGTTACTGGCACCATACGAACAACCGCAGACAGATCTAGATTATCTGGAAAATCAACATACTGATTCTCAATATCCTGTTCGGTTAATTGGTGTTTTAGATAATATCTTTTAGAACCATCGGGGTGATTTTCACGAAACCACTGCAACGCCTCATCAATACGATCATCTAACTGTTCTTCGTCAATGTTTACTTCTACTACTGGATGGCCCAGTGCGCGTAGACAGTAATCAATTAACTCTTCTCTAGTTGTAGAATACATGTCAGTTTCCGAAATTGGTTTACTGTTCTATTTATACGTTTTTTAAAGTAAAAAAAAGGGAGTCCGAAGACTCCCTTGTTAAACACTAATGTGTGATTAGTTGACTAGGTTACCGGCAGCGTCATAGACGTTGATACGGTAGTATGTAGGAGCTTGTCCACCCAGTGCGTTCGCGTCATGCGATTCCGCAACTGTTAGTGATGAAGCAGCTTCTACTTCGTCAATTGCAATCTCACCAGTTGTTGAGTTGTAGTCGATACATAGACCACCAGATAGACAATCCTTAGTACGTTGTTCTGTCCAGTACTTGTTGATTGATCCTTCTGATAGGTTGTCTGTTGTCCAACTATTGATAGTTCCAACATTTGTTTCTAGTGAAGTGATGCGTGAACCATTACTACTGATTAGACCAGATAACGTTCCATCTACTGACTGGAATTCTGCAACAATCTCTGTTAGAGAATCTAGTGATGCAGAGTCAGTGTTAGATACGATGAAGTCAATCTGAGACTGTAGACTTGCGTCTGCAGATACACGAGCACTTTCTTCAGCAGAGATATCACTTGACAGTGCACTTTCTGCAGCAGTCGCACGGGCAACTTCAGCAGCTAGTGAATCAGTCAGATCAGAATCACCCGCGATGCGAGCATCTTCTTCTTGACCTAACTGGAACTGTAGTGAACTCTTACCTGCAGTCTCTTCCGCAGACAATGCGTCAATCTGAGATTGTAGTTCTGCGTCAGCAGAATCACGATCAGATTCAGATGCAACGATTGCAGCCGCACGTGCGTTCTGTTCTGCGGTAATCGCAGCAGCACGAGCAGTTGATTCTGCAGTAATCGCATCCGCATTCACCTGTACCGCAGCAACACGCGCCACTGTCTCAGCAGAGATAGCGTTTGCGTTAGACGTTGTTGCAAGTTCAGTTGCGTCCATCTCACTTTCTAGAGTTGAAACACGTGCAGTCAATGCACTTGCGTCACCACCTAGATTAGAGATTACGGTCTGTAGATCAGAGTCAGCATCTTCAAATGCCGCGACAACTTCAACCAACTGGTTCAGAGTTTCTGGAGAACCGTTTGTGATTGCAGTTACTGCCGCATCTACCGCATTGATGTTCGCCTGAAGTGCATTGTCAGCAGATGTTCTTGCTAACTCTTCAGCATCAATTGCAGACTGAAGTACTGCATCAGCCGCGATACGTGCGTTCTCTTCTGCAGTGATTGCAGACTGTAGACCTTGGTCAGATAGGATACGAGCAGACTGTTCTGAATCTAGTAGTGACTGTAGAACACCTTCCGCAGCAGTTGCACGGGCAACTTCTACATCTAGTCCAGACTGTAACGACGCATCACCAGCAACACGTAGTGCAGCTTCAGCAGCGATGTCTGAGTCTAGATCTTCTCTCATTGACTGATCTGCAGCAGAACGTGCCGCAACTTCAGAAGTGATCTGAGATTGTAGATCTGTTTCAACACCAGTCGCACGTGTCTCTTCCGCGTCGATTGCACTTTGTAGTACACCTTCAGCAGTTAGGGCACGTGTCTCTTCTGCAGTAATCGCAGCAGCATTCGCTGTGTGTGATCCTGCGTTAGATGAGATTAGTGTTTGTAGATCAGAATCTGCGTTCTCAAATGCAGCGACAACTTCTACGATTGTATCTAGTGACTCCGAAGAACCATTTAGAATCGCGTCAACACGTCCACTTACTGTGTCGATGTTAGACTGTAGAGTATTATCTGCAGTAGTACGTGCTGTACCTTCGTCAACAACCGCTTGTGCGTTAACCGCTTCTGCCGCAGTTGCACGAGCAACTTCAGCATCGATCGCAGACTGTAGGTCCGAATCAGCGTCAGCACGAGTACTTGCTTCTGCAGCTTCTGCCGCTAGAGCACGTGACTCTTCCGCAGAGATGTCAGATGCAAGTGTCGCTTCCGCAGACGTTGCACGAGAGATCTCGTTAGCCAAGTTAGTTGTCAATACACCTTCTGCAGTTGTCGCACGAGATTCCTCGTTTGAAATCGCAGTAGAAAGTAGTGCATTTAGATCACTATCAGCTTCATCAACATATCGCTTGTTTGCAGCAAGATTTGCTGAAGTTGGTTCGTCAACGATTACTTGTGAACCACCGAAGTGTACTAGACCATCTTGCCAATCAATAGTTGATCCTGGCTGTTCTACCTTTAGTGTTCCTTCAACTACGATTTGGTTAGAAGCAATACGACCTTGAATGTAATCAGTGAACTCGTAGTCCGTTCCGTTCCACTTCAAGAACTCACCAGAATCCGCAGCAGAAACATTCAAGTGTTGGTCGATCTCTGCCTTAGTAGCATTACCGAAACCACCACCAATGATTGTTGATGAACCGAAGTTTACTATAGAACCTTCGAAATCAACAGTTCCTGTTTGAACTTTCAGGTCATTCGATTCAATCGTGTCAATGAATGCACGGTTAGCGTAAACATCATTAACATCCTTGATGTTGTTCTGACCCATCTCAATGCCTACTGACAATGCGACATTAGAGTCGGAATCTACACTGATACCTGCAGTACGTGCGTTCGTTGCAGCAATTGCGCTTGCATTTGAGGCCACCATTGTGGTAACGTCACTATCTGCGTCTTGGAATGCAGAGACTAGTTCAGTCAATGAATCCAATGCAGCTGGATCAGTATTTTCCTTAATGAAGTCAATCTGTGTCTGCAAGTCAGAGTCAGCAGCAACACGAGCACTTGTCTCTGCAGATTCTGCAGTCTGTGCACGAGCAACTTCAGCAGCAAGATCAGCAGTTAGTACTGCGTCACCAGCAACACGTAGTGCAGCCTCATCTGAGTCAGCGTTCGCACGATCAGTTGCTTCAGTTGCGATTGCAGCAGCATTCTGCGAAATTGTTGAAGCGTTCGCAGTAATTAGGTTTTGGATATCGCTATCCGCACCTTCAAATGCACTTACAACCTCAACGACGGTGTCTAGTGATTCAACAGAACCATTTAGAATCGCGTCGATACGAGCATTTGCAGCGTCAATGTTAGACTGCAGTGAAGTGTCTTCTGTTGTACGACTAGTTGCTTCTGTCGCGACAGTTGCATCAACGTATGACTTAGTTGCAGCGTCTTGTGCGGCAGTTGGATCAGCCATATCAGTAATCTTGTTACCAGACATGTCAACTTCAGCACTCATCTCAATGTTAGATGAACCAGAAGATGTGCTTACACCAGCAACCTGTGATTGTAAACCTGAAATCGCAGTCGCGTTTGCAGATACGTCAGAAGTTAATACCGCTTCCGCACCTTGTGCACGTAGTGACTCATCAGCAATGTCTTGAGCAAGTGACGCTTCGACCGTAGTCGCACGTGTTGTCTCATCGGCAATTGCCTGAGCATTAACACCCTCAGCAGCTGTTGCACGTGATGTTTCAGCAGCAATGTCTGACGCAAGACCTGTTTCTGCAGATGTTGCACGGGCAACTTCAGCAGCTAGATCAGACGTTAGTACACCTTCTGCCGATAGAGCACGAGATGTTTCGTTCGACAAACCAGCACTCAAGTCAGAGTCAGCGTTTCTGCGAGCAGATGCTTCATCTGTGATTGCCTGTTGACGTGCCGCCACTTCTGCATTAATTGCGTCAGTGTTAGCCGTTACGCTTGTGCTGTTAGATGTGATCAGAGACTGGATATCACTATCCGCGTTCTCAAATGCCGCAACAACCTCAACAATAGTGTCTAGTGATTCACCAGCACCTTGTAGGATTGCGTCAACACGATCACTTACTGCTTGTGTAGTTGCATCAACATATCCCTTAGTGGTAACGTCACCAGAATCTACCGGAGTTGGGTAGTTAATGATTCTGTTGCCCATTAGGTCTAGGTTTGAAAGTACCTGCAGATTGTCAACGTCAGCGTTGAATCCGATAGTACCAGTTCCGTCACCGAAGTATAGACCACCGTTGAATGTCGCTAGACCGTCAACTGTGATAGATCCGTCAGTAAAGTTTGCGCCTAGATGATTTGCAAGTTGAGTTTCTGCAGCCGTTGCACGAGCAGTTTCTACCGCGATATCCGCAGCAAGACCTGCTTCTACTGCTTCTGCACGAGACTGTTCAGTTACGACAGCGGCAGCATTTACACCTTCTGCAGTTGTTGCGCGTAGTTCTTCTGCATCAATTGCACTTTGTAGCGCACCTTCTGCGAGAGTAGCACGAGCGACCTCAGTAGCTAGAGATACTTCTAGTCCACCCTTATCAGCGACCTGTGTGTTAGACAATCCGTCAATCTGAGACTGTAGACTTGCGTCACCCGCGATGCGAGATGAAGACTCAGTGTTGATGTTAGACTGTAGCACACCTTCTGCCGCTAGAGCACGTGTCTCTTCTGCATTTTCTGCAGAAACAGCACGAATAACTTCAGCATCTAGTTCTGAGTGAACTTCGTTGATCGCACCAACAACAGTTGTTGCAGTTGTTGCCAACGATGATACTGCACCGACATCTGAATCCAAATTGGAGATGTCTGTGTCGTTCGAATCAATCTGCGATTGTAGATCCGAATCACCCGCAATGCGTGATGCTTCTTCAGCGTCAATGTTAGATTGTAGAACAGTATCTGCAGCTTCGCGGTTTGCAGTCTCTGTAGTTAGAGATGCATTCAAACCGCCAACACCTGTTGCGTTAGAGGTCATTAGTGCTAGTAGATCACTATCTGAACCCTGAAGTGTTGAGACGATCTCTTGGAACGTGTCTAGAGTCTCTGGTGATGTACCAACGATGTGGTCAATCTGAGCCTGTAGATCTGTTTCCACAGTTGTCGCACGAGTTTCTTCGTTGGAAACTTGCGTATCAACATACAACTTAGTAGTAACATCCTTATCAACTGTAGGTTCTGCAATGTTAAGGACTTGATGCTCATTCATGTCTAGATCAGACATGATAGTAATCGCGTCACTTAATGGATCGTGTCCGATCGCACCACCACTTGTACCAACCGAGATTCCATCACTAAACGTTGCCAAACCTTCGACTCTAATATCTCCGTCTGAGTCTGGTTGTAGTGCGCTAGAAAGGATATCTACTCTTTGAGTTAAGATTGTATCTTCGGTCGTTGAACGAGAAATCTCTGCACTCAATTGTGATGTTAGATCTGTTGTGATCGTAGTTAATGAATCGATCTCAACTTGTTGAGCTGCATCACCATCAGCACGTGCAGTCGTTTCTGTAGCAATTGCCGCAGCGTTGTCTGCAATACCTATGCCGTATCCTTCCTGTGCAACAGAAATATTGTTAGCATAATTGTAAGCGTTAACGTTAACATCATTTGCCAACTGTTCTAACTGATTGGTTCTATGCATCAAGTAGTTCATACCTGTTGAGATACCAGAGTTCGGTAGAACGTGTTCTGTGATCTCTACTGCACCAGAAGCCAGTGTCAAGCTTAAACTTCTATATCCGAATGACTGTTCTGTAGTAGTTGTGTCTTGATCTACCAAATCGCTTGGAGTGATCTTGACTGGAACACCAGTTAACAGATTTGTCTGATAAATGTATACAGCACCAGAGTTAGTTCCTTGATCATCATCGTAAGGAGCAGCAACGGCTAACTTACCGCCGTTAACAGAAATCTTATAACCGAAGTTATCACCTGCCGAAGCATCTGGTGCATTCAGTGTAAACACTGGTGGTGGAGCATATGATCCAGCCTGAGTAGCGTTATCGTAAAGTCCTTCTAGTTCATAAACAAGAACTTGTCCTGCGTTGACGCCATAAGGATTATCATCGTATGGAACACCAACATACAAGTAGTTTTCGTCGGTCGCTAGGTCCCAACCAAAATTTTGATTTTGTTCATACCAATCGGGAGCTCTAATGAACCTATAATCACTACTAACTCCATAATCATTTGATCTTGGGTGTATTGATATGAGTCCAACATCGTATTTTCCTCCATCAGGATCATAGTCGTCATAAGGCATACCTACGAAAATATGAGTACTGCTCATGGCAATACCATACTGACCATATCCACGACTCGGACTTTCTCCCGAAGCGTAATACTTGTTGTAGTAATTATCGTTATGCCAGTTTATAGCACTAAGATTAGAGATTGAAGATCCACTGTTCAAAAGGTTCGTTAGGTCATATGTGTATATGGCACCATAATATCCGCGTAATGACCCACTTGAATATTGCTCGGTGTGACCGCCTGAATATTCGCCCGTAAAACCGTCCCTTTCGCCGTAGTTATCAGCACCGACTACTAACATGTTGTCGATAACTTCTACTCTTCGACCAAAGTAAGTGTTATCGTCATTGTCTGCATCGTTTGAGTTTCCATATAGCTCAATCTGAGAGTGAGTAGGGGTTAGTACAGTAGGACTTAATCCTAAGTTATTAACGTCAAATAGATAAACAGAACCCGTATTGGTATTAGATGCTTCAGGTACGGTATAGTCATCGCCCGGACAACCGACAATAATGAACTCATCGGTACCAGTAACATCCCAACCAAACTGCATGTCAGCTTCGCTTGTGATGTTAGGATGTAGTCTAACTGGAGGAATAGTCAAGTCCGCTATTTCATATACAAATACAGCGCCCTGATTACTTACTATAGTGTCATCGTATGGGTCACTGATAACCAGATATTCGCGAACAACAGCTGCTGCGTGACCAAAGTAACCACCTGTAATTCCGTCTGGGTGCGTTAACTTAACTGGCTGTTCAGTTGGATTGTTTGCATCAAAGACGTAGACTGAACCACTATTTTTGTTACCAGAAACAATCATATACTGATCTTGATAGACCGTACGTGAAATTTCTGTCATCACATTAGGTAGGTTTGTTAGTCCTGCACCACCACTAATCTCATTCTCTAGACTTAATAGATGTGTAGAGTTGTTTGAGATTAATGTCTGAATGTCGTTGTCAGCATTCTGGAATGCAGAAACAACTTCTTGGATTGTATCCAGAGTTTCTGGAGACGTTCCGACAATGTTATCAATCTGTGCTTGTAGAACTGAGTCACCAGCAACACGAGCCGAAGTCTCATTTGCAATATCTACAATGTTAGTATTGATAGTTGCAGCGTTTGCATCGACATCGGTACGTAGACCAGCTTCGATACCAAGTGCACGTACTACTTCAGCGTCTAGTTCGTTGTGAACTTCGTTAATCGCACCGATCGTTGAATCTGCATTAGTCAGTAGACCTTCCGCAACAGGCGGAGCAAGTTCAGCAGGTACTGATTCAAGATTACGTGAAACAGAATCGATCAACTTAACGTTTGGTGGGTTGTCTAGGTTTGCAACCTCAAATACAGAGATTGACTGTGAGTTAGAACCTACGAATAGGAATCCGGACATCAAACCAATCGCGACACCAAACTGATCTTCGTTGTTAGGAGCAACAACTTGCGAGTCAGCAGCAACAGCTTGTTTCCAATCAGTGTAATCTGTTGTATTAACTGTTGAGATATCATTCCAGATGCTAACGCCATTGTATGAACCGATGTACATCTTGTTATCTTCTAAGATGATTGGTTCAATAGAGTTGACAGGAATGTGTGCTGGTGAGAAGTTTGCTTCGTCAGCATAGTAGTAGAAGTGCTGTGTCAGATCATAAGTGTAACTTGTCTGTGCACCACCCTGCCATGTAAACTGGAACCAAGCGCCAGCAACGTTTTCGGTGAAAGACAACAAGATAGGATACATTTCACCTTCAACCATTGAGACTGTTGCAGTATCTGTACCAACGTTAGTCTGATATATGATTGCTTCGGCAGTACCTCTATTTGAAGTGTTCATTAATGCATTTTCACCGATCCACATCAACCCTTGGTTATCAGAATTTATTCTGAAAGTAAAGTTTGCTGTTTCTGGAGCTTTAAAGTAACCAACAAACTGGTAACTATAGTAGTCACCTTCATCACCTAGGTTAATCTGATTGGTGTATAGGCTAGCGTTTGACAACGGCATGTCAATACCGCTTGACCATCCTCCTTGTCCGCTTCTCTTCGCTCCCCATAGACCACCTTGGGTTAGACCAGATTCTAGACCACCAGTACTGAATACTTTTGGAGATTCTGACAGGTTCAATCTATCCCAAACAACAGCCTTATCAGTCAATGATGTTGCAATCCAACGATCGTTCATAGTTACTGAACCACCGATAATACCCACATCTGAGTTTGGACCTCTTAGAGTCGCAACTAAAGATGAAGATGCTGGATTGGTGATGTCATAGACATAAAGGAAACCAACAGAAACTACCGATTCCATAGTCATTTGTTGCTTAGGTGAAGAGACTACCAAAGTAGTTCCTCTGATTGCCATAGAGTGTCCATAGCCCATACCCGCAGAACCTACAGAAGGTTCTATTGTGCTTAATAGAGCGTAAGAACTTGCGTCGTATAGTTTCACAGTTCCGTATGAACTGTCCGAAACACTACTGATAGCAATAACGTCGTCAGTCATAACAATTGAAGAACCGAAGTCTCCAGAAGTTACGCCACTGTTGATGATAGTCGGAGCAGAGAACAAATCCGATGCGTCATACACAAAGAACTCGCCGTTTGATGCTGCAACAACAACCTTAGTTGATGATACCGCAACGTCAACACCATAACCCATATCCGCATCTACTGTCTCACCAGACTCACGGTTTGGAGTTAGTTCGATAGGTGATAGGTTTAGGTTATTACCGTTGTAAGCAAGTACTGTGTTTGCTTCTGGCTTCTTAACGAAGACAAAAGGAACTTTCGCATCTAAATCAACTTCTGTCGCAGAAGCAATTGCCTCAACACTAGATTCTAGTGCAGAAATAGCAGTCGCGTTAACAGCGTTGTTTGTTGCGTTTGTTGAAAGTAGATTAGATATATCTGAATCGGCATTTTCAAATGCTGATACAATTTCTACCATAGTGTCTAGGTGATCTGGACTTGCCCCTAGGATAGCATCGATCTGAGATTGTAGATTTGAATCACCAGCAATACGTGCTGATTCTTCAGTATCAATGTTTGTCTGCAAAGTTGTGTCTGCAGCTTCACGTGCAGCAGTTTCTCCGTCAGTATACTGTTCGAAGTATGCTACGTGTGCCGCGTTTGCACTGTCATAAATTGACGCTTGCTCTGCGTTTGCAGCAGCATATACCGCAGACTGATCTAAGTTAGCCTGTGCATAAATCGCAACCTGTTCTGCTTTATCAGAATCGAAACGTTGATCTTGTGCAGCAAGTTTGAAGTCAATATTGTCTTCGATTGCTTGTACGTCTTCAACGAATGAGGCCGATCCCGTTAGTGCACCTACCGCAGTAAGAAGTTCTTCTTTCTTAGCATTTAAGTAGTTAACCGCAGACGTTAGACTGTCATTCGGATTGAATGTTTCAGTGTAAGATTCTGTGATTGTTGCACGAGGAGAAATAACAGTAGATGCATACGAAGTTGTTCCATCATCAATTTCTTCAATTTTTACCGGAGCAAGAGATAGATCATTAATATCATGGATCATCGTCAAATTAGTACGATTAAACGAATGTTGTCTGTAGTCATGAGCATTTACGACGAACAAATCTCCATGAACAGAAATCTCATGAGCATATCTGGCATCACTGCCATTATCTGAGTGCCCCCAAGTTGTATCTTTCCAACTTAATAGACCAGCAGAATTGGTACCGTTGCTTGGCATAGCCGAATCGCCTTGTAAGGCAATAGCTTTAGGGATTACGTATACTCTGCCGTTGTTACCGTAGTAGAAATGCCCAGTATTACCTAAGAAAAGATAATCGTCATGAACTGCTATTTGATCTTGAGAATTAAATGCATAGTAATAATGGTTATCTGGACGATCTGACGAACTGTAATGTCGAACCATATTGTTATCAGTTATGATAACAGGTGGTATGGATAAGTCAGTTGCATCAAAGACAGCAACTTTACCTGTACCATCAGACCAATTATATTGACCATTACGAGAAGTGACTGCCACCATCGTATCACTTGCACGAACAGATACACGACCAAAATCGCTGCCATTGGTTACGGTATCCGACAATGTAGTTACGAAAGACAGATCAGACTTATTGTAAACAACAACCTTTCTTTGTCCTCCTAGAGCAACGAATATGTGCGTACTGTTCCAAGCTGCATGATTACCATACCAAAGATCCCCATCAGTTACATCAGGGCCTGGTATATTAAGTGAAGAAGGTAGATCGTCGACCATAGATTCGACATAGATTGCACTGCCTGAGGCTAATGATGGAATATCATAAACCCTTACGCCGCCTAAACTATCGTCCGAGTGATCTTGATACTTGGTGACCATTAGTTTGGTTCCACCATCATACTCTAAGTTTCTATCAAATCCTTCACAATCTACGACTGCAATTGGTGTTGATGAGACATTGATTGTTTCTAAATCATATACTAAGAACGAATGTTCGCCCGAGACATTTGCCTTATCCACAAGGAATATTGCATAATCGCGAGTTACGACCATCTGATCTGTTGCATTATTCGACGTATATTCGTCTGGGAACTGAATTCTTGTACTTACACCAACGTTTTGACCAGTTGATGACCAATTGGCTGAAGTGTAAACATAAGTCTCATCATCGCCACGACGCACAACATAGTACTGATCTGGGATCTGCCTATCATAAGTGATAGAGGTTGTGTCTTGTGGTAAAGCAACGTGACCCACGCCCATGCGAGTACGAATTTCTTCTTGAAGTTCATTCGTTGTCGCAAATGCACTTTCTACACTTGATGTGAACGAGGTATAATCAGAATCGTGATCTAAGATAAACTCTGCTTGAGAAGCGTTTACTGTATTCTCAAACGCAGTACGATCAGCATTCACCTGATCAATATCAGCTTGAACTGCATCACGGTGTGTTTGACGCTCCGCGTTTACAGATGCTTCGAATGCAGTACGATCTGCATCTACCGCAACGATTGCAGCTGCATTAGTTGCAATGTTTGCAGTGTTAGTTGCAACGTCTGCTGCTACTGCAGCGATATCTGCATCATTTGACTGAATTGCTGCCAAGTTTGCTTCTAGATCTGCACGTAGTTCCTGACGCTTAGATTCCAAGTAGTTGATCGAGTTACCTAGACCAGCAGCTGGAATGATTGTGTCAGTGATTGACTGCGTAACAGTTGCCGCTGGCGAGATTGCCATACGATTACCGAATGTGCCGCCCGCAGTACTGTTGGTAGGTTCTATCAAATTAATAGGATCTTGATCCATATTTGTTAGATCATAGACATAAATGCCAGTTTCTGAAGCACTTCTTACCAACAACCGGTTGCTTTCTTCGTGTATGGATCGTGCAAAGTTACTAACACCTTCATCAGGCGATTCTACAACTAAAGGTGGTAAAATCAAATTTGTAGAGTCGTAAATGAACATAAGTCCATTAGAACTTGGAGTTGTGCTCATACTGCTAGCATCTAAAGCACCAACAATCAATCGAGTATCTGTTAAAGCGATAGAATGTCCAAATTGAAGATTGGAAGATGCGTATTCGGGTGGCGCATATAACTTAGTGTGTGGTTCATTTAGGTTATCCGGATTAAACAAATAAACAGAACCATGATTGATTCCTTGCGTATCATCGTTCGGAGCACCTACAGCAATAAGAGTAGATGAAGCTTCGAATGCGCCAGTAAGTTCGCCTGACCCCCAAGCAATAGTATCTGAGTTCAAATCACTAGAAGTTAATTGATGTGCATTACTCAAAGAACCATCGGTTGCGTCAATATCCCAGACCCAAAGAGTATCAGTACCAGAAGTTCTAAGCGCATATAACTTATCACCGAAAACTCGCATTTTATACGTATTAAGTCCGTTAATAGTATATGTTGAGACAGCACCTGTAGTTCCGCCTTCTGATAGCGGTTGTCTCCAGATTTGGTCTGTTCCACTAGTTTCGTGCACATAAATGTAATCTTCAGAAACGGCAAAGGCTGAGACGCTTTGTCCGCCAGCTTCAGCTGGTCTGTAATTTTTAGAAGATGAAGTTATACCTAAAACTAGGTCTGATAATTCATATCTGTAAACTATGTGTGCGTTAGAATTCCATCGAACAAATACTGCTTCACTGTTCATATCCATTATGTGAACACTGTTACCACCATTATAGATTGTTGCAACAGGAACCCTTGGATTTGATCTTGCGCTATCATACACATAGACGTTATAACTATCAGCAACCGCATAGAACTGACGACCCGCATACTCTACTTCATAGGTGATTGTCTCACCGATGTCTGGAGTAATTAGAGGAACGTTTTCAGCACCAATTGTTGTCTGTAGTGCAGCTAGTGTACCAGTGTTTGTGTTGATTAGATTCTGTAGACTGTTATCAGCACTTTCATATGCAGATACAATTTCTTGTAGAGTATCTAATGTCTCTGGGGACGTACCGATAATTGCATCTAGTTGTGCTTGTAGTGCTGCGTCACCTGTGACGACTGCACTTGCGTTAGCCTGTTCTGCCAACTGAGCACGAACAACTTCTGCGTCCAATGCATCTTCTACAGCATTGAGTTCGGCGACAGTTGCGCCACTTGCAGTTCGAGCTGCGTTATCTGCAACAATATCGTCAATTTGGTTCTGTAGAATTCCATCAGCACCAATACGTGAAGTTGTTTCGTCTGTAAGGTTTTGCGACTGTGTGTTAATAAATGTCTGTAAGGAAGCGTCACCAGCTAGACGTGCAGATTCTTCTGCATCTATCTGTGCTTGTAGAGCGCTGTCAGAAGACATACGTGCAGTCGTCTCGATAGACGCCTGTGCGATGCGTTGAGTCTTCTCGTCTAATATGTCCGCCGCAAGATCAGCGTCACCAGCGATACGAGAAGTTGCTTCTGAAGTGTCGGCTGCAATACGTGCGTCTACTTCTTGTTGAAGTGCTGCATCTGCACCAGCTGTATCTGATAACTCAGTGTGTAGTTCATTAATCGCATCAACTAGTGTTGAGGCAGATGTGTCTAGAGAACTAACATCACCAATCGCGGATGAGTTTGCAGTCATCAATGTCTGTAGATCACCATCAGCACTTTGGAATGCAGCTACGATCTCTTGTAGTGTATCCAAATTTTCTGGAGATGAACCCAAGATCGCATCAATCTGTGACTGGATGCTTGATAGATCTAAGTTTGCTAGATCCGAAGACTTCGCTAGTTCTACCCACTGACCACCGTGTGCAAAGTATGCCGCACCTTCTGCGTGGACGTGTGCAAACATACCGTGATTTGCAGATGCGTCTGGTAGATCTCCCATAGTAGAGAACAATGGGTGAGCTTGTCCACCCGCCTCAACTTGGTCAATCTTGTTTTGCAACAAGGCTTCTGCCGCTAAAGCGCGGGTCTCTTCTGCAGAGATTGCTGTAGCGTTTGCTTGTTCAGCCGCTGTTGCACGAGCCGTTTCTGCGTCTACTGCTGCCTGTACTGTTGCATCACCTGCAACACGAGCGGTTGCTTCTGCGGAAATTGCACCAACACGAGCACTTGACTCTGCGGTATCTGCCGCTTCACGAGCTGAAACTTCTGCTGCTAGTGATGCGGTTAGATCTGAATCGCCAGAGATACGCGATGCTTCTTCTGCATCAATAGATGACTGTAATGCATCGTCTGCGTTTTCACGTGCAGTTGCTTCTGCTTGAACAGCGAATGTACGTTCAGAGACTTCTTGAGTCAATGATGCATTTACTGCCGCAATAGTAGAAGAGTTGCCTGTGATTAGACCTGTAAGGTCACTATCTGCACCTTCAAACGCCGCCACAACTTCTTGAATTGTGTCTAGTGTTTCTGGAGATGTTCCAACGATTGCGTCTAGTTGTGATTGAATGCTTGATAAATCGCTACCAGTTACAGTATTCAACTGTGATTGTAGATCAGAGACCGCAGCTGCACGTGTTTGTGCTTCTGATAGGTCAGCAGCAATACGTGCTGCTTGTTCTGCGTCTACTGCAGCTTGTACTGTTGCATCGCCAGCAACACGAGCGGCCGCTTCTGCAGTTACTGCGTCTTCACGAGCAGTCTTTTCTGTTTCTATTGCCGCAGCGTTTGCTTGTTCTGCAGATGTTGCACGAGCAATTTCTGCATCAATTGCAGCACCACGTGCCGTTGCTTCCGCAGCGACTGCATCAGCGATATCCTGAGATACTGCCTCACGTGCGCGTACGACTGTGAAGAATAACTTATTGTCACCTTCAGCAATAGCGTCTGTGCTTGTTACTGCGATTGGAGTTGCTGTAACGCCGTCGTATACTTCCCAACGATCGTCTAGTTCGTTCCAACGTAGTTGAACTGCAGGTTCGTCACCACGCATGATACGAATACCTGCGTTAAGTACCGGAGCACCTGTAGAAACATTGCTGTTTAGATCGATGATGTTGTCAGCTACTTTTAAGGTCTGGCTGTCTAGAGTTGTTGTAGTACCCTCGACGGTCAAATTGCCTTCGATGGTTACATTATCTTCAAAGACTTTATCGCCAGTGATTGTACCGTCTGCATTTAAACTGTCAACATATTCTTTTGTTGCAGCGTCTGAAGCATCTACTGGAACACCGACATTTGTAACTTTGTGTGTTCCCATATCAACAGCACCACCAAACTTAGTTGGTTCGCCGCCGACTGTAGAAATTGTTTCTCCAACGGACATTACTAGATCTGACTTCAACTGGACACTTTCGTCGCCAGCGTTTAGATCAATGTTACCACCACCTGTTGCGCCGAACGACAGGTTCTGACCTGCGTCTGCGTACATAGTGATTGTACCGCTGTTGTCTTCTAGAATCTTAGTACCGTTAATGTACAGAGAGCCTGGACCGATGTATAGATCTTTCCATACGCGATCTGGAGAACCTAGTGTGTACTCGTTATCCAATGATGGAATTAGGTTTCCTGCCCAACCGTCACTGTCGTTATACGTGAACTGTGATGCTTGCAAACTTGCAACGTCTGCTTGACGTGCAACTGCTTCAGCAGTAATTGCGGCCGCGTTTAGATCGTCTGCCGTTATCGCACGTGCGATCTCAGCATTCAAACTATTTTGCAGTGCGTTATCGCCGGCAATACGGCGAGTTGTTTCAACTGCAAGATCATTCGCAACAGAAGTTATCTGTGTTGAATTGGCTGTTAGTTGAGATGAGTTTGCAGCTAGAAGTGATTGAATGTCACTATCTGCACCTTCAAAAGCGGAAACGATCTCGACAAGAGTATCAAGTGTTTCTGGTGAAGCGCCTAAGATGGAGTCAATTTGAGTTTGTAGTGAATCTACTGCTGCTTGAGTGTCGGAGTTAACTCCTAGTGAGTCAATCTGAGTTTGTAGGGATGCAATATCTGAAATACGTGTTGCTGTTTCAGATGCGATTGCAACTGTGTTACTGTTTACATCTATGAAAATTTGTGAATCTGAGTCGACGATAGAACTGCCTGAACCAGTGAGTGCACCTTCATCTACTAGAGATGAGACTGCGTCTGCGATGGCCCCTGCAACTATAGTACCATCAGCTCGGATTATAACGACATCATTGACGGTTAATTCACCTTTTACGTCAACGCCGTTCTGAATCCTAAACTTTTTGTTAGTATTCATTGCTTATACCTTTTTTGGCTATGTGGGAAATGGGGGTGGACTGATTCCACCCCCGAAGTTATGATTTAGAAATTATAATATATTATACGTCAACGTGAGTGGCAGTGACCTTAACGGTTGCACCAGCACTTACAGCTGTGTATGTTAGTTCTACTGAACCATTTGTCATTTGAACGTCGGTATCACCTAGCAGACCTGCGCCTGTATAAACGATTCCGTACTCTGTTATATATGCATTGGTTCCGTCGTGGATTACCATGCACTCACGTACTTCGTGTTGACCGCCTAGATCTACAGTTACGATGAACTTAGCAGAACGATGGACAGTTGAATCAAACGAAGATACGACAACAGCAGATGTACCTACAGCAACATCTTCACCCTGAATGAATGCCTTGATTTCGTCAGCTAGTGTTTCAGCACCAACAGACTTAGGATCTAGGACACCAACCGAGTTAGTAGACTGAGCGATAACAACCGCCTGTGTACCGACTGGGATAGCAGAAGTGAATGTGATTGTCTGATTAGGACCATCAATTGTGTAGTGAGTTGTTGGATCCTGAATAACACCACCAACAAACACGAACGAGTTCTGGTTAGTAGTTGCGAAATCTAGTGCAAATACTGTTTGTGAACCGTCACCGCTTAGTGTCTGACGTTGTGCGTCATTGAACTGAAGTTGAGTTGGATCAACAAGCTCGATACCAGTACCGTCTGTACGTACGCGAGCAACATATCCTGCCTTTGCAGTACCTAGAGATGAATCAGTAACGTCTTCCAACTCAACGAATGCCTTACCAGTTGATACTGATAGAACACCTGTTGAACTGTTGTAAGATACGTCGCCTTCACCATCTACGTCTGTGACAGAGATTGAAGCACGAGCACGTGCTGGAGTAAAGTATTCGTTATCGCCTTCACTTAGATCAGTAGTTGAGAATACAGAGATATGCTGTGCAGCAAGTCCTGCATCCATCTGACCTTTGTTGACTGCGTCTGTTGCGTCAGTACCGTTTGCAACCGCAACAACCTTGTTTGAACCCATGTTCAAAACACCAGTCATTGTGTCGCCAGACTTTGATACCTTAGTATCTACTGCAGCTTGTAGAATTACGTCAGCAGCAGCAAACTCTGCACGGATCGCAGCGTCTTCTGAAACACGTGTTGAAGTTTCAGTAGCAATTGCAGTCGCGTTAGCAGCGATGTCTGTTTGGTTCTGTGATACTAGACCTGTTAGAGTACCGTCTGCAGCTTGGAAAGCAGCAACGATTTCTGTTAGTGAGTCTAGTGCAGCAGAGTCAGTGTTTGACTTAATGAAGTCAACTTGTGACTGTAGAGATGTTTCAACACCCTGTGCACGAGTTGATTCAGCAGCGATTGCTGCAGCGTTAGTTGCGATGTCGCCTGCGTTTGCAACTTCAGCAGCCGTTGCACGGGCAACTTCTGCCGCTAGAGATGCAGTTAGATCTGAATCGCCAGCAATACGTGCAGCTTCTTCTGCATCAATCTGTGCCTGAAGTGAAGACTCTTTTGATAAACGACCAGTATCTACTGCTTTGATCGCTGCGTCCAACTTCTGGTCTGCATCTGCAAGAGATGTAGATAGATTGATGTAGTTAGTGCCGGATGGAGTTGCATAAGTGCCGTCAGCATTAACGCCAGCAGCTGTTTGTGTTGCAGTCATTTCACCTTCAACGACTGTTAGACGTGAGTCTAGAGCGTTGTCAGCAACTTGACGTGCGTTTGTTTCTGTAGTGATCTTACCGTCTAGGACGTTATCCGCATTCTCACGTAGAGTAGCTTCGTTTGCAACGATGCCGTCTGCGTAAGTCTTAGCATTTGCTTCTGCAGTGTCAGCCTTAGTAGTAGCGTCTGTTGCCGCTTCTGACTTGACTACAGCGTCTGCCGCGATGTATGCGTTAGTTACTACCACATCTGCCGCAGCGAACTCAGAACGGATTGCAGAGTCTTCTAGGACACGTGTTGCAATTTCAGAAACAAGAGCATCTGAATCTGCGTCTGCGCGAGCAACAGCAGCTGCAAGACCTGCAGTGTTAACGTCTGTCTCGCCGTGTACTTCGTTGATTGCACCAGTTAGAGTCTGTGCAGTTGTGTCTAGAGTTTCTTCTGCAGAACCGATCTTCGCTTCTAGAGCGTCGATGTCTGCTTCGTTAACTGTTAGACGACCTGCTTGTAGACCCTGTTCTGTTTCTAGAGCAGTCGCACGACCTTCTAGTGAAGTAGAACGAGATTCTAGATCAGTTGCACGTAGTTCAAGAGCATCGATGTCTGCTTCGTTGACTGTTAGACGACCAGAGTTTGCAGAAATAACATTCTGTAGGTCTGAGTCTGCGTCTTCAAATGCAGCTACGATTTCTTGTAGTGTGTCTAGAGTTTCTGGTGAAGTACCAACAATCGCATCAACACGACCAGTTACTGCGTCAACGTCAGTACGTAGACCACCTTCAACGCCAGTAGCGCGAGTAGTTTCGTCTGCGATTGCAGTAGCGTTGGCTTGTTCTGCAGCCTGTGCACGTGTAACTTCAATTGTTAGATCAGCTGCGTTCTGTGCGATTGCAGCAGTGTTTGTGTTAACGTCTGAACGTAGACCACCTTCAATACCAGTAGCACGAGCAACTTCTGCTGCAAGTGATGCTGTTAGATCGGAGTCTGCGCTAGCACGTGTAACGGCTTCTGCATCAATGTTGTTCTGCAATGCAGTGTCTGCGTTTGCACGAGCAACTGCTTCTGCGTCGATGTTAGACTGTAGAGTCGCATCACCAGCAGCACGAGCAACTTCTTCTGCACGTAGATCAGTTTCGTTTTGATCAGCAAGTGCTTCTACTGCATCCATCTCACCTTCTAGCGCAGTAGTGCGTAGAGAAAGTGCGTCGTCTGCAGCTGAACGAGTTGCAGCTTCTGCAGTAACTTGTGCAGTAGTGAAGTCGTTTGCTTCTTGCTTAGCAGTTAGGATACGTGCAGTAACAGTGTTACCGACAGTTCCGTCTACTGTTGCGTCACCGATTAGGGCAGCGTCTTGTGCATCAGCGTGTGCAATTGCAGCCGCTTGATGTAGATCTGCTTCTTGATCAGTGTATGCTTTTGCAGCGAATAGTACGTCTGAGTCGCGATCGATGTAATCTAGAGTGATGTTATCAATCTGTGTCTGTAGACCAGCATCTGCAGTACCACGAGTCGCCGCTTCTGCGTCAATCGCGTTCTGTAGTGCAGTGTCTGCAGAAGCACGTACAGACGCTTCCGTTGAAATAGCAGTAGTGTTAGATGATACTAGTGCAGAGATGTCTGAGTCCGCATCTACAAATGCAGAGACGATCTCTTCTAGTGTATCTAGAGTTTCTGGTGAAGCACCAAGGATTGTTGTAACTTGTGATTGAACAGCGTCAACGTCAGTACGTAGACCAGATTCAACACCAGTTGCACGAACAACTTCTGCCGCTAGGTCAGATGTTAGTACGCCTTCCGCAGCAGTCGCACGAGCGATTTCAGCGTCAAGACCTGCTTGTAGGTCAGAGTCGCCTGCAATACGTGCAGCTTCTTCTGCAGCAACACCTGAATCAGCGTGTGACTTAGATGCAGCTTCTGCAGATGCGATACGGTCAGTTACAGTGTTTCCTGTAGTACCATCTACAGTCGCATCGCCGATCAATAGATCATCGTGTGCTTTTGCAGATACTAGAGTTGCAGCGTCACCAGAGTTGATCAATGCAGTCATGTCAGTGCGGACTTGTGTGTCAGCAGTTGCACGTGCAGAGATTTCGTCTTGGATAGATTGTGCGTTTGCAGCTTCTGCCGCTGTTGCACGAGTTTCTTCGTCTGCGATATCCTGAGCGTTAACCGCTTCAGCCGCAGTTGCACGAACGATCTCAGCAGCAAGGTCAGATTGTAGAGTGTCTACATTACCTTCTTCTGTGGTTAGTCGAACGTTTAGTGCGTTGTCAGCAGCGATACGAGCAGCTTCTTCTGCAGTAAGTGCAGTCTGAAGTGCAGTGTCGCCAGCAGTACGTGCAGATACTTCTGCAGTGATCTGACCTTGTAGATCAGCTTCTGCAGTTGTTGCACGTGTAACCTCGTTAGAGATTGCAGTTGAGTTTGCAATAGTAGATGCAGTCAATACGCTATCTGCGTTTTGGAATGCAACGACGATTTCTGCAAGTGAGTCAAGTGCAGCTGGGTCAGTATTGCTAACAATGTTGTCAATACGAGTGGTTAGAGCTGAATCTGCAGTTTGGTATGCAAGTTCAATTGCATCTTCACGTGCTACTGCACGAGTAACTTCTGCAGCAAGATCAGCAGTGAGTGTTGCGTCAGCAGCGATACGAGCAGCTTCTTCCGCGTCAATGTTTTGTTGTAGTAGAGTTTCAGCCGCTGATGCGCGTGAAGATTCAGTTGCTACCGCGTCTGCGATATCTTGTGCGACTGCTTCTTTAGCACGTGCGTCAGTGAAGTACTTAGATGAATTTTCGGTAGTGCCTTCAGAGATGTCGTCCGTAGAGAACGATGCGATGAAGTCATCTGCGCCAATTTTCTTAAGTGAGTCTGAACCTACATCGTACAATAGGGTAAAACAATCTGCAGGGTTAACCATTCCCTGTAGTTCGGCTTGCCCCTGTACCGCGCTCTCATCAAGTTTTGTATTGATGACGGCCTTGTCGGCCAGAGCAGGTGATTTAATTTGCCTAAATGCCATTAGGTAATCTCCTAGGTTAGTGGTTTTGGAATTAAACGTTTAATAATATACTAACGAAATTTAATGTAGATGTCCGTCCCTACTGGGGGGATCTCAAAAAACTGAATAGTATTCTCAATTGTTTCATAGATTTCTTCAGGATGCTGAAGAACATCGTTAACCCAGACATCAATTAGATCATCACGAGATGGGATACCATTCAAAGTAAATACTGCAGTGTCGCCTGGAGCAATGATAGACTGTGCTTCAGGAATGACAGTGCGTTCATTGGTTGATGAAGAGGTACCTTCGATATAATCGAATAATGCGGTTTCTTGGCCGGGTGTCGCAGAAACTTCTTCTTGTTTTTGTTTAGCTAAGTTGAAAAGACTTTCGGCAAGTACCCTGTTGAAGGATTTATTATTGATCATATCTTTGGAATACTACGTCTGATTAATATACTGTCTTTATTTATATTAAAAACGAGTTCAAAGCGTATTTTTATTTTTTATGACTGCCTGAACTGTAGTAATTCTTGTAATAACTCTGTGACATCTTGTAGATCACTGTCCAGATTATTAATTCTGGCGTGTAATACGTCTACTTCAGTTTGTGTAGTGACACTCTGGCCATTCAATGTATAGTTACCAAGAAGTTGAACTCCAGTATCGTCCAGAACAAGTCTATCATCATTTTGGTGTTGTATCTTGAACTGACTATCGTTAAACCCTAAGTGTTTAATAATAGTGTCAGTACCATTATGATAAAAACGAGTTTCTTCGTTGGTGCCTACAATAAAGGCAAAGTGGTCATCTATGATGAGGTCGTTTCCAAAAGAAACGCCAGTAGAATTGTAGGCTGCTACCTGAACTACCTGTTCATCGCCTACAATGTGTGTAAGGGAGATCGTGTCTCCGTCATTCGCAACGTAGTCTATTCCTTGATGGAGTAAGACACCGTTCAAATATACTTGAATTCTTGATGGACTGTTTGGGTCTGGGTCATACTGTAGTACGTTCCCAGCGTCATCTGCACCCGTTATAACTTCTAATGTTCCGTCAGAGGTATAAATGTATGCGTTGAATGTAGTTGTCGCAGAGAGACTATCGTCCCCTACAGCGCCAATCTCTACAATCGTTTGAACTCCACCATCATACTCTCGTTTGATGTAGAGCTTTCCGTCTTGAGTATTTATACCGATCTCGCCCAGTTTTAACTCTTCAATACTGGGAATATCACCAAGACCGTCAAACGTCTTGATGTTCGCACCGATGTTCTGTACGACATTACTGATAGGTCGGCCGACCGTGACTCTCTTAACCTTGGTTCCAGAACCAAACCCACTGATAGACGATACGCCTGTGACTCCACCGATTCTACGTATAGGCATGTCGTTACCTCGTTACAGAAGGGTTGACTTTTATCTTACCTTCTAGTATTCTTTCTATGATAGTATGTCCGTCTTCATCAACGAAACTGATCTCAACATCATAGACGTATCTACCACGAGTGGATAGGGCATCGGTTTGCAAGTTAGTTAAGGATATTGTAACGATGCCCTCTAAAGGAGGAGTGGGTATTACAGCCGTGAAGTCAATTGACTCTGTACTTCTGTAAGTTTTTTTCAGTTTGGCGGCCGCTGAATAACCAGTAAGATCTTTCTTAGATCCGTCCGGATTCACTAACTCTATCTGTAGAGCTAGGTCCGCACCTTGATCAATTGTAAAATCTTCGTAAGTCGCCATTATGGTTAAACCCTAAGTGTTATAAACTTCTGTTTCTATTTATAACACTTAAACTGCAGAAATGTCGTCAAGAACCATCTCACGAAATTCTTCAGAAGTCTCTGACCAGTCAAATACATAAGAAACGGTAACACGCCAGTCATCTGTAGATGCGGCATGATACATTAACTTTTCTGGTTCGTCATAGTGTCCGAAGTATGCAGCCTTACAAGTCCATACTCCTGGCGCGTCTTGACAACGAACAACTTCTTTCGTTTCTGGATGAATGTAGTCAAAGTAACCAGAACCATCTTCTGAGTAAGAGAAGATAAGATTAAAACCTGGCGCATTTGCATTGTTATGCCATGAGATATACCCGCCCGGTGGATAGACTGCTGCAAGTGCATTGTGTTTAACAGACAAGAAGTTCATCATCTTGTCGTTTAGATCACGTAGGTGATGAGTCATGTCACGTTTAAAGATTGGGTCTGCATCTTTTTCAAACATCTTATGTGCGCGGTCAGATAGTTTGAAGTTATATCCAACCATCTCTTCGGGAAATCCATCATGTCCCTTGCCCATTGCAACGATGTCATTCATGTATCCTTCACCAACGTAGTATGAACGTTGACGAATATGTTCTGCTGCAGTCAAGTGACAGTTCTTTTCAAAACCCTGCATAGTATGCAATTTGGCATACTGGTCTAAAACCTCTAGCAACTCTGGGTTATTTACCTCTACGTGCTTTAGATATTGGTCGTTTACCTGTGTCATACGATTGGAGTATCCTTGTTCAACCCAGCCGAGAAGTGTCTTAAAATTACGGGTCCCGTCTCAGGTCGTGTTCTTGCCCAATTGAGGGCATTGTAATAATTCCACCTCAAGTCATCATCAAAGATACCAACCTTGAGGTCCTTATACTTTTCTTCCTTCTCAGTTAACCACCAGAGCGAGAACTGATCCCAAGACTTGAGACTGTCTGCATACCCTTCCGGCCACCAAGAGTCGTTCATCTGTCTGAATGTCAAGTCCCACCAATCGTCCATGAATTCACGTACAATCGGTTTACTCATATCATACAAACAAACGCCACCGCATAATGTAAACTTCGCCATACCCTCTGGTGTAGAGAAGTCGCGTTCTGCGTAGATGTAATCTCTATCATCTGTTAACGCAGAAAACACCACATCGTGGTCTTTCATCTCATCCCAAACTTTTACAATGTCTTCGTGCTCACATTCCATATCAGCATCAATGTACATTGTCAAGTCATACGGAGACTTTGCCATCCCCCACAACTTCGCACGGTAGTGATCATCACAAAAGATGATATCATCCGCGACTTCGCGACCACGATCATCAATAAACCGTTCTTCGGTCACTAAACAAATCTTGCAATCCTCATAGTAATCTCTAATGGATTCGGCAAGATTCAATGCGTACAAATAAAAGTTGCGTTTCTTAGACGCAACTAATAAAAATCCTTTACTCTTCTCCACTGTCTTCGGCCTCTAGTTGTTCTTGCAGAATCATAATTGAGTACATATCTACTTCAATCTTTGACTTCGCCCGACGCAGTTTTGCCTTTAACTTGCGGTTCTTAGAGTTTTTAATCTCCTCAACCTCAAACGCTTCTAGTTTGTAGTTGAACAGTTTTTCAAGCTTACGTGCCTTTTGATGTTCTTCTTCACGTATCTTTTCTTCTTCAGCTTCTGCCTTCTTGCGAACAACACGATCAGATGTTTCCTTATCAATCGCATCTTCACCTAGGGCATCAACAACTTCATTAAACAGTTCGTTCTCACTACCATCCTTATCATGACGATGTAAAAACATTTGTTGGCGCGTCACTCTACCAACGTCATCTTCAAGTTCTAGAATACAGTTTATTTCTTTCTTTTCGTCTGTTTCCCAGAACGCATTATCCATCCAACGCTTATAACTCATTAAGTATCTCCAAAGAGTTCAATTCAATTCAAATGTATATAGTGTAGAAATAAAACGGGTCAAGTGAATGACCCGCATTTCCTATATTATAACACAGTACGGTTGATTATGCAACACGTACGTATAATGTATATGTTTCAGTAACCTCTGTAAGCGTATCTGAAATCGTTGCACCCACGTAGTTACCCAAGAAAGATCTTGCATAGTTACCAACGTAATCTCGAGCATAATTACCACCAAATGTACGTGAGTAATTACCTGTGAAGTCTCCAACATAGGCAGAGTCACGATTACGTGAGTATGCACCAGAGTATGCAGAAGTACGGACACGAGCATATGCAGAGACACGGACACGAGAGTAATTACCTACGAAGTCGCGTGAGTAAGTGCCAGTATATTCACCAGTAAATGTGCGTGAATAATCACCGACATAGTTACCACCGAAGTCGCGAGTATATGTGCCAGTGTATTCACCAGCAAAGTCACGGGAGTAGTTACCTACATATTCCCCAGCGAAGCCGCGTGAGTAGTTGCCCGCATACTGACCAGAGAAGTCTCGAGTATATGTGCCAGTGTATTCACCCGCGAATCCACGAGCATAGTTACCTACGAAGTCGCCGACAAAGTCACTTGCATAAGCCCCAGTGTATTCACCAGCAAATGTTCTTGCATAGTTACCAGTAAAGTCTCCAGCAAAATCACGTGCATAATTACCAGCAAATGTTCTTGCATAGTTACCAGTAAATGTGGCATTATATGTTCCCGCATACTCACCAACAAATCCACGTGAGTAAGCACCAGTATATTCACCAACGAAGTTGTTGTTGTAAGTACCAGTGTATGCGCCTGTGTATTCACCTACGAATGTTCGGTTATAAGTTCCTGCGTATTCGCCAACAAATCCACGTGAATAGTTACCCGCAAAGTTTCCACCAAAGTCACGTGCGTAGTTTCCTACGTAGTTTCCTCCGAAGTCTCCAACAAAATCACCGATAAAGTTACCAGCGAAGTTACGAGAGTAGTTACCAGTGAATGTGCGTGAGTAGTTGCCTGCAAAATCTCCAGCGAAGTCACGCGAGTAGTTACCAGTGAATGTACGTGAATAGTTACCAGCAAAGTTTCCTGCAAAGTTAGTCACACGATCACGAGCATATGTTGATGCACGGTTGCGGATGTATGCAGAAACACGAGTCACGACATATGCAGAGTAACGAGTACGAGTAGATGTACGAGTATACTCACCAGTAAAGTTACCGGCATATTCACCAGCAAATCCACGTGAGTAGTTACCTACAAAGTCACCTGCATAGTTACGGGCGTAGTTACCGATAAAGTTACCAGCGAAGTTTGTTACTCTATCACGAGTGAAGTTACCTGTGTAATCAGTAATTCGTGTACGTGCATACGAAGAGTTGCGATTACGCGTAGATGTACGTGTTGATGTACGAGTAAAGTTACCTGTGTAATCAGTAATTCGTGTACGTGCATAAGCTGAGTAACGTGTGCGTGTTGAAGTAATTGTCGATACACGTGTGAAGTTGCCTACGTAGTTTGTTACGCGATCACGAGCGTAAGCTGAGTTACGTGTACGAGTATAGTTTGTTGCACGAGTTCTTGCATAAGCACTGTAACGAGTACGAGTAGATGTGCGCGTAGATGTACGAGTAAAGTCACCAACATAGTTAGTAATACGAGTACGTGAGTAGGCACTGTAACGAGTACGTGTTGAAGTACGTGTTGACGTACGAGCATATTCACCTACGAAGTCACCAGCATAGTATCCAGTACGTGTGTAGTTACCTGTATTGGTAAAGGTCTGAACACGATTACGAGTGAACGCACGAGCGTAGTTACCTGTGTAGTACAATGTACGAGTGTAGTAACCAGTACCTGTACCCGTACGTGTTGACGTACGGCTGTAATTGCCTTCATATGAGAACGGACGACTACGAGTATAGTTTCCTACAAAATCACCAGTAAAGTTGGTTACACGATCACGTGAGTAGTTTCCAGCGTATGAGAACGCACGACTTCGATTATACGTAGAAGTACGGGTGCGCGTATAGTCGCGAGAGTAGTTTCCAGCGTAAGAGAATGCACGACTGCGAGTATAATCCTCTGCGGATACACGAGTTCGGGCATAGTCCCCAACAAAGTTGCCGGTAAAAGAACCAGCCGTGCCTTGAGTAACCAACCCATAGTAATAATTTTGAAAAAGTTGCATTTGGAGAGTGCCTCTTGAATAGGTCACTCCATTGTGCGTAATTGAAGTTGCGTTGGCGTTAGTGCTGGTCGCAATAGTCGTAGCGTTAATAACAACAGAAGCTCCCGCAGTACTCTTTAACCAATATGTGACATATTGGGCGTACTGAGTAGTACTTCCCGAATTAACAGAAGTTCGGGTTGATGTGCGTGCGTAGTTGCCTACATACGAAGTACCGCCCGTAACTCCAGTATAGTTTCCTACAAAGTTTCCTGTAAAAGAACCGCCAGAACCACTGTAAGTAACGCCGTAACGAGTTTCCAGCCCAAAGTTCTCTCGGAAAGTGCCTCGATTATACGTGACACCACCATTGGTTATTGATGTCATGGTGGTTCCTTGCGCTATAGCGACAGAAGAACCGCCCACATAAACAATTACAGTACTGGATTCATTATCAATAACCCAACCATCTGTCACTGTGTTGAAAGGACTCTCCGAATAATCGTCAGTAGCACCACCAGAACCCGTAGAAACGCGAGTAGAAGTTCGGGTGAAATCTGTACTAGTTGGAGTTCCAGTGTAGTTACCTAAATAAGATCCCGTTCGGTTTCGAGTAAAGTTTCTTGAATAGTTTCCGCCGAAGTTACGCGAATAATTACCCAAATAAGATCCAGTACGAGTACGGCCATAGTTGCCTACAAAGTTGCCTGCGTAGTTGACATCTGGTTCGCGAGTATAGTTACCCAAATAAGATCCGGTTCGTGTACGCGCATAGTTACCTACAAAGTTGCCTGCGTAGTATAGTGTACGAGTATAAGCTGGGGTACGTGCATAGTCTGCAGCATAGTTACGTGCATAGTTGCCAGTGAAGTCGCCGACATAGTACAGTGTACGTTGATAGTTCAAAGTACGTGTTGAAGTACGTGTTGATGTGCGTGAATAGTTTCCTACAAAATCACCAGCATAGTTACCAGCAAAACCACGAGAATAGTTGCCTACAAAGTCGCCAGTAAATGTAGTCGCGTAATTACCTACGAAATCACCACCGTAGTTGCCTGCGAATCCTCGAGCATAGTTGCCTACAAAGTCGCCTACATAGTCTCCGACATAATTTCGGGCGTAGTTACCAACAAAGTTACCTGCGAATGTCGTTGTATAGTTGCCTGTGTAGTTACCTGCAAAGTCACCAGCGTATCCACGAGCATAGTTTCCTACGAAATCTCCGGTGAATACTGTGGTATAATTACCTACGAAATCGCCACCGTAGTTGCCCACAAATGTACGTGCATAGTTTCCTACGAAATCTCCGGTGAATACTGTAGTGTAGTTACCCACGAAGTTACCAGCGTAATTAGTAACACGGTCACGTGTGTATGCAGATGCACGAGTACGGGTAGATGTACGCGCATAAGCTGAGTAACGTGTTCTCGCAGAAGTACGAGTAGAAACACGAGCATAGTTGCCTACGTAGTTTCCTGCAAATCCGCGTGAGTAGTTACCTACGAAGTTACGTGAATAGTTGCCTTGGAAAGAACGTGAGTAGTTTCCAATAAAGTTGCCAGCAAAATCGGTCACACGATCGCGAACATATGAAGAAACACGGCCACGAGTAAACTCACCCGTGAAGTTAGTCACACGATTGCGTGTGTAAGTAGAAACACGGGCACGAGCATAAGCATTTGCAAAGTTAGTGACACGGTCGCGAGTGTAGTTAGTGATGCGGGTTCGTGTGTAATCTGCAGAGTATGCTGATGTGCGTGTACGAGTTGAAGTTCTTGTATAAGCTGAGTTACGAGTACGTGAGTATGTTCCGGCATAAGCTGATACACGGTTTCGTGAATATGTACCAGAGTATGTACCTGTGTATGAAGAAACACGAGTACGAGCGTAAGTGCCTGAATAGGCAGAGTTACGAGTACGTGCATATGTACCTGCATAAGCAGAAACACGACCACGAGTGTATGCAGAAGAACGAGAACGCGTGAACGTACCAGTAAAGTTCTGTACGCGATTACGTGTGTAAGTAGAAACACGTGCGCGTGAGTAAGTTCCCGCAAAGTAACCAGTAAATGCAGTTAGTCTATTACGAGAATATGTAGAGATACGGTTACGAGCATACGCGCCAGAGTACGCAGATGTGCGTGTGCGCGAATATGTTCCAACGTATGTTGAGACACGGGTTCTCGCATAAGTGTCTGAATACGCGGATGTACGAGTTCGTGAGTAGGTTCCTGTATAAGAGGAAACACGTGTACGAGTGTAATCAGCCGAGTAAGTAGAAACACGATTGCGAATATAAGTCCCTTCATATGAAGATGGTCGCGTACGAGTGTACTCTCCGACGAAATCTCGAGAATAGTTACCTACGAAATCTCTATTATATGTTCCTGTGTAGTCTCCAACAAAGGTGCGGGAGAATGTATCTACACTATTACGTGTGTATGTTGAAACTCTATCGCGAGTGTAAGCCGAAATACGCGTACGTGCGTATGATGAGTTACGTGTGCGAGAGTATGAACTATTTACAATAGTACGTCGGGTGTTAGTTGCATCACCAACAACAGACCATGTTCCAGGCAGTGTTGGTACACCTTGCGCAGCTGAACGGAACTGATAAGATCCGATCGCACCGGCCGTCGCACGGAGGGATTTGACACGTTGACCAATAGTATATTTGATCTGATCATCCGACATTTCTTTGAATCCGTCAAAGTTGGATGACCCATCGTAACAAATAGCAACGGGACGCACTGCGTTAACCACAGGCATCGTTACACGTTGATAGATGTTGTAATTTGTTACTGTACCATCACCGTGTGTGTCTGAGAAGACATTTGCGAGGAAGACCGTATAGTCTGCGCCAGGTGATGTACTAGAAAGTTTGAATGTACCGACATAGTCATTCTGGACCATGTTACTGAGTACACGACTTGCAAGATTATCCAAATCTGGATCTACCATTTCGTAGAAGCCTGGATTTGGGCCTGAGTCATAATAACCCACAGGACGAACAAAATCGGCACCAGTTTCATCTGCAACACCGCCCACCTGACGTAGAGGTGTGGTTACAGTTGTAGATGTGATATTAGTAATTGGGTGAGTACCCGCAGATTCATTAAAATACGCGTCCGTAAATGAACCAATATTAACATCACCAGTTAAACTGATATCTCCGACTTCACCAGCAGATGCATCTGCTAATGCTTGTCCCACCGCATAAGAAAGATAGTTCTCTTCTAGCGGTGTAAATTCCTGTAGGTCACCATTAGTATTTTTAATTTTTAGTGGGATACTAGATGCTGACACAATAATTGCTCTCTTGTAAAAGTTGAAATTAACGGTTAATAACGTACTTTATTTATAATAAAAAAAATGTGCGGAAACCAAAGTCTGCGCACATTTCGTAAAAATATTTATGACAATTAGTTATGCTGGGGCGTCAGGCCATGGAACATCGTCCAAACTTTCAATTCCGTCTAGAACGTCTGTGATATCACGTAGTTCTTGACGATAACCCGCCCACGCATTCTTCATATCTTCTGACAGTGGAGCATCTGGAATTTGTGTCCAATCTGTTCCCGCAAGAAGACCATTTCTTCGTGTACGAATATCTTTTATTAGATCCTCAAGATCCCATACCCAGTTTCGTGATTCTGTATCCCATCGACAGTATTGATTTGGTGCGTCCTCACGAGGGTGAAACCTTCCATCATCAAAATAATTTCTTTTTATAAACTCAAACCCATTCTCAATAGGAAAGTCTAAATGAAGGATTAAAGATCCATCTTCCTGAAATCCTTGTTCAGGCAATCTTCCATATGCAGTTTGAAGGTTTATTATTTGTTGATCTTTAATGTATGCAATATGATTTACCATTATAATAATTCTCCTATTAAAATTTGATTTCTGATTCTTCCATATGATGTAAAGTATTCATCTCCAAATGGATTAGAACCAGACCTATCGTCTTCTTCGTTCCCCGATTGTCCTGTTGAGTTTATAACTGTTACCTCATTAGCTTGTACCGTGAGAGAAGAAGTGTATGTGAAACATTGTTCCTGTGATGCTAAATCAGTAGGACTTGGGTTATAGTAAGTCCAAACCCAAGGCAGAGAAGATTCTAAATCACTTACTGAAATATATTTAGATCTATGCCCTAAATCATACCCATAAGTTATATCTGGATATGAATGTGAATCTGTGATTTGGAAATGATTAGAACCAACTGCCCTAGAGTCAAACTGAACACTTTCGTTTTCATTATAAATGATAAGTCCATAGTCATCGGTGGAACTAATTTGACCAGCCTTTTTTATAACGAAGTAATCTAAAGATACCGGATATTTATTGTCATTGTTTGAAACGTATCTATAAAAACTAAAAGAGTTTGTGCTGGATGTAGGAAAAGATTGACCGTTCGTTGGTTCTACAAAAAAATTATAAATTGAACTTCCCGAGGTGTGCAGAGAAGGATCTGCTCGGACAAATAATATTTCACCCGAAGTCAGTGTAATGGATGAAGCAACACCAGCCTGAGTAACTATATAACTACTCAGCGGGTTTGATGAATCGAACATCAAACCGTTTGCATCATTAAATACTTGTAATCCGTATGACATTATGACAACCTAAAAATTTCAATATTGAAGGCAACATCGGTTGAACTTTGATTAGTAATACTTATAGTATTACCAGAAAAAGATGATGATATCCCATTCGGGTCGGCACTAGGAAATAATCCTACAGCATATTGAGAGGTGTTAGTGACGTTTGGTATTGTTATTTGAGTAGTTCCGCCCGCAGTAGCTGTCGCAGCAAAACTTAATTCTTGTTTGTTTAACACAACATCAACTTTAGAAGATATTATTAACGTTTGATTTTCATTAAAAATCTCCAATCCATACCCTGTGCCCGAACCTATAGGTGTTGGTCTTTCGTCCGCATCACTATTCGTTGTTGTTCCACCACCACCATCAACAACATTAACGATGTTCATAGTACCAGACTGTTTGGTTAAAGATGTACCAGACACTGTCCCAGAAACAGTAACTTTAAATGATTCATTCGACTCACTCAATGAATCAGTCGATAATACAACTGAAAAGGTACCAGTATTATTAGATATGTTTACTGTTCCTGTCACTGAAGAAAAGTCAGAGTTAGAGGTCGTTACATTATTAATCGCCCAGTTAAGTTGAGTTGTTCCCGAAGGGAAATTGGCAGTATTGACATCAAAACTTATTGTATCACCTTCAGAATGCCAAGCTGATCCATTACTAGGAGAAATTGTAGTGATAGAAGGTGTGGAACCGCTACCACCGCCCCCACCACTACTAGCACTATTGCTTATAGAGTAGTAAGTCGAAGTGGAAGTTCCAACAAATGGACTGGTGGTTGTTACTGTTTCTTCAACATCACCTCTTGTGTAAGTGGTACCTTCGAATACAAAAGAAGATGCGTCTGACGGAGTAACTGTGGCACTAACACCATCATATGCAATGAAAGCACCAAATTGACTAGAAACCCAATAGTAATATGGAGCAGTTGTCCTTGAATATTGAAACGACATATTATGTTAACTTCCCTAACTTAATTCTTGTGGCTCCATTCGCGTCACTAATAGTGATCAAGTTTCCTTTGATGTTCATAGAACCGTCGTCATCTGAAGTAGTAACGTCGATTTCGCCTGTCACTTTCGCATTAGAAAGTTCTACACCTTCAGCAGTAACACTAAACGGAGCAGTACCATTACCAGTTCCATCTGTAGGTAGAATCTTGAATGTATCTGCGGTAATTTCAAAGTCTGCCGTGGTACCGTTGTTACCGAACTTAATACCTGCAACCTTTGGATTGCTCTCGGTTCCTGCAACAAGATCGATACCCCACGTTGCTGTAGTATTACCTTCCGAGTCAATCAACGCAGTAAGCGTTTGCGTTGCTTGTGAGATGTCACTATCAATTTTAGCAATTAAGTCGGTCTGCATTTGGGTGGTGACGGAAGTGATTTTTCCATCGACTGTAGTAATCTGACTTTCTAAAGCACTCTTTGCTTCGGCAACCGCTGTCGTTACATTACCATTCTCATCTGTCACGAATACATTGTTATTAAGAGTTGTTATATCCGACGCCAGTGCAGTGACTCTATTTTCAGAGGAATCGTACTCTGTACGAGAAATTAATTCTGATTGTGCTTCAGATAAAGCTTCAACTCTTGTGTTTAGATCTGAATCAACAACCGCTAGTCCCGTCTCTAATTCTACAATCTTTGCCGCTTCAATTACCAGTTTGTCACTATCCGCGTTCATGCGAATTGTTAACGTGTCTCCTGCCCCTGCCATTGCAGAGTCGATCATCTCTGGAGTAATGTTGATGCCGTCTTGAATAAACTGATCTAAAGTAAGTCCTAGAGAGTCGACCGATTCTAGAATTACACTCAGACCATCTGAGTTCACATTAATCCTAGAAGTCAACGAGGAGACTGCGCTAGTGTTGATATCAATTCTTTCGTTGGTGTCCGAATTAAATAGTAATAGGTTGTTCTCAACGCTGTCGATGATGCCAGCGAAAGAAACAATCTGATCGCTGTTTGCTTCGATGCGTGAGATGATTGAAGTATTAGCACTAGCGATGGCTGATGCGAGAAGGTCAGAGTCTATCCCACCAAGGACCATATTATCTAAAGAAGCTTGGGTTTGGATCAAGGCTTGTGATAAAACAAGAATTCCAGAATCGGTGTTATCGATACGGGACTCTAATGTAAAGATAGCAGAGGCGTTCGCTTGAATATCAGAATCATTTACGTTTGTATTGATCGTGAACTGTTGAAGGTAATCTTCGTTGATCACTGTTAGGAAATAGTTCGAATCAAGGAACGTCGCCATGAAGTCGTTGAAGACCGAAGAATCCAAATAATTATTGATTAAATTATTCGTCTCTCCAGTATCTACACCACCAGACTCGGTCGGTGTCGGTAAAGGAATATCTCCCGTTACAATACCATCGAAGTTCTGATTTATTTTTAGAACAGCGGCGTTAATATTGTCTGCAAGATTGACTACTTGTATGTTACTCATTTGCATTACCTGCTAATTTTAAGAGCAAGTCTTTTATTTGACTCATATCTTCTTTTAATCCTCTGACATCTTTCGTGAGAGATTCTATTTGATTTTGTCGTTCGTGATATATTCTATCACGTTTTCTCGCGTTATCTATCTCGGACCTGTTTGTATTTAGTATAGCTCCAGTACGACTGTCTCGTACTAAATTACTATGTCCCTCTACTTTTAAGTGTTTATTCATAAGACTTAGTGATGCGCAACGTCAGTTCCATCTTCGGAATCTGACCCTGTACTGTCACCACTGCCTCCTGCACCCGAAGTGCCAGAACTTTGTGCTGGGGTTAACTCTCTAGAGATGCGGTGATAGAATATTGAGATGCCGGGATTACTCTGGTCTAATTCTTCTAGATCACCCTTGAAGTAAGTGTACCCATCATTAGCGTCAATAGATACAATTTGTGTATCATCAAGACCTTGTGTTTGAGAAAGGTCATATGTTATACTAGATCCATTCCAATAAATGCTAGCTATATTAAATTCGTCACCGCCGCTTATTATTTGAGAGATAGAGAAATAATACTGAGGTGCTGTTCTAGAATAGAAATCGAGTTCCGGTTCAGGTTCTGGTTCGGGCTCTGGTTCTGGTTCAGGACCTGGCTCAGGTTCGGGCTCTGGTTCTGGTTCAGGACCTGGCTCAGGTTCCGGTTCTGGTTCGGGTTCTGGTTCAGGTTGTGGTTCGGGTTCTGGACTTGGAGCAGGAGTATCTACTGGGTTCAAGTCTAGGTCAAACAACTCTCCAAACTTCTGCAGTCCGCTAGCAGTGATCAAAGAGATTGCACGAAGGTCTGTAATCATCGGAGACTTAGATGAATTGTCAGACTTCATTACAATCATGACTTGGAACACAGTAAATGGTTCTGCGTCTAGTGTGTACTCATAGTCACGGAAAATGTCCGGATTCTCATCTGTAGGCATTGGTGTGTCAATTTCAATTTTCGCCCACAACGCATCAGCAAATGCGTTCTCATCTAGAGATGTACGTGCGTACACTTCAAACTCTGCACCACGTGCTCGGTTCGCTGCGAAGATAATTTTGAGACCTTCTGACAACTCATCAATGATCACAGGTGTTGTAATGTGTTGAGTTGCGTTTCCATTATCGATGACATTTTCTAGAGTAACTACAGAAACTCTTTGTAGATCAATCACAGGGGAAACTTTAGGGTCGCCCGTTGACATATCTAATTTGAATTTTAATGTTTTTACGGGAGAGTTGTCTGAGGTAGCGACAACATTCGGATTCGTATTTACATTTAGGTCATTGAGCGACACGCTTTGTATTTTACTTACAGGAGGATCCTGTGTATATGAGTGTTGTTGAAATGTACGACTAGACCCATACGAATCCGCCAGAGCTTTAGTTACGGTAGGTTGAATACTTGTAGACCTAGGTGAGAAAGACTGCACTTGTGGAATATATTGATCATAAACCACCTGTTGAGTTGCCGTGACGTTATTACCACCACCTTGCGCAGAACTTGTTGCTGCAGCCGGTGCGGTAATGGTATACCCTTCCCACGTCGGAGATTCTACAACAAATGATCCTGTAAGTTTGTCGGGAGTAAGTCCGCCCACATTACTTGATACGTCTGATAAGACGACAACATCACCACTACTAAATCCATGCCCTTGGTGTTGCACTTTAACTTTATTTGATCCTGCTTCAATAGTTTCAAACGGACTCTGAATCAAAGTCACTTTAGGTAACTCTGCATTCTCTAAGTGTAGTACACCAGAAGGAGCAAATTCTGCGCGATCCAGTTTAAACATCAAATCCTTAGTTTGATCTGGAGTCCACGTTGATCCGTTCTGCGACAAGAACAGAGAACCTAGTGTTGGTTGACGTGATACTCTGGCTTCACGAGAAGGTCCTACAACAAACTCATAAGTCTGTGCGGTATATACATTATAATCTACAGACTCAGCAAGTAGTACTATAGCATATTCTTCGCCAGGAGTCAAGTAAATTGGTTCATCAAATACAACTTCTGTTCCTCTTTCAGACAGGTAATCTATACCCTGTTCTTGTGCGTCTGCTAAAGGTGTCACCATGATATCTTCTGAATTGACAAACTTTACTGCGCCTGGTACAATACGATTTGTAGGTACGCCATTCTCTACTGCTCGGATTTGAACTTGCATAGGAATGACAGAGTCTTTACTCTCAACATAAACATGTGCTTTGGTGATAAAGATGCCGTTTGGATTTTCTACTTGATCAACAAAGAATGTCTGCGCAAGTGGATCTCGCCAATAAGTTGTTTCAACAATACGCGTTGTACGCATAGTACGTTGTATTGTCTCGATAGTACCCACCGAAGTGTATCCTGCGCGACTGACCGCAGTAGAATCTTCTTCATTGTTTTTGCTGATGTCAAGTAGTTTAAATTCTTGCCGACCAGTTCTAAAGCTAATATCTGGAGTGTTGGGTAAGAAGAAAGAACCTATCAGTTCTCCTTTATCGTCAGTTACTAGGTCGCCTTTGCCGCCTAATTCGGTAGGATATTCGGTTGCATTAGAATATTGATTGCCGTATTCGGTTGGGTCGTCAGAGAAGTTGACATAAGTAGACTCTGGTCTTACCCAATCATTCACATCTTTGTTGCCAAAGAAAGCCCACATAGGACTATTAGGCCTCAATCCCTGTACCCTAAATGATATTTTGCGAGAACGCATGAAAGGAATAATCTCCACATCCAGAATGCGTTCTCCTATAAATTCTTGAATTGTTTTTGACGTTACTTTAGATCTAATTTTATTATTAGGTCTTGAGAAGAAAGTAGGCAAATAAGTCGTAATACGACGTACAACATTCTGCATTATATCGGGCAGTCTTTTAGTCTCTACCCATTCGTCAGATGACGGAGACAATGTCATATGTCCGTTAGAAGTGATAACCGCAAAAGGGTTAATGTTGTCTGTACCAGTCGCTAATAGTTGAGATATTATTGTAACGTTTGTATGAGGTAGAGTAACAAGGTCTCCTTTCTTAGAGGCGGTATTTTGTATGTTGGTTGCATCATACATTAAACGTACAGAATTTTCCACGAATGATGGACGCAATAAACCATCCGGATCTACCGATGCTCTATAAGCAGGATTATGCACGTCAGAAAAGTTCAGTGTGCTAAAGTTATCCGCAATGAATCCCGCTTTGGTACGAGGGTTGCCGTTCGCATCTAATACTTGTAAGACGTTGGTATTAGTCTCAAGGAAACTCAATGCAGTCAACTCGTACAATGTCTCTACGCGATCAGACAACTTAGAGATGTCTTTCATTGTGAACCGGCGATTAGGTATGTATGTGCTGATCACATCCGAACGGTCGAATGTGTATGCGTTCAACGTGAACTTGTATAACGCTAATGATCCTGCGGGCGTCTCTGGTTCGCGTGGATCAATAGATGGTTGACCCTGAATAACTTGTAATTCCCCAAAACCTATATCTCCACGACTGTCTGTAGAGTTCACTACAAGAATATCCGTACGCGGTAAGTAGTAATCAACTTGATTAATTATAATCGATGAGGCGTTCTGTGGCAACTCGATGATATCAAAAGAGTCTTGTGGCTGAACAACATCTCTATCTGGTCTGAAATCTAGTACATCGCGTAAAGAGATTGTCTCTCCAGTGCTAATTGTGGTGTGTGAAGGGATATCTTCATATGCTAGTCCAGTGTATGAACTCGCAGCAAAGAATTTGCCACCATCTATACGTTCGAAGTACTCAAAGGAAATTTCTATTGATACGTTAGGTCCGTGTGGGATAGTGTATCCTTCTTTTACGAAAGCTTTTGCGATATCATAATAGTTGTCTCGTTGACCGCCATCTAAATCAAACTGGAATGTGATGTCTGTAGTTGTACTACCGTTAGTTAGTTGGACAGATGTTATTGAAATCGCGTCGACAACCGACAAAGAAATATGCGTTGTTTCTTGAGTCACATTTATTGTTTTCGACCCCGTAGTGACTGTTTTTGTTTTAGGGGAGATAGACTCTTGCTTAAAGTATGCGATCGCATATGTCTTATTGTCATCTAATCCGGAATACGTTGATGAATTATCAGAATTGGGTGTAGGGGCAATTTTAAGAATTGGTCCGTTTACTTCTGAAATTATCCAACTAGAAGATTCAACACCCGCAATAGTAATTACCCCGCCAGATGGCTGGTCTGTTCTAAATTTTTGTGATGTGTAAGAAGCGCCTTGAATGCTGTTTTGTTCCGGAGATTTATATGGCAACGCGAATAACAGATCGTTATTAGATGTTCCATATAGTGTGGTATCAAATGTAAGCGGTGTTTGGTCTGAATCTGTATCGAAAGATAAAGGTCTTAGTGGGATATCATTTCCAAATTCATCCTGTAAATATCTTACACCTGAGAATGGGTAACGAGCACTAGTTACGACAGTCTGGCCGTCGCTGTCAGTATACTCAATTTTATCCATTTTAATGTCAAAGACATACAAGCGATAACCTACACCATCTCTTTGAATTCCTCTAATGTGTGCGGTTCCTAACAATTGTGTGACTTCTTGATAAACTCCAAATAAGTTTACTTTGCCAAATGTGCCTAGTTGACCGAACCCTTCAGTACGATCTGGATCAATGTATACCCAGTTTCCATATACAGCAGGTACCGCCTCTTGTGTCTGTGTTCGCGTCTCACGGGCTTTAGGTACAGTTATGTCAGTAGTACCTACTTCTAAACGATAACCGTCTACGTACGCGACACCCTCTGTAACGTCTAAGTTTAGACTTGTGCCATCTTCTTCTAGGTCTTCAAAGATAGCTCTAAACTCTTCGACAACATAGTCGCCAGATTCTTCTTTCGTGCGAAGTGCCAGTAGATCATTGACACGATTATATGCGTCAAATGTACTAATCTCTCGTGTAATCACGCCGTTAACGATACGAGCAACGAATACAAAGTTATCTTCTCCGGCCTCTTTACGTGTAGACGGAATTAGTTTAATCTGATAACGATCTGCGCCTGGGGCGGTTCTATCAGGAACTTCGCCTTGATTGTCGTATAACTTTGGATCTTCGTTTGATGACGGTCCACCCGCTTTGACTATATTCTGTTCTATCTTAAATCCAAAGTCTACTGTGGGAGTGCCACTATACTTGTCAACGAATGTGCTGCCGCCACTTAGATATACAAAATGTCCTTGTACAAAAAAGTCCCCCGACGAAAAATATGCTTTAGTCGATTTACCCGAAGCTGGAATAACAAGATCTAGTCCATCATCTCCAGTGACTATCGTATCTGGACCTACGACCATGTTAACTCCACCAGTGCCATCTGCAAAAGATAGAACATTGGTGGCGTCTACACGAGGAGAAATGGTTGTATCAGTAACACCTAATGTGCTTGTATATTGTACGTATAGTGTAGCTGGATCGCCTGTAGGATTTGATGGATTGGGAACAACCGCATCATGCAACTCTATAATCTTAAACTCGACTTCACCATTCGTCAACACATCCCCAACGGAAGCACTTGTAATATCACTGCCGGACGTTAATCTAATATACTCCAATCCATTATCTACAGTCGCACCGCCTGGATTGACCATCGCACCTTCTTTAAAGATGTTCTGACCGAATCGTGCGATTTCTTCTTGAATGATTGTTTGTTGTTCGATTAGTTCACGAGCTTGAAGCGCACGACCGGAATTGTATAGGACACGATAGTAACCGTCATTCGCGTCATAGAAATCGCGATATGTTTCTCTGAACGTTTTGTTTGTAAAATCTACCATGATTAATCCTATACAGTAATTACTATTTTAATGTCTTCTTGTTGCTCTTCATCACGTCGAATGCGCGCTCGATTCTCAATATATAGCACGTCACCACTGGAACGATCAATGACATTTTTTAAATTAATGCTATCAATTTCTCCAACTAAAACGACCCCTGTTTGAGTAACAGCTTCGCCAGATACAAATTGTTCAAATCCTGTCGATAGGTTTTGATGATAAAAAACTTCATTTCCTAAACTATCATCAACATATGCACGTGCACCAGACTGTGCGCCTACGATTTCTTTGCCTTTATCAAATGGAGAATCATTGACCAGTACAAGTGAAGATAACACTTTTGCAGAAGTGTTGGTATAAGGAATTGGATTACCTTCGGTATCTAAATCTAAAGACAATGGATTTTTAATAAGTCCCATTTGACGAAATGAATTCTGTACAATAAATGTATCTGCTACGGTGCCGTCTGGTTTGATATTGACCATTACAGAACTTGTTTTTAAATCGTCTATAGGATCATAGCCCAAACCTTTCATGGTCGTAACGACCGCTTCTACTACAGAAGGCGATGATCCGTCCACAATTTCAAAGGATGCATACGTATAACCAGATCCATAGTTTGTCATGTTTACCCCGACAAGGTTTCCCTCTTCGTCAATGACTGATACTGCGGCCGCGGTTCCATCACCATCACCATGAATATAAACTGTTGGGGGATTAGATTGTGAATATCCGGTACCTGCTGTTACGATCCGGGCTCGAATAATTTGTCCCCCTACTGCAGATGATTTTACCTGATACTGTAAATCTTCGATCGGGTCACCCACAGCTAAAGAATCTTCAGATTCCTGTATAGGCATATGGTTAGAAGATAAAAATTGGTAGATGTTTTCTGGTGTTAGAGAATATAGAAACTTCCAAACGTACCCGTCAGAAGTAGTAAAAGGTTTCCAATACTCTGCTTCATTATCCGCATTTCTGTCTGCATCTAACCCATAATTAGGTTCGATAATCGATGGTACTGGGTCACCTGTTGCATTAAAGGATGGAGATAGACACACATAAACTTCTTTCGCGTCCGTCAGTACGTAGAAGGGCGTCCAGTTCTCATCAATATCTGATTTAACACTATCGTCCCATCCAGAGTAGACTGAACCATATGACCAGTTTACACGTTTAACAACCAGAGTAGATCCTTCGACCTTTTTGATCGACTGTAGGTTGTTTCTGAATTCACGTTCTTCCCGTAAACAATCGACAGGGTCAATCACAGAGTCGGCTTGATTAAAGGTATCGCATTTACCGATACCGATATAATACTCATTGCTAGAATTCTGAACATCTGTCAGAAGATCACGCGCCAGAGTCCTGCTCATTGTTTGTCTTACTATAGCTGGCATTTTCTTTTCCTGTAAAAAACCTTATCTTATATATAGGGGGTTTGTTAAAATTTATATTATAATAAACCGATTTTGACACGAAGACCAGATCCATCATAGATCTTAATACCGTCATCGGTAATTTCTGTACGCGCACCTGACTGTCCGACACCGACGTTTAGGTTTCCTTTTACCTGAGTGTCTTGTAGTTCTACCACTCCGTCAGTGACCTTGAATGGTGCGGTACCATTACCACTACCTGTTCTTACTTGGAAGTCACGTGCGGTGATTATAAACTCAGAAACACTGTCAGTTGATGCTCCATCGGTAGAGTTTCTCAACTCAAACCCAGTGAACTCTCCGTTAGCGTTTAGCCCAACTGTGTATCTTTGATCGATATTGATTAATCCGTTTTCATTTGCTGTGACGCGGTTTTCAAGAGATTGTGTAGCCGTCGCGACGACACCTTCCACGTCAGCGTCTAGAACATAACCCGCACTCTGAATGGTAGCGATATTACCTTCCGTGGCGTCGATTCTTCCGGATAATGTGCTGGTCGTTCCTACTGTAGCATAAGTTCCGTTTAAGTCTAATTCAGATTCAAAAGATGTTATCTCAGCGTTAACGATTGAAGTTATTGCTTCGGAAGAAAGTATCTGAGATTCTAGTTCTTGTTTCGCAGTATTAACGGCACTTGTTAGTTCTCCGCCTGTCACCCGATCAAGAGACTGGTCAAAGGTTGTGATCTTAGTATCGATTAAACTATTGACCTCAGCGTCTGTTCGAATTTCTGACCGAAGTTCATCTTTTGCATTGCTAACTAAAGTTGCAGCGACTCCAGCGGTCTCATAGTTGAGTGTTCCAGAAAACTCAGTAATCTTAGTATTAACGATTGCTGTCGCTTCAGCATTGTCTAATAACTCAGATCTTAGTTCATCCTTGGCGCTGTTAACGGCGGAAGTCAATTCACCGTCAGTGACTCGGTCAAGAGACTGGTCAAAGGTTGTGATCTTGGTATCGATTAAAGAATTAATCTCGCCGTTGGTTCGAATTTCTGACCGAAGTTCATCCTTAGCGGCGCTAACTAGAGATGAAGCAACACCTGCTGTTTCGTAATTCAGGGTACCAGAAAACTCCGTGATCTTAGTATTGACAATAGCGGTTGCTTCAGCATTGTCTAATAACTCAGATCTTAGTTCATCCTTGGCGCTGTTGACAGCATTGGTTAGTTCTCCATCCGTGACTCGGTCTAAGCTTTGGTCGAATGTTGTGATCTTGGTATCGATTAAAGAATTAATCTCGCCGTTGGTTCGGATTTCAGATCTTAGTTCATCTTTGGCGTCACTGACCAATGAAGCTGCGACACCTGCTGTTTCATAATTTAAAGTTCCAGAAAACTCTGTGATCTTAGTATTAACGATTGCTGTTGCTTCAGCATTGTCTAATAGTTCTGACCTAAGTTCATCCTTGGCGCTGTTGACGGCACTCGTTAGTTCTCCGTCTGTAACCCGATCAAGTGACTGATCGAATGTCGTGATCTTAGTATCGATTAGAGTATTAATCTCACCGTCGGTGCGTATCTCAGACCTCAGTTCATCTTTTGCATTGCTAACTAAAGTTGCAGCGACTCCAGCGGTCTCGTAATTCAGGGTACCAGAAAACTCTGTGATCTTAGTATTAACGATTGCTGTCGCTTCAGCATTGTCCAATAGTTCTGCCCTAAGTTCATCTTTAACTGAATTTGTCGCAGAGGTCAATTCACCATCTGTTACCCGATCAAGTGACTGATCGAATGTCGTGATCTTAGTATCGATTAGAGTATTAATTTCTCCATCTGTTCGTATTTCAGATCTCAACTCGTCCTTAGCGTCGCTGACTAATGTAGCGGCCACTCCAGCAGTTTCATAATTGAGTGTGCCTGAGAACTCTGTGATCTTAGTATTGACAATAGCGGTTGCTTCAGCATTGTCTAATAGTTCTGCTCTAAGCTCATCTTTAACCGTGTTCGTTGCGGAAGTCAATTCACCATCTGTTACCCGATCAAGAGACTGATCAAACTCAGTAATTTTAGTGTTGATTAAATTATTGATTTCCCCATCAGTACGTATTTCACTACGTAGCTGATCAGTCGCATCATTGACTAATACAGTTACTTCAGAATCAGTAGCATAAGAAACACCCTGATTTATTTCTGTGATCTTAGTATCAATTAAAGAATTGATTTCGCCATCAGTACGTATCTCAGACCGCAATTCATCCTTGGCATCACTGACTAAAGTTGCAGCGACACCTGCTTGTTCGTATGTTAGTGAACTACTAAACTCTGTAATCTTACTGTTGACAATTGATGTGATTTCGGAGTCCGATCTTATCTCAGACCTTAATGCATCTTCGACAGAAGTAGTCGCTGTAACGACAAAATCGGAATCTATCGCATTAAGTAATTCTTGTTCTACTGAAGTTACCCTACCGCCTAACGCAAACAGTTCATCTGAGTTTTGTCCAACAAGAGCATAGAGATCATCAGTAGTGCTCGATAAAATAGCAACCACCAAATCAGAATCTATACCTTCTTGCAAAGCCGCGTCTAATTGCAGGACCCTTTGAGAGATAACAACTAAGTCACTATCTGTCTGTATGATTTGAGTTGCCATACTATCAAGGGCAAGTCCATTCGCTTGAATTCCTGCACGTAAGTCGCTCTCATCAATAGCATCCAAAGAAACTTCTAGTTGAGTGACGCTTTGTGATAATATCGATATACCACTATCGTTTTGTTGAACTAACGTTTCAAGTGACTGTCTGGCTCCGGCTTCTGCGTCGATGCGCACACCTAGATCTGAATCTATCGATGCGATCTGTGAACCTAGATTAGTAATTTGAGAAGACTGAGAGACTATATTGCCTTCTGTCTGTTCAACACGTGTTTCTAATAAATTTGTCGCCGTCGAGTTCGCAGAAATGGACGTACCTAAGTTTGAGTCGAGTTGATTTAATTCGCTACTCAACGATGTGATTCTTTGAGACTCTACAGATATGCTGTTTGTGTTTTGTACGATCTGAGAAGATAACGCATCTCGGGAAGTTGCTGCCGCATCTAATCGTTGATTTAAATCCGAATCATTTTGGGACAACGTTGCGGACAGTGAAGTCACGTCCTCAGACAATATTTGTAAGTCAGAATCTGTTTGTTGAATTAGTGCGGTCAAAGAGTTCGTAGCGGACGCGACAGCAGAATCTGTGTTATTAGATAAGGAAGACTCTAAGTTAGTGATCTGTTGCGACAGTATCGTTAACTCAGAATCATTCGCATTAATCATTGCGGTGAGGCTGTCAGTAGCAGTGGCGACCGCTGAGTTTGTATTGTTTGTTAATGAAACTTCTAAATCTGTTACTTGCTGTGCCAATACCGTGACGTCGGAGTCGGTTTCTTGTATCAATGATGTAAGACTTGTGGTCGCCGTTGATACTGCTTCGCCGATATCCGTTGTTAATGATGTATTTAATTCGGTGATCTGCTGTTGAAGTTGAATAAAGTCACTATCAACTATGCTTAAAATCGTCGCAGTATCTAAATTCGCATTAGATAATGCAATAATATCTGCAGAATCTAGACCTTCAGGAATCAATGCGAGAACTTGTGATGAATCTAGTCCGGCGCTATCGATAGCAGACTGCATCCCGATAAGGATCGCGTCGTGATTATCAACCCTAGCGCTCAGCAAAGTAATTGAACTTTGGTTTGCGATGATTCCGGATAGATCAACACCGTCCATGGCATCATCTACAGCATTCGTCACGTAGTTAGATAAAAACTCAACGGTCACATCACCTAATGTAGTGATCTCATAGAGTTCTTGGAAGTTAAGATTGATCTTTTCGCTGGCTTCGCGGAGTGTATCTCCCGTACCGTCGTTTGCTGATCCACCAGTGTTTAGAATTCTTCTTGTCATTTTACCCGCCGTGTTCTTCTGCGTCTAGATTTTCGTAGGTTTGTGATAAATCAAGTGTACCATCATCTAGTGTAGGTGGTTTCACGCCAGCCCATTCTCCGACCGTACCGAAGTCGTCGGATAGTTGTTGCAGTGTAATTGTATCGTACTTATCAAGAGTCTCAAGCGAACTAATGATAATACCTGTACCATCGTCCTTCTGCGCCTGCGTACGTGCGTCGACCGGATCGTTCTCTTCCATAACGAGTAGAGAGTAGGTCGGAGCGAGGCTGCCTGACTGAGTTGTTTCAAGAACGACTGGGTAGTTAGGGATTTCTAATGGATCGGTCGTCTGACCTGCCATTACATTTAGGTCACTAAACCCTTGAGTCTCTGTCTCGCCCGCCAGATAGAACCCCGCAGGGTGTACCATCTTCTTGTACATTGCTTCGTAATCAGAGAACGATAGAGGTGTTTTTAAAAGAACTGAAAAGATCTGATATCGTCTGTCGTCTTGAATGTACTTCAATGAACTTGGTCCAATCAGAGACCCGTTTGGTTTATCGTTTAGCTTAAAAATGTTCTTCTTTGGATATGTAACTTCAATGTCCACACCATAGAAGGCTTTGAAAAATTGTTCTGCAGATAGTTGTGTGCCTTTGGATCTATAGAACCTTGATAGAAGGCGCGTCATAAATCTTGGGTCTGCATTTACATTCTGATCAAACGAATCGGTATCTAAACCATCGCTGATTTCTCCTAACAACAAATCCAAATATTCTAAATCGGTAGTTGAGATATTACGTATATCAATCAAGTTTTTGATTATATGATCTACGGATTCCTCTTTCTCAAAATCATAATATGTTTCTAGAAAAGAAACAAACAACGGATACTCTTCCTGAAAAAACGGAGGCAGTACTTGAGATACTTTTGATTGGTGAAATTTAGGATCTATTCTTAAATCTGACATTACAAATCAACCTTTACTACACCCGTATCTACGTTGGAATAAGTTGTCGATAAGTCCTCATCGATCGTCAGAATATAATTTCTCAAAGGCGATATTGTACTTTGATTCGCTGGAGTGCCACTTATCTTGATAACCCCATCGACGTAACTATTTTCATCTACAGTGAGTGCAGATAAAAACACCGTCCCCTTTGCGGGTTCGTAATATCCGATATTATCTACTCTAACCACATTATCCATATCCAACAACTGCAGCTTAGTAGAACCAAGTTTGTTCTTGATGATAACGTTATGTCCGTTTGATTTAAAAACAGACGAAGTGATAACATGGTCATCTTTGTCTGGATTCGATAAGAAAACAGGGAATTTCACTTTAAAGTCCTGTTCTATTTTATCGACGATCTCCAACTGTTCGTTTTGTCTCTTCTCGTTCAGTTCGGTTAACATTTCTGCGACAGGAATTCTTTGTTGTACTCGTACATCCATGCGCGAGTTTAGAATCGCAGGTGATAGGTTATCAATCTCTGTTAGTAGATTTGAACGACGGAAGATAGCGTTAAAAGTTGACATCTCCGATCGCACATAAGTATTAATTAATGCCTTAACATCTGTCTCTAAACTTTGTGATTTAGTTACCTTTAGGGCATCTAAATTGAATGTTGTGTTTATTTCTAGATAGGTTTTTTGTGGTTTTATAAATTCCAAATCAATCGACATGATTGATAAGTTAGAAGTCAGTTCTTGTCGTATTTTTGTTTGTTCATTTTCAATAACATTTTCATCTACATCATCAATAAAATTAAGACTAACGAAAACTTTACCATACTCTGGGGGAGTGTTATCATTACCGCCCCAAGCAACAACATCACGAATGTAGGAAGAATACTTTGCTTGAATAAGAGCTTGATAGTCATCAGCAGTAACAAGACGATTTTGTGCAGTATATGCACGAGGAGCATTCATCTTAATAGAAGAAATGCTTTCTTTACCAGAACCTCCTGCAGAAAAACTTACGGTATCAACCTTAACCGTATATCCAAGTTCACCAAAGTCATTTAAAGTAAATGTCTTCGCACCATTTCCGGCCGCACCTTTAGTGGATACATACGAAACATCAATCATATTACCCTGAATAGGTCTTTTGCCTAAGATATTACCATCACTGAATAATATATCATAATATCCATTAGGCGTTTCATTCACCATATAGACTTTAGAATCATCATTAATAGTGACGACAGTCTGTAAATCTTGATATGCGGACGAAGTGGTTGAGGTTGAGTTATCGCGTACATTTACAGATAAAGTGGACGTATCTATTTTTTCGTCCATTATAACATAACTCACATCTACTGAATTATTTGCCGCGAAAGTACGCGTGTTCATTTTTCCTTCAGCAATGTGTAAATCTTCAAATGTAAACTTGCCGTCTTTAATACTAGCTGTTCTAGATTCTAATGTATAGAAGGTATATCCAACATCATCAATAAATGTTAGGAATTCAGTTCCTCTCAATAAACTAAAAGTTGATGGTGAGTTTGGAATTGTTATCTCAACATTTATTGTTGCTCGGGCAGAGGTGCGTGACTTTACAGAATATCCTAATGCCTCGGCATGAGAAATAACAGACTGTCTTATTTGAGAAGTGGTTAAAAAAGATTCGTTGATTGCAAGGTTAGCTGTAATTGCATTAATGTGTGTATTATAAGCAAGTACATCTAAAATATTAGACAGTCCACTCGCATTAAAATCATAATCCTCAAACTCAGAATTTGATCTCAAATGAGTTTTTAGTTTAGACTTAATATCATTAAAATCTAGTTTAGATGTATTGATTGTCATTATCTTGACCTTGAAATAGTTAAATTCATAGTGACGACTTTTGGAGTATTAACGACCGCAAATATCAACTGTATGCTTAAAGTGTAATTGTTCTCGTTAAATGTTGCATTGACTTCACGAACTTTTGCACGAGGTTCATAATTATTAATAGTTCTTCTTATAGTATCTTCAAGTTCTTCTTCTGAAAATTCGGTAGACAATGAAAACAACAAACTTTCTAAACCACCGCCAAATTCTGGTCTAAATGGAACAGACCCGCGTTCAGTCAAAAGAAGATTTTTAACAGACTGACGTACTGCTGATGCACTTGTTTTTTTATAGATGTCTTTGGTTGTAGGCTTAACCACGAAAGTGCAATCAATATCCGAATACTCACGGTCAATAGATACCGTGATCGGTTTATTCTGCAGATTTCCATCTTGTACTGAAAATACGTTTGGCATTACATTAAACTCTTTTCTTTGTATTTATACAGGAAGTTCTACATCAAATGAAGTTGGTATGCCAATCAACGGTAAAACATCACAAAGTGTCAAAGTGAGTAAGTCCATTAACTTTCCTAAACCAATTGCATCAAGGAACTTCTTAATCTTCTTCAACCATATGTTGAACAGTTCCTTCTCCCAGTTCGCAGCAAAGTCACGTGCAGCCTTGATCAAGTTGTCAATGTCTTTCTCTGCTGTCTTTACTGTCTCTTCTATTTCGCCACCTATAATATCAAGCAAAGACATGCCAAATAATGACACACCTTCAAGGTGATCAATGATCATACTGTATGCCTCTGCCTGCAAATCAAAGTTCTTTATTCTATCCTCGGCGTTTTTAAGTTCCTGTTCAAACTCCTTCTTTAAGTTGTCTACGTCAGCTTCTAGGTCGTCAATCTCTTGTTGAATCAGTTGGTCCATATTCTCTATGTCCGACTGCACCTGTTCTACTTCAGCGATAGCGTCCGTCTTAAACTGTTCTGCTTTCTGTTTAGCGATCTCAATTTGTGCCTTGATAAATGACTCAACGTCAAAGTTCAATAAATCAATTAACGAAGGTAGACCTAACGCATCCCATATCTCTTTGAACTTGCCAATTAGTGCACCGAAGGCTCCGTGTAAAGCATTGGTGCAGAACTTGACAATTTCGGTCTTGATGTATTGCCATGTAAGTTTAGCTTTCCATTCGTTGCAGACAACACCAAACTCGCCATTGAACTGTTGGTACTCCGGCGGCAATAAGGAGAAGAACTGATCAATGATCGCATTCTTCTCTTCGTCTAGTTGATTCAACACAGAATCATATGCGTCTTGTTCCAGTTTACCACTTTCAAAGTCCGCTTTTAGTTGATCTATCTTTGCAGTGTATTCTCCGGTCATACCTGAGATTTGAGAGACAATGCGATTCTGTTCTTCTTCTTCAAGTATCTTTAATACGTTAATTGATATACCAAGGACAGGTACACTGAAGTTAATAGGAATGACTTTTGAGATCATCTCTAACATCTTGGCAGGAATAAAGATATGGAACTCTTGTATCAACTCATTCCATGCGTCGTCAGCTTCCTTCTGCCAGTTTCGGACCTGACCCTTCTTCCAATACGGTGATAGAATGTCGGCGATCAAATCCATGATCTCTTCTACCTGATCAATGATGCCTTGTAACTGTTCTGTTATCTGCGCAATCTCGCCTTCAATCTGAGATTCTATTTCTGCTTGTATGTCAAAGTTCCGTACGTCAGAGTCTAAGTCTTCTACCTTCGCTCGCGCCTCTGCTTCTAGTCGCGTCTTCTCGGCCTTTACCTCTGCCTTGATGTCCGGCAATGAATCAATGTAGACCTGTAGTTTACTTGGTATCTGCGCAAGTTTATTGAACTCGTTAACGATATCGGCGCGGGTAGGTAGAGTGTTACCATCACACGGTATTTGTATGCCACCGATCGCAGGCAATGCGAGAGCGGGTAATGCAATACCAGCCAAAGACAAACCACCCGAAGCGAGTTTGCTAAGGAAGTCTGCGTCCTCTTTCTTAAGAGCGGGAAGGGTAGAATTAGGAACAGGTCTGATATTGAGTGTAGGGAGTTCTACCTCTACTATCGGTTCAGGTTCCGGTTGTGGTTCCGGTTCAGGTTCTGGCTCCGGTTGTGGTTCTGGCGTCTGCGCGGACCATAAGAGTTGATCACCCAACCGAATTTCAATGATTGGTTCATCACCTAAAAACGCAACATAAGTTGACCATACCAGTTCATCACCCAGGCGGACTTCGACGATCGGTTGATCGCCAAGTAGAACGTTGTGATTGTCCGACCCGTTAATGACTGGCATAGGTGATGCCTATTACCCTGTGATAAAGTACAGTGTATCTGGATCTGGTGTCAATGCAGAATATTGGCTTTGGGTACCCGTCCATAGTTTAACAGGATTCCCCGAACTGTTTTGATTGTCTAACACTCCACTTGATGCAGCCAGTTCTGAAAGTATGGTTGTCTCTTGAGCTGTCGCACGATTAACCTCTGACGTGATTTGTGTCTGTAGATCGCTAACAACAGTGTCGTGTCCATCTATGCGAGAAACCGACGCATCTAACTCTCCGTGAAGTTCATTAACAGCATCAACATTGTTCTGTGCAGTGGTGTTAAAAGAACCTGTACCAACCTTGGATTGGTTTTGGGTTACGGCAGTCTCTAGGTCTGTAGTGCGAACTTCTACCGCAACGATATCAGTCTCTGCAGTCGTCAACCGGCCGGAGTTGTTGGTGATGACCTGTTGTAGATCACTGTCAGCATTTTCAAATGCGGAAACTATTTCCTGAATCGTATCCAGAGTCTCTGGAGATGATCCAATGATTGTATCAACTCGACCTGTTACGACATCAACGTCAGTACGTAGACCGGACTCGATACCTTCTGCACGATTCTTTTCAGTAACAACAGCAGCGGCGTTAACACCTTCTGCGGCAGTTGCACGAGAGATCTCTGCAGTCAACTGTGACTGTAAATCACTTACGTCGTTGTTCACTAAGTTCTGTAGAGCAAGGATGTCCGAATCCGCATCAAAAATATCAAATGCGTTTTGATCTATATCTGTACGTAGACCCGCCTCGATAGCCGTTGCACGAGTGTTTTCTGCGACGATTGCGTCTGCGTTAATGCCTTCATTAGTGGTTGCACGAAAAATCTCTGCGTCTAACTGAGACTGTAGGTCACTTACATCTGTACCCACGGAGTTCTGTAGAGAGAGAATGTCAGAGTCGTTTGCGGTGACTTGTGATTGTACACTATCTACATCCGTACGTAACCCAGACTCTATCGCCGTGGCGCGAGCAATCTCTGCATCTATGTTACTCTGCAGAACAGTATCTGCAGCATCACGATCGGATGTTTCGGTCGCGAGAATGCCATCAGCATAAGTCTTGGCCGCCAACTCTGCAGCGTCTGCCTTAGTGGTTGCGTCTGCACTCGCATCTGCAAGCACCGCATCATCAGCTGTAGAGAACTCATTACGAATTGCAGCATCTACGGTTTCAAAATTAGAGTTAATTTTGTCAAATGCCGGTAGCATGGGTTCAATCACGGTACCGTCAATCTGTACTACATTTAATCCATCATCGGAATCTAGTTGTTGTATATTGTCTGTCATAATCTACCTATGAATTAAGTTTAATTGTGTCGCCTCTAAGAGTTACACTGGGGGCGGATACGTCAATAGAAACTGCAGATGTGACCTTAACATCTTCTTTTACAGAGATCAGCGCATTACCAGTGACGTTGATCTTAACGTTACCAGTCACATTCACTTCGTCATGACCAGCGACTACAGTGTACTTGTCGCCCAAAACAACGAGGCGTTCATCTTTTACTACTAAAGTTGTTCTATCACCTTCTTTAAATATTTCGTAGTTAGTGCCCGACCTATGTTGTTCGCGGATACGTTCTTTACCTTCGGTGTCGTCATACTCTTTGAAGTGGCCACGTTCAGTCTCATACACTTTATTGAGGGGATAGTTCTCTTTCGCCTTCTCGTTTGTGTCACCTTCTTTTGGTACTGCACCAATCACCATCGGTAACTGAGAGTTCTGTCCATCCAAGAAGATACCGAAAACCTGAGTACCCACTAACATGCCTAGGTTCTGTCCTTTACCTTCGTGGATACCTGTAGTAACGGGCACAACTATCTGGGCCCAAGGTAGGTCTTCGTCTTTGATATTGTCATACACGCCAAACGCACGTACCTGTGCGCGACCCAACTGCAAAGGATCGTCAGCTACGTTAATGACCTCTCCAATAAACCAGCGGGTCTGGTCACCATAATAATCTATAAAGGTCTGAGGTATCATGTGATATCACCATTTGATAATTTAACACCAGAAAATGTTAGTGTATATTCACGTGGAGTGAATGAATGTTTACAGGCAAATATAAGATAGTCGCCAGATTTCTTTTTATCAAACCGATCTGTAGGATCTCCGACCTTGGTATTACGTAAAACTTTTACTCTTAACTTATTTCCTATGGTTACATTATAATCACCGTATAAGAAATCTACCCCATGAACGATGAAGGCGACAGGGTCTGTCGTCAACAATCTAGAAAATGTACGTGAACGTTCATTCAATCTATAGTCGCCAGTTTCTGTTTCTTCGGATATAGATTTCTTATCATCGAAAACCTTTGAACTGCCTACTCGTGTAATTTTTCTTGAGTTGATAGTTGAAGTTGACCAATCATATCGATACTTATCATATATTGGCAATCTTCCCTTTTCAACAATGCCGTCTTCTTCGAGTGTCTCGATTACGTCAGTCTCAATATCAAAAAGAAACCTATTAAATTTCTTCTTGTACTTTTGTTCTAAAGAAGTACCCTCTCCTAGAGCTTCTAAAGAAGTAACCTCTTCTAGAGCTTCTAAAGAAGTAACCTCTTCTAGAGAAGTATCTTCTTCTTCTTTTATTTTTTTTATCGTATCAATATACTGATATTCCGATCCTAAAAGTCCCTTGTCAATTAAATTATACATGTCATAACTATCTTTAGACTGCATAGCCATAATCACTCTACGTCTATCGCCCGCTGATGGAGACCCTATCTGAGATTCATAATACGTATATTCTCTTCCCTTTTTTGGGTTCATCACGGGAGCCGTCAAAAGACTCTGTAAATCAACGAAGTTTAAATTCTCATCTATTAAAGTAGAATAGAGATAGAAAGGATATCCCTTTACTGTAGTGGTTCTATTTTTAATCCAACACATTGCATCAATGGGCGTTAGGTTGGGGACGATGACTTTTATACTCTGTTGATCTTTGTCTATTGGTCTATTTACTTCCATATCAAAAAACTCAGAAGATATATCCTCAATAATAGAGGAAGGCTTACCGCTATAACACCTGTTCAAGTTGATCAAATTAGATAAAAATCCGATGTCTTCTATTAGGTGTATAGCAAAAAATTCTTCGTTGTCAGAAACTTTGTTTGATGATGAAATTTTATCAATATAGAAAACCTTTTCGACAGGAACAGCATTCTCCATATTTGACTGTAGTACAATTGTTATTTTCTCGCCGCCGCTTATATTCAAAACACCAACAACGTCCTGAATATCTACAAAACCAAGCAGAGCTGTAACATACGGTTTATCTAGATGTTCAAATACATCTAGGTCAGTGACAACACCAGATATGTCCACCTTTTCAGAATGTTGACTATGAATAAAAACAGATTTTATTGACACCGAATCAACAGATTCGGGCGGTGACGGATTTACCTCGCTCATTGTGTACTAATAGCCTCTCTGAATAATTGAACAACCCTGTTCATTGCAGTTGGTTTTATTACAACGATTTGTCGTAAGTCCTCATTTTTTTGATTATAAAAATCTAAATTGGTAACCTCAACATAAGTTAGTTGGTCTGGTAAGTCAGACTTGTTTCTGTACAACTCATCCTCATGTAAATAGTGGTGAGCTGATAGGTATTGAAGTTCTACCGATGTTAATTGAACGGAATCAACAAACCCTTGAACGTTGACAATGTCGGTTGACTTAAAAGAAGTTACACTAGTTGTTTCTATAACAAGTTGTTTTAAATCTAGGTCATATGATATGAGTTTTCCCGTAGCACCAGAGGGATTTCCGTCGGCCGACTGTGAAGCGACAACCGTCGATCCAACGACAAATGTTGAAGGTATAATATCCTCAGTAGACAATGTTATGTACGGGAAATCCTTTTTTGCTTTATTTACGATTTCAATATGATCAAGTGGCCATCCCTTTTCGCGAAGATGGTCGTTCATCATAAAAAATGTCCAGTGTAACAACGGGTTGTCATATAATTCATATGAAACATTATCCGATCTATCGCCGTTACGAATGTAGTAGTTTTTATAAAAAGAACTGTTTGTTTTTATTTCATCTAATATTTCAGCATATACCGAGATATTTTGTATGGCCGCTCTTTCTCCATTCGCGAATGTATATACAGATGAAGGAAACCTTTGAAAGTATGACATTAATAATTATTCCTTATATCCGTGCGAGATAATGTGACCTCTTCTACAAAGTTAAGTGTCAAATCAATTTCGACTGGTTGACCATCTGTATGAAAAGACATTGATGTTGGATTATAATTTGTGGATATTGATCGTAAAAAACAATCTTTTATTTTAGATCCAATTCTTTTATTTGAAGGTTCATGTTTCACTTCAATTCCAAACATGTCGGGATACTTGTATCCAGCACTTATCCCACCAGCTTGTATTACTTCTGGGTAGGAAAATTCTCTGAAATTACGAATAATCTTCTCAACGGTTTTAGATTCTTTTTGAGATCTGGCAATAAATTTAAAAGTAAAAGAAAATTCTCGCAAAGCAACCCCACGGAAGGCACTTCTAATATTAGGGTTGACAGTAACAGCTCCGGAGATCTGTGCAGCTGCACCCAACTCAGTCCCTAAGACCGGAACCTTACCTGCGAGTTGCGACACACCCAACCTAGCAGCATCTCCTGCAAGTTGTCCAGTAACTAAATCAACAAAAGTTGATGCTCCTTTCGAGAGAGCATCTATCACCTGACCACCGTTACTCATAACGGCCGCTGATGCTGCACCAATCTGTCCAAGTTCTGGCGTAGCAATATTAAATGAATCGTTCTGTTGAAACGAAATCGGCAGATACAATTTAATTTTAGGAACACCCTTTCTTGGTTCTATAAGTTTTTCTGTATAAACAGCGCCTGTGTCGGGCTCGCCGGCGCCGGTCGAATTGTCTGAACTATTGACTGTAGCCCTTGCGTTTTCTTCCGCTTCAGTTATAGCTTGTTCTTGTGACTTCCCATCATTTTCAGATGGGTCATAGTCTGCGCTATTAGCTGACTGAAGTTTCTTATTAGCCTCTCTATAGTCAATAGACGGTAAGTATTTTTCTATAACATCACTAAATTTGTCCACGAGACCAAACCCACTTAAACTAGCTCCCTTTACTTCCATCAAAGTAAAGGTTACACTAGCTCCATAGTAACGAGTTTCTTCTTCTAAAGGATACTTAAGATTTTCAGGTTCTTTAGGAGTTTCGTCATCCTTTTCTACTTCCTCTGTAGATTCTTCTTTTATTCTACTCGAGAGGGTAGACTCTTCTAATTCGCTGGTATCCGTAATCGTTAAAGGAGGCTCGGTAGTTTCTGTGGGCGATATTACTCTACCCGAACTAACTACAACATTTGGATCATCTGCCATGATGTGTAACCTATGTCTATAAATATGATTTAAGTATTTATACACGATTTTCAAATGAAGACCTACAAAGGAAGATACAAACCAAAGAACGCATCCAAGTATGTGGGTGACGCGAACAATGTCGTGTATCGTTCTATGTGGGAACGACACGTCATGAAATGGTGTGATGATAGTTCTGACGTTGAACAGTGGATGTCCGAAGAGTTGGTCATCCCCTACATCTGCGAGACCGACAATAAGCCTCACCGATATTATATGGACTTCGTCATTCAGTACAAGTCTGGTCGTGTTGTACTAGTCGAGGTTAAACCCCACAAACAAACAATGCGTCCCGAACGTAAGCAAGGGAAATCCAGAAACACCTTACTAAACGAGGGGATGACTTACATAAAGAACCAATCCAAGTGGAAGGCCGCAAAGCAATATGCAGACGACCGTGGGTACCACTTTGAGATTTGGACAGAGAACGAACTCACCGCTATGGGTATTATGCCTAAGCCATTACGATCCAAGAAACCAATCAAGAAATTGCCTCCGTTCAGAAAAAAGAAAAAACGCGTATAAATACAGTTAAGAATTTTTACGGAAGCGCACATGTCTAACATATTTCAGAACCTAGAACTGCAGGCGTTTCGTGCTGGGATCACTCCGCGTACCAAGGAGTCCCGTGAGTGGTTCAGAAAGAAGATCAAAAGTCTTAAAAGTATTAATCGCGAATCCTTGATGAAAGAGGATCCGCTGAAGCAAACAGGCAGAGAGATCATAGGTAGCATGTATATGTTCTTCTACGACCCGAAGCACAAAGAGACTTTGCCGTTCTACGACACGTTTCCATTAGTTGTCGTTGTTGGTCCAGCTGAAGGTGGGTTCTATGGTTTGAACCTACACTACCTTCCACCCATCTTACGTGCGAAGATGTTGGATGCGTTGATGGACATCACAACAAATAATAAGTTTAACGACTCAACTCGATTCAAGATGTCGTATGAACTGTTGGCGAAGACGGCAAAATTAAAGTATTTCAAACCGTGTTTCAAACACTACTTGAACGAACATGTACAGAGTAAGTTCGCGATGGTACCCGCACCAGAGTGGGAGATCGCAACATTCTTACCGACAGCTAAGTTCGAGAAGGCAAGTATAAACGCAGTCTATAAAGACTCCAGACAGAAGATAACAGACTAATGGCAGGCATAGAAGAATTAAAAAGTAAACTGATCTCCAAAGGTGGTCTGGCTATGAACAACCAGTTTCTGGTTAATCTTCCATCAATGGGCGGAGTAGATAGTCGTACAATGAATGTTCTCTGTAAAGAAGTGTCTTTGCCGGGAAGACAGATACTTACTCTTGACAGACCCATCGCAATGGTCCAAGAAAAAGTTGCTAATGGATTCTCAACAGAGGATGTGTCTATGACATTTTATGTTACGAATGACTATGCTCCCAAGAAGTATTTTGATAAATGGAAGTCTGAAATAATCGTAAAAAAAGACGACCATTTACATGTTGGATACAGAGACAATTATTCAAGAGATATTTTTATACGTCAACTAAAAAAACCTATCGCCAGATTTGGTTTTGATTTAGGACCATTAGATTTTAATCTAGATGTTTTGGGAAAATCTATATACAGTGTAAAACTGATAAACGCATTTCCAACGTCAATGAGTTCTATTCAGTTGAATAGTGATCAGGATCAAATTGTTGAATTTTCTGTACAGTTTTCCTACACTGATTGGGAAGTTATAAAGAACGAAAAGGATGGGTTGAGTCCAAGCATAGGGCTCAATCTTGGTGGTTTAATTTAAATTATAGGATATATCATGGCATTACCAAAACTTAACTCGTCGCCGTCGTATGGGATGACAGTTCCATCTAGCAAACAAAGTGTCACATACAGACCATTTCTAGTTAAAGAGCAAAAATCTTTATTGATTGCACTTGAATCTCAAAACCGCAGAGACATCGTTAGATCGATAATTCGCACTATTGAGTCTTGTGTTGAAGAAAAATTAGATCATGGACTAACAACATTTGATGTTGACTATATGTTCACAAAAATTCGTTCTAAGTCGGTGGGAGAAACATCTAAAATAAACGTTTCTTGTAGCGAGTGTAACGAAGAAAATGAGATTTCTATATCATTAGACGATATAGAAGTCACAACCGGAAGTGAAAAGTCCGGCACTATCATACCTATTACCGATGATGTGTCTGTCAAAATGAAATATCCAACGTATGATGAGTTTCTCTTAAATGAAAACTTATCTGAAAGTTCTACGGTAACCGAAGCTCTCATGCAACTAATCATTACTTGTATGGACTCCATTATGACCGAAGAAGAAAATATTTCTGTTAAAGACGAAACAAATGAAGATATAATGTCTTTTTTAGAGTCTATGACATCAAGTCAATTTGAAAAGATTTCTGACTTCGCCAACAACATACCCAGTCTCACAAAAAACATAGAGTTTAAGTGTCACTCATGTGGAACTGAAAACGATCACATATTAAGAGGACTCGACGATTTTTTTTAGTAAACCTCTCCCATGAAACGTTGACAAACTATTATCAAGTCAACTTCCAACTAATGAACAATTTCAATTACTCATTGGACGACGTTGAACATATGATTCCTTGGGAGAGAGAAATCTACTTAACACTGTTAGTGGATGATGTAAAAGAAAAAAATGAGAGGGCAAAACGGAAAGGTTTATAAATGTCTTTAGCTGATCTATCAGAACAATTAAAAGAATTAAATAAAGATCAAAGGGATTCTCACAATGATGTATATGACTACATCAGGGCGGTAGTTCACGAAACACCTAGTCTGAAACAATACAGACTGGAGTTGATGGACACTGCTGAAAAAATAAGGAACATCACGCCCGAGCCCGGAGATTTGTCCGAAGAAAAGAGTGAAAAGAAAGCATTTGATAAAAAAATGCTGGACACTCTAATGGAAATTTCGGCCAACACCAAAGATAAAGATACAAAAGGATCCGGAAAAAAACAAGGCGTGTTCTCAAATGCATTAGCGGGCGGTCTGGGTTTTATGGCTAAAGGCCTAGGCGCTGGTGCCGCTCTTGCGGGACTAGGTATTGGACTGGGTGCATTCTTTTCAGGGATTGCTTTGGCAGATGCTGCAGGAAATTACTTAAAAATAGATGGACAATCTCTTAAAAAACAAATAATCACTTTGAGTGAAGCATTCTCAGAGGCGCCAAAGGACGGGTTACTTATACTTGGGGGTCTTATTGCAGGTTCTGGTGCATTAGGAGCTCTGTTCGGTGCAGGGTCATCCTTTAGAGCAGGCGGCGGTATGGCCGCGCTTGGTCTTGGACTAGCCGGATTTTTCGGAGCTCTCGCTGTTGGCGACAAAGCAATGTCTTGGATGAATGTTGATGGTTCTAAACTCAAATCAATGATGATCAACCTCTCCGAGGGTTTGAGTGCATTCAGTGGTGGTCAACTAGTAGGTCTGGCTGCGCTTTTAACCGGAGCTGGTATATTTGCACAATTTAAAGGTGGAATAAAGGGGTTAGGATATGCTGCAGTCGGCATGACTGCAATTGGACTGGGTATTGGTGGATTCTTCGGTGGTCTTGCTGTTGGCGACAAAGCAATGGACTGGATGAACGTTGACGGTTCCAACATACGAAATATGATGATTAACTTGGGCGAGGGTTTAACGGGACTGACAAAACCAGACTATACAAAACTTCTTGGGTTTGCTCCGGTGGCTGCTATAGTTGCAACCGGCATTGCTATGTTAACAGGAGCAAAAGCAATTGATGGGGTTGGTAATTTAATTGATGGTTTTGCAAGTTTTTTGACCGGAGACACTTCAACCGTTTATGAAAGAGTTAGCGAAGGTCTTAAGCAACTTGAACAAGTTGACCTTTCTAAACTAGAAAAGTTTGACCCAGCCGCAAATGCAGTTGCAAAAATGACGATGGCTTTATCAAATCTTTCGGACACAAGCCTTAACTTCAGTCGGTCTAAAAAAGAATTAAGTGAACTTGGAGAATTGATGGCGTTAACACTTCCGATGTTCGATGCAATGTATGAAGGTGGAAAGGCGAATACTCCAAAGGGGAAAGAATTAACATTTAAACCGGGCTTAAAAAACATACCTAATGATACGTTCAGTAAAATAGATTCTGTCTTATCGGTAAGTGAATCATCACGACAGTCTACACCGACATCTTCTAGTAACGTGTCTTCTTTAGTAAAAGAAAGTAACGAGATGAAAAATACGCCTCCTGTTGTAGCTATCGACAACAGCACATTAAACAATGTTTCTAACGGCGGTGGTGGCGGGGCATCCATCGTGACCGGAAACATATCTACGACAGATCCTCAAGATCCATACGTAGGAACACGCAAATAAGAAAAAGGGGACTTGATGTCCCCTTACTTTTAGTTGGTAGAGTTTCTATCGAGTGACTCAATCAAGATCATTTTTACGATCCTTGATTTAGTATAAGACTTCGGTACCATCAACCCCAATTCTTCGGCCATCACAACTAATTGTGCCCTAGTTAATGACATTAAATCAGCCTGATCAGGTTGAGTAGGAGTAGTAGGAGTGGTAGGAGAAGAGCCTCCACCCGTAGTCTTTTCCGGTTTGCGTGATACTGATCGGTAGATCAGACCAAGTGCGACTAGTCCCGCTAGGACCAGAATAATCATATTGTTATCCATTTTTTAATCCTCCGCTGCCATCTGTGCGAAGTACGACAGGGTGTCGTCTTCTTCGGTCGCAACCGCTGCAGGGGCAGGAGCAGGAGCAGCTACGATTGTTGGTTCAGAAGATTCTTTCCAAGGAGCAGATTCTGCAGTCTGGGCGAGAGCCTCATTCTTAACAGTTGCGCCAGAACCTGTTGCAAGTCCCAACACAGTCTCCAACTTGTTCTTCAACTCATCATAAGTCTTAAACCAGTTGGCATCGTGTGCGTTAGGGTAGTTAGGTACTACAAACTCATTTAGATCGTACAACGCATTGTACACGGCTTCAAGTTGCGTCTCATCTGAACCTAAGTGTGCAGAAGGGGACTTGAAGTCCGACTTATCATAGTTACGATACCCAGCGACATTGCGGATCTTTAGTTCAAAGTCTGCGCCGCCCCAGAAGTCAAACGGATTGACTGGAGTCTCGCCTGGGAATTCTGGTTGCATCTGGTCCATGATCTTATCAAAGATCTTCTTACCGAACTCATAGAGGAACGTCTTGCCGTTATTGGCAGGGTTCGCAGGATCGTTGATCACTTGGATATTAGTGACGTAGTGTAGACGACGCTTCTGGCGACGTGCGGTCTCTTTGTCCTCTTCGATACCTGAGTTCCACAGACGTGAGTTCAACTCACCGACTGGGTCGTTCTGACCAAGGGTAGTGAGTGATCGTTCGATGTACCATTGTCCGGTTGGACCCTTGAATGCGTGGTCCCAATAACGGACCCACGGTAGGTCTTGACCCTCAGTAGCAGGAAGAAAACGAATAACAGCGTAGCCGTTGCCCTGTTCATCAACAGTAGGCTTCCACTTGCGATCGTCTTGGTATTTGTTGGTGTTGGTTGTCTGACCTGACGCTTCGGTTGCGGCAGTGACAAGTTTGGAGATGTCCATAGATCTGGACTTTAGATTTGCAAAAGACATAATATGTACCTTGTATAAACTTAAATATAAACTAAAATATGAATTGCCTCTAGGGCACTTCTATTTATACGTCTAGTGTGTTCTGCTGAGGGAGAAAATGTAACTGTCTCGCTTCAGCCTCGAGATGTTCAACTATAGTCGGAGACAAGTATTTCTTAATGTCTTCTAACTCTAGTCCATTCTCTTCACATAGATGTACAATAGCGTCCATATAGGACTGTTTGTTTCGAAACACGAAACTCTCAACCATAGTTGAGAAAGATTTTTTGGTTAGGAACTTCTCTTCAGTTTGTTCATCCATCGAGTACCTCAACTTGCGTGACGTTTTCCACACGGAAAGACCGCCAAGCTTGCTTATCGATAGCGAACGCACGTACAACTGAGTTGTTCACAGCCAATGCAGCCGCAGTCTCACCCTGTTCACGTTTCGGTAACAACTCAGGTAAAAGGGTACAGGGCATAACACGCTCTTCTCCATCTACCTTTGTGAACGTGACCTGTAAGATGTTAGACTTTAACTGTTCAACAATGTTTTCATATGACATTGACGCCTCCTTAGAATCGTTCGTATTCATCGTCCTCGGCGCCTTCTTCACCAGTATCTGCATGAACGGCTTCGAGAAACTCTTCACTCTGATCAAGAACTGCAATCGTGTGCTCAAACGCTTCGAGCGTAGAGATTACATTCATACGTTTCTCATCGTCTTCAGGAAGTTCTGCGAACTCCTTAACGAAGGTATCCAGAGTGTCTAGATATGCAATGCGCATGTACTCACGTGCGATGAGTTCTACATCATTGCGAGGGTATTGACCTAAGTCAATAAGGTTTTCAGGTAGGGACATTAATTCCACTCCTCGTTTTGGTTAGCTTCATATACGTCTGAGAAATGAGTATTCACAAATTTAACCTCATCTCCCCAACGCACATCCGACTTATAGTCTTGACGATCAAGACGTTCTACTTCATCAGCGAGACGTTTATTTGCCGCACTGATTTTGCCACGCTTCTGAATCTTAAGTGCAGCTGCACGAATCATTGCGTAACGTTCTTCTTTCGAAATTGACATATATTATACTCCAAAAAACTCTTCTTGTCAAGAGTGATCATTATTAGGATAGAGGCTATCTTCAGGATAGCCCCGTTTCTTGACCTCTTTCTTACGGTCAACGTGGGTGGATGGCCGATTGAACTTCGGTGAGTGTTTCGCCACCGGATTCGACCGATTGATAGATTTCTTCTTCATACCTATACGCCTCTTCTTCCCAAGGATGATCTTCATAGGCAAGGTTTGTGTACTCAACTCCATCAAAGATATGTTTGTATGACAAACCATCCTCATCAAGAGTTAGACCCACATGAATGAGTCGTCCCGTTAAAATCTGCACAGCATGAACAAACTCGTGTGCGATATTAATCTTGAGCGATTCATCATCTTGGTCATGAGTTGAAAACCGAATATCTACTCGATCTTCATCACCATCTGTTTCACCAGAAAAATTGCCGATCATCTCTTCTTCAAACAAAACTTTAACATACCCGCCTAGACGGGTAATTCCAATTGACTCTGCGCAACGAAACACATAGTCGGAGATGCCCTCATTGGGCGAGTTTTCTATAATAACATTTTCGGCAATCATACCTAGTCCTTAATGAATTGTTATTTCGGGCATGACTTCATCGAACGCTTCGAGTAGATCAATCTCATCTTGGATTGCCTCACGAATCTCGACTTCACTCATACCAATAGCTTCCATACTAGAAACTGCCATCTCAGGTGAGAGCATATCATCAATCACCGAATCAAAAAGATCTCGAAGATACTCTCCCACTTCACCACGTGCATACCATGCTGTCATTGCTTTGACTCCACTAACCTATTGTCTCTAAACTCGAACCCCTCGGGGGCACTTAACTTACCTAACAACCACCAATCTTCAGCCTTCATAGTAGGCACAAACTGGCCGTGTTCATCTTGAAACTTCTTACCCATCTTGTTGTACTCGTTCAAGTAATCAACCGCGTCTAGGACGACTTCAAACTCTTGCACATCAAGGTTGTTGTTTAACTTAGGCTTTGCTGTATACATTACTTCTCTCCTTTCATTTCGTGACGGTACTCTCTCTTCAACCACCACTTATACATTCTAAAATATTCTGCTGAATCGTAGAGGGGACTGCGACCCGTGAACTGTGCCACTTCGTCGCAATGCTCATACCACTTTTGGTTACACCAGTGACGAAAGTTCATTACGCGTACCAACTTCGGTAGAAAGACTTACCTTCTTCGGCGAGACCAGCGTGACGCACATCGTCAATGTTGATGTACTTACCAGTGATTCGCTTCTTGAACTCACCACCGATGAACTCGTTCTTGACTGGAATGACACGGTCACTCATGAAACTCTCACTACCTTCAACAGAAGCGACAGCGATCTCACGCAGAGTGACAGTCGCACCTTTCTTGGCGACAACTTGGTAAGCGTCGATGTTGGTCTGTTCCCAACCCCAAGACGCGACATAGATGTCACCCTCTTTGACAGACTCAAGAGCGGCAGCCTTGGCGGCAGCACGAGCGATCTTGCGTTCCTGCTTCCACTGATCAGCGCGTTCAAGGTCAACAAGGAACTGCTCAACGTGTTCAATCATACGAGCGACAGTGCCGTAACGGTAAGCGAACTCGGTCTTGTAACCCAGACGGGCACGTTTAGTAGGACGCTTACAAACCGCAGTGATCTTCGCCTCATCAATCTCCAACTCAAGACCACGCGCTTCGTACTTCTCAATCAACTTCAACATAATTAACTCTCTCTCATCAATTTATGTAACCATTATACCAAATCTGGCGGGATTGTCAACACTTTTTTAAAACTTTTTTATGTTAATTTTTCACAATAAATGGGTTGTATTTTTCGTTCAACAATTCGCATTGCACAGGGATCGTTTGCGAAAACACTCCAAGTGCCGTCGTACTGACTGGCGATAGTGATCTCAAATTCTTCTCCGTAGATGTCGTACGCTTCAAACTTAAATTCGTAGAAGATGTTAGGCTCTCCCAACACTTCGGTCAACCTTTCATAGGACACGTCAATGTATCCTTGTAAACAACTCATGATAACCTCTTAGCAAAGGAGTGAGAAGGGAAGAAGCAGTGAACCGTAGTTCCTATTCTGACACCAGATGTCTCGGAGAGACAAACAGTGGGCCGAAGCCCCTAGTCGAGAGACCAGATCTCCCCAACTCACAATACACATTATACTCTTTTTTCAAATAAAGTCAAGACCTTTTTTAGATTATTTTGGAATAAAGGGTGCGTTTTTTACTGCTTTTAACCACGACTCAGGATCTTTCGGTTTCGACGGGGTCACTCGCAGACCCTGTTCCTTGAAGTTCGCCTTCAGGATCGTGGCGGTCTCACGACCAAGGAACCTCGACACCAGTTTCAGTAGGGTCTGTCGAAAGGTCACATGGTGGTGGCTGTGTCCTGCACTATGCGCGAGTTCGTGTAGGACGATGTACTTGTTGAAGTCGAACGCGGGCGAGATCTCGATCCACGACCCATGCGACCTACCCATGTATGCCGCTCGACTTCCCATATTGCGTGACTGGACGACTCTCACCTTACCGTGGTAACGGGACACCTTCTCCCAAGTCTTGGAAGCGGTCACTTGTTTTACAAACTTCTCCACGTCTTTGAACTCATTGAGTGGACCGATCAACTCAGGGTGTTCGTTTTCGAGTTTCCACTCTGCGTTATAGGTCTTGGTCTTCTCACTGTCGCGTTTTGGCAGGACAGTCTTGCGACGGTAGTAGTCAGAATACTTTTGGGCCTGAGAGGTAGTCAGTCCCGCGTTCAATGCTCTGCGATATGCAGTTCGCATTACTTCTTTTTCCTTACCCGCTTCTTGGCAGGAGCCTTCTTCTTGGGTGCTGTCCATTTCTTTGCGAGGAACTCCTCAACTGATAACCCACACTCACGAAGGGTCTTGTGGAATCTTTTCACATCGGTCATTTCCCATGTATTATCAATAAACGATCCGAAGTGGTTTAAAACTTTTTCTCCAAGTTGTGCGTTCTCTTCAGTCTCTTTGTCGAAGATATAACGCACCTTCTTGGTGAAATTTAACTTAATGATCTTAGACATAGAACTCCTTATGCAACTCCAAACAATTCATCAAAGGTCATTGGAACAACCAGTTCCAACTCGGTCTGTTCCTCGATCTGGGGGACAGGTTTGGGAGACAAGATGTTCTTGATCTCCGCGATGCGGCACCCGATCTCGCGGGCAAAGGGATGGTCAGTACCCACATCTTTTTGTAGGGCTTCCAATTCAACTTCTAACATGAATTTGTTTAACGATGAATAGGTATTCATTACGCACACTCCTCAACAAATGGTTTCGCAATCAAGTAAATGCCAGGGCAAGCGGGAACATCACAGAAGGCATACTCACTCACAAGCAATCGGAACTTCGCAATGTACCGCAGTTCAGATTGATCAGCACTGCTGATAGGTGGGAAGTAGACCACAACCTGTTCACCACGATCTTCGACGACCTCACCCATACGCTCTGGGTACATCGCACCAGAGTTGATCTGAACTACACGACCTTTCAAATTTTCCATAACAACCTCTCCTCATTTGATGTAACCATTATAGTACATGTTTCAGAAATATGCAAGAGTTATTTGTGGTAATTTGTCACAACTAGAAGAAATATCGGGCCAAGAGTGATGATACAACGATAGAACCCACAACAACAAAAGGCATCATGATTAGTTTTCGTTCTACCCTGTCGGCCGCGGCATCCCATCGATCAAACGCCGCTTCTACTTTATCAAACGACTCGTTCAACTTTCTTTCACTTTCTCTCATATTGATCTCCTGTAAATAAAAAAAATAGGGGAGCAGTCCACATACCTGTCAGTCGGAATCTTCGCAAGACCGACTCCCCTCTTAACTATTGACTAACGAATCCGGTACCGTCACACATGTAACAGTCTTCATCGCCATAGTCATCGTACCCATAACCTGAACACTCTTGACACGTCTCATCAAGATCTTCATCCGAATAGTCGAGCATGTCTTCGGTGTTCTCCATCGTCATCAACTGAGGGTTGAAGGTCACCATCTTGGTGGTCATCTCAACGATGCGGTCGATGGCAACATGGAAAAAGTCGTCCTCATACTTACCTTCATAGAGTCGACCCGTCGTGTAGGGTAGGACGTAATCGAATAACTCCTTGTCGATCGCACCCTTCTCACGTAGGAACTTCAGGGCACCGGAAGTGTTGTTACCCATCCCGTTGTTGTAGAAGTCATAACGCAGACGACCGGCGGCACGAACCATCTCACCAGCGACAGTAGCGGCGTTACCTTCACGAGGAACCAACTCCTCCCAGATTCGTTCAAATGTAGCACTCATCGTGTTCTCCCTCTCAAAAGTGCATGTATCGCCTTCGCCTCTTTAGCCTTGATACGACGATCTTTGTTTATCTCTTTCTGTACCGCTTCCTTGTTGTACTTCATAGACGACTCCTTAGTAGACATAGGGTTCAACAGGATGACCGGCAGCGAGTTGCATCGCAGCGTAGACGAACATCCAAAGAGTTGCATTAGCGAAAAGAACTTCAACAATTCGTTGGGGACTTGCGGGCTTCAATTTAATCATCTTAGATCACCTCCACACGGTTATCAAAATCACGACCAGCCATCTCAAAGGGGACATACATGATGCGACCCACACGTTGTATGTCGTGTTCTACAGACCCAGTCACAGAGTCCTTGACGAAGATGGTGTAACCATCACACATATAGACCTTGCGAGGAGCAGTGTAGTGGGGTTTCGCCCAAATCGCACCTTTCTCAAGTACCTCACCTACGAGGTAAGAATCCGGACGATCAGACATCGGTTCAAAATCGTATGCACGAATAATGTCTCCGACGTTCGCAGTGTTTTCAAATTTCATCATATGTCTCTCCTCATTTGATGTAGCCATTATATCAAATCTGGCGAAAGAGTCAACACTTTTTTAAAACTTTTTTGTGTGAATATTACACATTTATCTACGCATTGACGCAAGGTCTTTCATCTGTTGTTCGTCAATTACGGGAATCGCATTCGACTTGTGCATAGTACCGATACCCTTTACGAGAGTGCCAGTGTACTCTTTTCGTTCGGGCTTAGAACATGACTCCGGTGTTGCGAAGTCTGACCGACTGGGGTACTGATTTGACTCCGCGCATCTTTGCTCTGCATATGAAAGGATGCGCGTTGGTTTCGTTGTCTTGATTGCACGGAACGCTGGCGGTTGGTATTTCCCATAAACTTCTCCTTTAGGTTTCACTTTTTTAATCTTACGACCACTAGGGGTATGTCTCATCGATCCATGTATCACAACTCTTTCTCCATTCGACGTAGTATCTGTTGCATCGCACCCAGCTCTGCTGTTAAGAAATGCAACTTGGTGTTGGGTGATGTGTTGTCAACGGGAAGATTTCGTATCTGGTCCATCTTCTCAGAGATTTCTTCTTTGACGATCTTAAGCACTTTCTCTTTCATTCTTTACCTCAAACCATGATGGGACGGGACGACTAGTCCACGTCATACTAAACCGATCTTGCTTGGTCTGGTAGAATGCACGGTATGACTCTACAGGGTCAGACATCATACACTCAGGGTTGGAACCCATAGCAAGCTTGAACGGTGTCCGCTCGACGTGTGGTATACGCGCCGGTGGAGTGAGTAATATATCACGTAGAAGGGTGTCTGTCAAGTGTCGTTTACCATAACGATACATATATTCATCACAGAGTGCGATGAAGTGCTTGTAGTGCCAGATGTAGTTGCAGATAGATTCCATCGTCCAGATGGTGCAGGGGTGTCCGTGATGGACTGCTTTGTAGAGTTGGTCGTCTAGGGTAGGATGATCGTAGTACTTGATCATGGTCTTACCAGACTTGGAAGGTTGTCGAGATACTTGACCGTCAAGCATACGATGTGCCGTTGACAACATCTGTGCAGACTCGACGATCATTTTGACAACGTGTTTGTCACACTGCTCTTGGGCAGCTATGACTGGATTGTTACTGAGTACAAAAATATTCATATACTATATCCCCCATTTGGTTAGGATATTGTACAGGATAAATTGAGTTCTGTCAAGCCCGTCGAGGATTTTTATTTTTTTTACGTATAATTTTATTTAGGTATAAATAACTCTATGAACGATTTATTTGATTTTGGTTTTACTGCAGTAGATGAGTCCGAGCTCGAGGCATTTCAACAACTCGAGAACGTCTCGGAGGCTGTAGATGAAACTCAAACACGTCTTGATAATCTATACAATGCGATTCAACCGCTACTGACCAATCTCAAGATGAATCCTGAGAAAGAGTACATTTTGTGGCCAAATCGATTGGATAAGATTGAACAATTCGAAACACATATTCAAAACATCTATAAGGGACCCTAACCAATGTTTTATAGTACCAAAGACGAATTTATTTTAAGAGATGGTGAAGTACAATCTATTATCACTGGATCAGATAAACACCAGATGGTAAAGAGCATCAACTCACTTATGAAGTTCTTGACTGTTCACCAAGGCAAATATTTACGTTACAAAAATTCAGAAGTCAACGTCATAGAAGAAGCTTTCTCTCGTGGAACTATGATGTGTAATGCAATCATGTCTCGTAGATATAAGAACATTTTATTTGTTGGTCACTACAACGACCACCAGACGCACTGGATGTTGGATAAGTTCTCAGGAAGAATGGTAGACGTTTTTCCACCGGAACGTGATCACATGCAGACATTCCCAGATTTAAACATCGTTGCACAGTTCGTACCGTATGTTTTCAAAACAATGGAGTATGATGCATCCTTTACCGTCGTTAGACCACCAGAGTCAAAACATAAGGGCGTAATGCATACCATATACGAAGCTGTGGGAATGGTTCAAGACTCTCTTCCATGTTCTCACCAATATAAACACGGACAAACTTCATGGTCACTGGAAGGTGAACACGAAAAGTTTGATGCTGTTGTGTTCTTGGGAGTTCCTATGATGGAACAAGGTGTAGGATTTGAAGAGGATCAGGTGCGAGAGATTTTTGCACCAATGTGTACAGAAGATTTTGAGATGGTAGACATCTATTATGGATTACCATCCTCTGTGAAGTGGTTTAATGGAGAAGAAAAAGACAACACGACTATGGTTGAAGTTGCTTTCTCTATTCGTTCGGGATGGGATGATGATGTTAAGACCGGCGGTGGCCGACCAGAAGAATACGACATTATGAGTAAGATGATTTCCGTATTCTAGGAACTTACCCGACAGTAAGACACGCGAGGGGACTACGGTCCCCTTTTTTTATGCCCAGTATAAGAACATGCCTGCGATGGCACACCAAATCAGAACGTTGGGTGCATTATCCCAAACCCACTGAAAGTCTTTGATCGTATACTTGATAAATTTTATTACTTGCTCGATTCTTCCTTCCATGACCGTGTCCCCACTTCGACCCTAGCATTCTCTGGCAATTTTAGTTTTATGTCAGAATGCGTGTGATGTATTACAAACTGCGTGTTTTTGAACTCTTTGAAGAACGACCCCCAGATAGGACGCCAGTTGCTCGACATACGGTGTACATTCAATGGACTGCGATCGCTCTTGAGGAATTCGTCAGTGTAGCTGTCTAGATTCATGTCGAACATTGCATCGAACCCATACATATGAACTTCGTCTGCCTTCATGACACGACACGCATAGTCGGTTGCCATATGACCACAAGAGTAGTTGGTCGCAGCATCTGATAGAGAGTGGCCCGGTAGTTGTGCGTATGGCGGTATAAAGACGTGAAACCCTTTGATGTTCACAGAGTACTTGAGATAGAACGCAGGCGTCTGTTCCATCCACTTACGTGGACGTGTGCCTAGAACCCAGTCATATTGACCAAGATCAACTTGTCCTTCGTGCAACGCCTTCATCATCTTGAAGTCTACCATACAAGAAGCGAACACTTCTTCTGGCGGCAACTTGATCGGTGGCATATTACATACCAATAAAAGGCCTTCAGTGCCCCTTGTAAAAATACGTGACCCAGGCCCGTTACCTAATATATTTACTCTTTTCATTTTGGTTCTCTGTGATAAGTTCCATACACACAGTGTGCAAGTTCGTGACCCCAAGTGGTCATGTGATTGTCGGCTACGCCTTCAGGTACAATGACATAGATCTCACAACGAGACATCTCTCCAGTTGTTTTAGAAAGAAACCAACGCGAGTATCCGATTGCGGATTCGTCGTGGGTCTTGATGTCTTTCATTGCTTTATCAAACTCTCTTTGATTCTGAAACGTATAGACCGTAATAGGAAATTGAATTCCACTGTAGTCCTGTGTACCAGAAATCTTTTCTCTGTCCTTAGATGGTTCGCAAGAAACTAACAGGAATGTGAATAAAGCGATTAATACTGTTATTTTAGATTTCATATCTTTCAGCATGGCCTACTTCTGTGAGTAAACTATTTAGGTTTGTTCGGTCTTCCAAAAAAACCTCGGCAAGTATACGACCATACTTACCTTCTTTGTATGTGACAATAGTTACCTTTGATCCCACAGGAGCAACTTCGTTTACGTACGCGGTTGCAGCAAGGCCTTTTTCCTTTTCGTCAAGGTCTCGTGTACGCTGCTCAGGAGCATCAATACCGTAAAGACGAAGGCGCTGATTAGCATAAATGAGGCCAAAACCAAGATCAATATCAACGTCGACGGTATCGCCATCAACCCATCTACGAACTGTCGCTTCATACTCGTACATTAGTCTGACGGAATTTGAAACGCCACCTCAAGCATATCTTGATACTCGGCGATCTGTTTAAGTTCATGTTCAAACGACTCCATAATATCGGAGTGTTCTCCAATACCCGCAGGGTTCTGCAGATATACTTCCAAGTTCGCTTTATGATATGCGATCTTGCCTTGTAGATGCGAAACTGTAGCTTCGATCATTCGTGTACGTAAAGGTGTGCTCATTATCTATCCCTTGCTTTCTCTATTGCACGAGAACCAAACCAGAACGAAATGATGGCGGCGAAGATTGCCTTGGTGTCGTCGTCCCATAGAATGTTTAACGCCTCTGTTAGTGACATTCCGTTGTTGATTGCTTCTCGCAGTAATGTAATTTCAATTGCAGCGAACAGTATGAAAAATGCATACGTGATCACTGGCCGTACTGATTTCTGCAGTGCGGACATAAGACCCGTCCCCTGAGAAATCGCTGTGTCGTGTGCTAGAAGCGCCTTCTGCTCTTCGTGCAGACCCATCTCGGCAAATCGCTTGATCTCATGCTCGTAACCTTTGGCAGTGAGTTCAGCCATCTTCTCCATCTTCTTGAGTTCAAACTCCATACTCTTTTTAGTCTTGTAGTGTTCTGTGATCGCAGGTACGACCGAACTACCAAAACCAAGTATAGACCCTATAAGACCGCTCAACATATGACCTCCTTATTTATTCATTAGTCCACGTATCGTATCGTTGCCCTTTCTACCTGTATGGTGGATGACGATAGGATCTTTTACCGCTACATTATCTATGTAGTCAATACGTAACGTATTATATGTGTGTGGTAGGGGATATATTTTACTTAACTTTTCTATCGGCGAATACATATTATGCAGAACTTCTTGATCCCCCTGTTCTGGTGCGGACTCTGTACGTAACATCCACGACTCTAGTACGTGGTTACGGTCTGTCATTACAACACCGGAATTGTACCAGTCTCCGTTCTGAGGCCGTCGTGTAGTCCAAGGGCGGTCAATTACCATACCCAGCTTGCCGTGTTCAAAGTGTTCCCAAATAGAGTCAATGTCACCGTCTATCTGACAGTCTGTGTCTAACCAACACACTCTAAATCCATCTAGTGTCGCGTTGTAGATCGCACGAGGTTTTTTGAACCAGCCGTCCACTGGTGATTCTGTATGAACAACATAGAAACGATTCTCATACATCGGATGTTCTTTGAGATTGGCCAACATATCACTTGACATTCCAAAGTCCGCGACCATGAGTGGTACTTCTGACCACTTAAGAAAGTTCTGCAGAAACCAAGGCAACTGCCACTCGGTGTTACTGTCACATCCCGTTAAAAAATTTCTTCTATACATCTATCAACTCATACTCATTACTGTAGTTGTGTTTTGCGACGGTACCTTTATGGTTTTGCACTGTAGAAAAACTGTCGTCTGCATACGCACAATACGGATAGTATTCTTGTAACCACCCAAATCTACTTATATGTAGGAATACGTCAGTTGGTCCGGCCTCGCGCCTCGCACGTTTTATTAATAACTTCGCGCCCATAGGCGTAACGATGTATGCATGACAGCCAGGAAAGTAAGGTTTAGACTGCAATGGACCCCACCCAATCGTCGCTGGCGTGTTAAACTTTCCAAACGAGGGTTGACCAATGTTACCGACAAAGTTTGGTGGCGTTGACGGTAAGGGTCCAGTGACGATGGCATCGTGTTCAAAAATTACGATGGGTTCGTTCAAGCTTATGCACGTTTTCCACAACGTGTAGTGCGAGAGAAAACAAGCAATACAGTTGTCTCGTTTTGAATACTTGTCATCAAACTTTTCTGTATTAACTATTCCGACATTAACGCACAACTTATCAACATCATCTTTTGGTGTGATCGCAGCCATTGTCTCAATATTCAGTCCATACTTTTTACCCGACGCAATACATCTCTCTGCGGATAGTCGCGACTGTACATTACTGTTGATCGTGATAACAAATGCTCTCATACGCACCTCATAGACAAAAAAAAGACAGGTCGGTTTCCCTTCCTGTCTCTTATATAGTTTGACGTTAAGTCTTAGAGAGAATCAACAAATTCGTCAATCTCTTCTGCTTGTTCTTTTGATAAGAACTCTTTGTGAATACCCACGCGATCCAAAAGACCTGGCGATTTGACTTCACTGCGCAGCTCGCGAACATTGCACTCCTGTACAACTAAGTCTACAATGTCAAAAGACACTTCGCGTTTTGCTTGACCAAAAGTTTCTAGTTGTGGATTGTCTTGACGTGGAACTAAAAAGTTGACCAACTTAGTCAAAAACACTTGTGGTTCTTCAACTAACTGTTCATATGAGAATTCAAACTCATAGACTAGTTCGGACGCTTCCTTTTCAAAAGCGGCTACTAAATCAAATCCCAAAGAACTATCACGAAAATCTTCCCACATCATATCTGGGGCAAAGGTCTTCCATGTATGAACCATTGCGTCTTTGTAATCGCGAGTCATTCTGAAAAGACAAGTTGTCGCAGACTTAGATAACCTCTCCAGAGTAAGACTATCTTCAACAGGTGTATGGCCCATACTAGTTGCAAAAAGAGGCTTCCACATCCATTGGTGAGCAATAGCTGACACTTCTAGGTTAGTTAGGTCTTTAGGTAGGCTCTGATTAAAACGGACATACATCCCATACATATTCTGTGCAAAGTCTGCACCTGAACAGACACCGCCTACCATGTAGTGATCATCCAGAGATACTATTGAGTATACTTCTTCCATTTTGGTTTTATTCCTCTTTTTTGGACTGCGTGATTAACACAATTAGATGAATGTATTTATACTAATTCTGTTCCTTATACATCGTCCAAAGTCCATAAAGTACACCGCCATATGCGCCAAGTGTAAGAATAGACTCAAAAAGAATGTAACTACCGCACAATGCGACGATAACAACACCATCATATGTGGTGCGTTCCCCTAGACGTGACATCACCCATTGTTTTGCAAGTGATGCATATACTGATACCGCTGAAAGATTAAACATAGTTAGTCCCTATAATCGTTTAAAGTAAAGTTTGTTCCGTGCATCTTCATCAAATCTCTCTCGTGATTGGTGTAGACCAATACTTCTGGATCATCAATGAGGAAGTCACAGTTTTTACAGAAGTCTGGATAGTCCCCTGTACGATGTTGTTCACGAAGTTTTTCGTACTCTTCACCAAAGAAGATATCTAAGATGTTATCTTCTGAACAGTGACCAAGTACGGCCTCTTCATCGCGACCTAGAACCTGACAACACGGGTGAACCGCACCCGTCTCGCCTTCTAGACCACCGGCACGAATTACTACATCGGGCGAGAACGGACGACCACAAGTCTTTACTTGTCCCTGTCGTGCGTTGTCTCCGATATCCCATGCGCCAGACCAGTTGTGCATCTTCCAGATCTCTGTCTTGACGCCCAACTCATCGACCAGCGACTTGTACTTCTCTAGTTCTTGGTCGATGCTGTCGTTGTCTGTGATTAAGTGATAGGTAGACACTACGCAATCTGCGCCTGTCTCATTTACATAGGAAACCATTTCCTGAATGTTGCGCTTGATCTGCGCGTAGTGCCCACCCACAGCATTGTACATCCACTTGGTGTAGTCTTGTTCGTCCGCACCAATGAATGAAAACCGATAGAAGTCCAGTCCCGCGTCTACACAGTCGCGCATGTACTGACCTTCCATTTTAAATCCGTTAGAGAAAATGAACGCCTTTGCGCCATACTTCTTACATATCTTAATATACTCAGGCAAGTTCTTAGCCATCGTCGCCTCGCCTGACCCATCTAAGTTGACTACGTTCAGGCCATACTGTGCGCAGTCAGCGACGTACTTCTCAAACTCATCCACTTTCATGATGCGCCGAAACCCTTTGTGGCGGCCGCCCTCACGTAGATCTTGTGGACACATAGAACACGAGTAGTTACATCCCCCCGCTACCTCAATCACGGCACGGTCAATTTGAAATGTTTCTCTAGTCATTTCCATAGTATTGATTCATCCTATTCTCATAGTCAACTGCTTTATTCTTTGCGTGACCTAATAGATCACCTGTATGTTCTAACCACCACCAAACGTTACGATCGTCATAGTGCGTCTCAGGGTTCAACCTAAGCGCATTAGGTGTATGGTATTTAGTCACGCCTTCACCACTGATTACGGCGAGAGGTCTTGCAAAGTTCTTCGCGACATAGTGCCAAATCCCGTCGTAACAAATCACCATCCGTGCAGTAGAGATAAGGTGCATTGCTTCAGATGCTGGTGTACGATACGATAGTTCGTGTAACTCGAACCCCATCGCCTTGAAGTGTATAATCAACTGTTCCCAGTCTTCGTTATCGAACAACCGTTTCCATGTGCGAGGTTTCTCTGCGTTCCATGTCGGCCGCCAGAACACGATACGTTTGGGGGCGTACTCTTGAAACGCATCTTGCCGAAAGATCCAATCGTTGTTCGGCGCAGGGGATCCCCGATCGTCTTTGTAGTATCCTGATTGAAACCAGAACCTATTCTTGGGCCCGTGAGAGTTTATAGCTGCTATTCTACGTTCACCATTCGACTCCAAAACAACATCATCGTCAAACTTCCAATCACGGTATCGGCCGTTCGCGTTAAAGATGTGATGTATCTCTACGCGATCTTGTTGGTGGTAGAAGTTGTGGATGTAGTCACATCGTTCGATGATCGTCTCAGGATCTTCGAAGTGATGAAGATAGTCTGGTCCGTGTTCCCAATGAAGTTCTAGATTGATCTTTCGGACATTATGATCAGCCGCGTAACGATGGCAGGCATTGAGTGCCCACATAAAATCACCGACGCCTGGGGTACCGCGCCAGGTAACGAGCTCGGACGGTTTCATTAATTCGTCTTAATACTCTTGACTTTACGTGCTGAACCTGTAGACGTGTACAGACCAAACCATGCAGCCCCCGCACCGACTACGACAGAGATAAGACCTGCCTGTGACGCGTTAGGCTCTGGTAGAGACATAAACCACTGAGTTGTCTGTATGAGCAGGTACAGATAAGTACCAATGAATGCACGAGGGAATAATCTGTATGCATCAATTACGTCTGCGAATTGTAGTAGGGACTCGAATTTATTATATTCCGGCGCCTTCTGAGTTGTATCTAACTCAATCTCTACTTGCAGTTTCTTTTTCTCTACTACTGGTACTGCTGATTCTTCTGTCATTTAGCTAAACCTTTTTTGTATCCATTTATATATGGCATATATTGAAAGACCATAAAACGCAAGTACACTCATCGGCAGACCGATGTAGATCAACTCCCACGGGTGAAGAAACAACAACTCCCACGAAAGATCTACGATTGCCTGTACGTCACTTGTTCTAGAAACATCTGACATATCCATGGCAAGATCATATTCTTCTACGATACCGTTCCATGTGTCGATGTCCATACAGACCAGATCGTCTGGACAGATAAATTCTTCTTCCATCACTTAACCTTAAAATCTTTCGGGTCGCCGTTGATCAGTTCTTTTGCTTTTGTTTCCCAGACCCAAGGACACAGTCCATGTACAAACGAAACAAAAGAGATTGTCCAAGCCCTTCGTAGATGTTCAAAGTAACCCAGTTCAATCTCTTTCAGATGTTTCATTAGAAGACCTTTACGTCGTATTTTTGTTGCCATAGTTCTGCATCGTGTTCGTCGTTGACCATTGGTCGACCACGTATGTTTAAACTAGTATTTAGTAACATTGGCACGCCGGTACGATCATAATATTCTTCAATAACCTTACGGAACACCGATTCGCAATCCTTACGCACAATCTGTACTCGTGCAGTACCGTCCACGTGTGTGACGGGTGCATAGTCATGCTTTGCCCACGAAGTAAATTGCATGTGTTCGTTCATTGGGCCGTCGAAGTATTCTTCTGCATACTCTTCCAGAATGGCAGGGGCAAACGGACGATACTTCTGCCGCCGTTTGATTGTATTGACCGTGTCCTGTACGTCGAATCTTACATCAGCGATAAGAGATCGGTTGCCAAGAGCTCTAGGGCCAAACTCAGCCCTTCCATTAGCAATGCCACAATACTTATGTTCAAGTAGATGGTCAACGACAGCACTGGGATCAATAGGATTGGTAATATCATATCCCGCATATGGACTCCAAATAAGTTTATCTTTACCTGTTGCTTTTGCCCATGAACGTGCGGCAGTACCTAGACCTGAACCAGCGTCCGTTGGTGATACTGCAATGTGCACTTCGTCAAACAACTCAAACAAACGCGAGTTGATTACGACGTTCTGTGCGCACCCCCCAGAGTAACACAACTTCTTACCATATTTAGACGCCTCGCGCATTATACTCATGATCGCGTAGTCCGCGAAATCTTGAACCGCACGTGCCGCAACTTTATCTTCTACCGAAAGAACGCGTCTCTGGTATTCTTTACGAAACTGCAGTCTATCTTGTTCACGTTTAGATTTTGGATCGCCGACTGCAACACCCATTGCAACTTCTGGTGCGATGTCTTCTAGGTTGTCGTACCAATCGATCAACCACTGCGTCAGTTCCATAGACTGTTCGTCAGTCTCATGATACGCAGACAGACCCATAACCACGTACTCATCTTCAAGTGGACGCAATCCCAAGAACTTAGTCACGAGTGTGTACACTAGACCGACTGACTTCGGGTAGTGCCACTCTTTGATTAAATTGAACTTGTGGTCCATGATGCAAGCCGTCTGCAATTCACCGACCCCATCGATAGAGACTAGGACAGTATCTTCAGATGAATCCCACGGCCGCGTATAGAACGCAGAGGCGCAGTGTGACTCGTGATGTAGATGGTGCGCATCATACACAGACGCTTCTGGATATGGAAATTTTTCGAACGCTTCAGAAAATCTAATACTTCCTAGGTTTCTAGCTGTACCTTCTGCTCCGCCACGTATATCAAACTTGATACCGTGATCTTCATAGAAAGACACATGGTCATCATCATTTATCATATCCCATAATACATCGGGTATGTTAGCGTCGTTTTTCTTTTTGGAGTATCGTTCTCCGTGCGTAGCAAATTCTACTGTACCATCTTCATTGATGATCGCTAAGCCTGCGTCGTGATAGAATTCGCTGTAACCTACGTATCTCATTTTTCACCTATAAAAAAGGGGGACCGAAGTCCCCCAACATGCTACCTTGAGCGGGTTATTCTCCAATTACGTAGTTATATATGTCTTTCCAATTACGCATCAATGGGAACTCGCTGTCCTGATTGTACCCGTGCGACATAACTATAGACTCCAGACCTACCTTCGCACCAGCGACGGCATTCTCTACCTTGTCTTCTACCCACAGACATCCTGTGTCTCGGTAGAATTCTAGCTCTTCATCTTTGTCCGCGCCGGTATCAAGATACACATACTTCTCGAATACTGTTGGGCCGAACAACTCTTGGAGATTCTTAGTGCGCAGGTGTTGTGCGTATTCGTCGTTACTCAGAGACGTGATCGCGTGGAATACGTAACCGTGCTCTTCGTGTAACTTACGTACATACTTCATTGCGTCTCGTAGGGGAGGTACCTTACGGATTGTCGCACTCTCATTGAACATACGACAGAGTCGTCGCTTCTCGTTGCGTTCCAGACCGTACATAACGCCAACGTCATATACATCTGGGTTCTTGATCATATAGTTATGACGTTTCATCCACTGTTGGAATGAGTACACCCAATCAAGTAGTACTCCGTCACAGTCTACCAATATAACCTTATCTCGCATTACGCCTCCGTTAGGAACTGAACAATTCCAGTTCCACCTTGTCGTACATCATTTAGAATCTCGTACACTTGGCTTGGGGTGTACCCATAGTCTTGCAAGGCAAGTTGAATGCCGCCCCAGTCGGCTGCCCCTGTTGGAGATTGATACACATAGTGACGAACTAAATCTTCTACTAATTGTTGACTCGCTCTCATACTACTACTCCTTTCACATTTCAAAAACAATTATAACGCAGATAAAAGTGTCTGTCAACACTTATTTTCAATAAATGTAAATATTTACTGTGTCTTATATCGCTTGTCATTCCAGTGCTGCAACATGTCCAGCTTCCACTCGCCACCCGTGTAGTGACAGAACTTTGCCTTCTCAAAAAACTCTTCTTCGGATGCGTAGTGTGGTGAGTCGTTCCATGTTTGGTCTATAGTCTCGACATCAAAGTCGTGTTTCATCAATTGAGATGAAATATAGGGTTGATCGTTCATGATGGACATGTGGAAATCGCCGGAGTAACACCAGTCTTCCCAGTTCATAAACTCCTCACGCGCACGTAGGCGCGCCTCACGCGTCCAGAGAACGACCCCTGTATTCATAATCATTAGTTTAGAAGGTTTGTTAGGCGGCATTACAGGGACAATGGGACAGTCATGCATCTCGAACTTACGACAGAAATCTCTGTAGGTAGAATCTTTGTAATCCCACGAGTTGTACCCACCACCCGATGCAGTAACAAAGTCTGATTCTAGGACACCATAGACATCGGCACCAGACTCCATTACGTCAAATATGTTTTCTTCGGTATTGACCACGATGTCTGTATCTGCAAATAACAGATTGTCATAGTCATCAAAGATAGGATCTAGCCAGACACGAGCGCACTCGTGTAGTAGAGAAGTAGAACAACCGTGCCCTTTGGTAACGACACGTTCGTCTGAATAGAAGTGAGTTGCGCCTATTTTATCGGCATAGTCCTCAAAAGACTCTCGCGAGATTCGTGCGACTTCTTGGTAGAGATCAGAACGATTCCAATCTCCGATGCGGCCTCGTTTATCGACCGCCTCCGTAACAATCATATATTGAAAGATGGCGTTTCGGGACATTTTCTAACCTCGTCATAAGTCGTTCAGCACGATTGCTTACTTGACGGTACCATAATGAATCACGACCTTCAGCGGCCGCGGTTTCCCAGTCATCTCTATATAGAGCTGCCTGCATCTTCTTGAACTTGGACAACCGTGGTCGCCCAAGGTTGAACATCATATTAACCAGTATCTGCTTGACTTCGTCTGGAAACTTATGCCACCCGTTTCCGTATAACACAGTGCATTCTGCGAGTGCGGTGTTAAGGTCGGATTCGAAAGCTTCGGCGACTCTTTCTTCGGATACTTTAGTTCCGATTGGGTATCCATGCTCGGGGTCACTCTCTGTGATGAGATGTCCAACACCGAACGTGGGATAGTTGAGATGGTCGAGGTAAATCTCATAGACAACTCCTTCGTCAATCTTTAGTTGTTCAAATACAGCATTACGATTCATGTTGTATTATACTCCAATTAAAGTTTGATTGCAAGCGTTACGAGAATTGCACATAGTAAAATATTAGTCATCAACAATTCTAATGCCAAAATAGTATGGTACCAGATCCATCGAGTCTTGTAGGCATTATCTACAGAGATGTCTTCAGGATCTGGACCATTGTCTATCTTGCTTACTTTATTGAATCGTAACCAAGATAAGAGTTTCATATTTATGAACCGTCTGAGTCAGCAGGAGCTGGTCCGGCAGAAAGGGTTGCTAAATTATCAGCAAATTTATCCGACAATAACATACTTGTAGAATATCTTTGGAATATATTTCCGCCTGAGAATTGTTGGTACTGCATTGGTTCGTTGTATTCTTGAACAGCGCCATGAGAAATCATTTCTATCTTGTTCTCATCAAAATATCTATAAATCGTATACAACAGATTGTATGCATAACCAGTAGACATGCTGTTGCTTTGGACGTCGGTCCAACTGAACACGATAAAATGTTCTTCATCTAACCACATAGATTGTAAAGACTCATTAGGAGCCTTGTACGAATCAGTTCTGTGAGTATTCCAAGCATTAAGGTATTCCGTGCTTGTAAATTGCTGTGGGGAACCCGAACTAATACCCTGAACTTGTTGTTCTCTTCCCCCAACAAACATCCATGTTTTGAATGTACGAGAATTTTCAACACCATTAAATGTAGAAATGTCCTTATCTACTTCGGCAGCATAATCGCTTACTGTCATAGTGTTTAGTGGTAACCAAACACCAAAATCTTCTCTACTGCCTGGTAAAGATTGGTCATCACATCTTCGGCCTGTTAGTCCCCAAGAACCATCAGACGGATTGTACGTAATGAAGTATTCATTATATGACATATTTGCGTTAAAGTTGGACCAATAGTGACTACCCTGCGTACCGGTGGATTCTTGAACTGCACCAAAGTGCAATAACCCGTCTCTACCAGTGACAACGGACAACCACCTCATTGTATTTGCATTGCCTTGGTCGCCCGAATAATCTGAAGCGTGCCCATGCATCACCGGCCAGTTATCATAACTACTTACTAAATCTACATCAACATCAGATGGTCGCATAACTTGAAAGTTATTTTGATCTAATTCAGGCACAAAGGACCATGTGTCTCCATAACCACTATAATCCGCAGTTCGCCATGTAGACTGGGTTCTTATATGTGGACCTCTATAATTTGAACACACAATTCTATTGGTCAAAGATTTTGTTACTGGGTCCCAAGATCGTTCAACCAAAGATCCCCCTCCCCAAGTCCAATCAGAATTAGATTCATAAGTGAGAATTTTATTCTCTTCCAATTGATGCATAAATCGATGATGTATGCCATAACCTTGTTGATATGCACTACTGTTATAATTGTAAGCGCCACCCATCAAAAAATTAGGAATTTGTTGATCAAGGTCTGTTACGGATACCGTATTGCCATTAGACTCATCAATTTCTATAATAAAATGTACACTGCCCTTATTGTTGGCGCTTCTAACCGTAGACGTAAGAACCTTCATATAGACAGCTGAAGAACTTAATCTACACATTTCTATATTACTTGTACGTGTTGTATATAAATTCTGTAATTGAGAATTAATAGCTTCGGAATATAATACTGTTTTTTCAGTAGGGGACTGTAAATCGTCCACCTCTGAAACTTCGACGAACCAATAATTTTCGTCTTCTTGCATTCGGATGCTGAATATCTTGCGGTCGTTATTTCCGCCGATCCAACACCACCCGAACCCGTTGCTGTCGGCAACGTTGTTTCCAGAGGTGGAGCCGACATTACCGCTAGCATATGGAATGTTTACATCTATAATTGTTGTTGACATTTTTAGATCTCTCCTAAAAATAAATTAAGTTAAGTTGGGAATATTTATAAAACTTTTATTGCGTCTCTAGCAGTTTTCGCAAAACTAAAAGACCACCTTCGCCCTGTTGTCCAGAAGAACCACCTACACCGGCGTTATCTTTATAGTAAGTGTTTGTTAAGTGTGTTGTGGTAGAAGCGCTTATTAGGTCAGGCGAAACATATCCAGATCCACCACCCGCTGCTTTAGGAATATCTACAGTAGGAGGTTGTATATCATTTGACACCCATTGATACATTGATCCGCCCCACAAACCGCGATCGCCTTTGACAAAATACATTATCACACCAGTGTTGATGGTGGGAGTATATACTGCTAGGTTGTCGTTTCCATATATGCTACAAGTAATGCTTCCAGTAAGGTATTGTTGGCTAACATTTTTAAGAATAGTATTAACGAAGAACCACTCACTGTTATTGCTTTGATTAGTGTGAGCTACCCTCATTTGTCCCCAAGATTCTGTTCTTGTACTATTCGTAAGATTCGTACTGCCATCAGAACCCAAGTTGCCCCATGTACCAACAGAGAAGTTAAAGGTAGGATCATTGCATTCGACATCCAGTTTAAAGATTCCTCGAACTGTCCAACCATGTTTTACGGTAAATGTTCTGCCATGATGGGTTTGTGTTTCTGTGTATATTACACCGTCGTTACCATTCATATTTGCAAAACTAATATAAGAAGCCGAACTAGTTACAGGGTTGTAAATATAAAAATCTCCCCAATCATCAAACCAATCACCGCCCCAATCGCTCCACCTATACCTTGTTCCAGTAGGAGTTAGACCTCCATTCCAACCGCCACTATGATATCCATTTTGAATTGTTCGAGGCGATTGGGCGGACATGTCCTTACTAGGAGTGCCTGTATATTGACTATACCCTTGACCACCTGTCAATCCTTTAGATTGTAAACTTGTACCATTTCCTTCTTTGACTGCAGCGCCACCGCCACCGTAGTAACCTCCGCCACCGCCAGATGATTCTTCGCTTCCGCGGCCACCTTGTAGAGCAGAACCGGACAAAGCGGTTGGATCTCCAGCACCACCACCACTTACTTGTGTTCCACCAGCACCAATACCGCTGCTAGTTGTAGCCCAACCACCATGACCTCCGGTTGCGCCACCACCACCGCCGCCAGCTGATTCTGCTGAACCACCACCGCCGCCGCCTGCAATAATTAATGATGAGGCCTGACTGACCGAATTTACAAATATGCCAGTATATCCACCACCACCAGCACCATCATTAACTTCAGTAGTGTTTTGTTCTGTTCTTCCTCCGCCGGTTGAATACGCACCATATGCGTCGTTAACTACTGGGCTCTGAGAACCTCCTTCACCACCGCCGCCAACAACTACGTGATATTCTACGTTTGGTTCAAACGTGTATACTCCGGTCGAGTATCCTCCTCGACCTCCTCGTTCGCTAGAAGACGATTTGCTTCCCCCAGCGCCAGCGCCCCATAAGTGCATCTCCATTACAGTCGGTTTATCAACTGTAAAACTTGTAGAGTGATATGCCATATCGGTTTCTGCGGCGCTCAGAGAGAAAGTTTCCCCTTCACCTACATTATGAGAAGATTCTAAACTGCCTGAGAATGAAATCTGAGTATACTTCATGAACAGACGTGATGTAGTTCCATAGATACCGGACATAGATCCTAGAACCACTTCATTGGCCCAGATACTGTCATTTGGTTCACTAGATGGGAACAGCCTTGTTCCGCCAGTGACTTCGGTACCGTCTAGAGTTAGTTTAGAGGTCTCGCTGTAAATATCTGAGATAGATCCTAGAACCACTTCATTGGCCCAGATACTGTCATTTGGTTCACTAGATGGGAACAGCCTTGTTCCGCCAGTGACTTCGGTACCGTCTAGTAGAAGTTTAGATGTAGTTCCATAGATACCGGACATAGATCCTAGAACTACGTCATTGGCCCAGATACTGTCATTTGGTTCTTCGGACGGGAACAGCCTTGTTCCGCCAGTAACTTCAGTACCGTCTAGTAGAAGTTTAGAGGTCTCGCTGTAAATATCTGAGATAGATCCTAGAACCACTTCATTGGCCCAGATACTGTCATTTGGTTCACTAGATGGGAATAGAATTGTTCCACCAGTGACTTCGGTACCGTCTATAACTAGTTTAGATGTAGTTCCATAAATATTGGATATAGAACCAAGGACCACAGGGTGATCCCACTGTGGTGGACGGACTTCTTCGACACCGTCCGAAGTAAGAGCGACATTACCACTAAGTACTGCGCCCGTTTTTAGTATTAGTCCCATTACTTAAACCTTTATTGTGTTATCCTTACCGGATGATTTTTTTATGTTAGTTAAGTGATTTTCCCAATCCTTTCCAGCCATGGTCATTGCTGACTTGACACCAGAAACAATTTTGGGAGCAGAACCAGATGAGTGGTATCTTTCCCATTGCGGGTTATCTTTTTTCCACTCATCGTATTCGGAAATCCGGAGAGACATTTCCATGACCTCTCCGGTCTCCACATTTTTAAATTCATATTGAGGCATTATTTATACATTCCAAATCTTTCAGTCACTACGACAAAGATCTCACACGTCTTTGAAGAGATGATCACCTCCTATCGAGAAAGTTGTTGAGTAGACGAATTACAATACAGTCTCGTTTGATAATACGTTAAATTACCTTGAGAGTATAGCGATTGTCGCCTTGCATCGTGAACGAACCTCTGAAGTTCGTTAATATCTTTGTTCAACTTTTCTTCTTGTCTCGACATAGGATTCTCCTTAGATTATAGTTTAATTGTCGAAAAGATTACTCGCGGATCAAATTTGGAAATGCCTCCTGTACAATTTTCTTGGTGATGTAACGGACAGGTGGTTTCTTTGCCACCATTTTTAAAACATACTCAGCATCCTCCGCGTGAACGGATTCTAGAAGCTGAATAAATTTATTCTCTCGTTTGTATGCGGGAAGCGTATCGCCTCGACCGCCTTCTACAAACCAACCAAACTCCTTGTGTTGTCTCAAAAGAGTAGACGGTGTAGATTTAGCTTTGTTTGGGGTAAAGGGGGGACGACCTTCGGGCAGATTAAACGTCAAGGAATCGTCAAACGTTCCGCGTAAAATATCCCGAAGGGCGCAGTTTTCTGTGTATTTTTTCAATACATCTAATCGATCTTCACGAGAGTCAGCTTTCTTGTACTCCTCAAAGATCTCAAAGACTTCTTTACGAATGGTGTTCATATCTTATGCCTTCTCAATTGGATAACAGACATAACGTTTTCTCTCAATGAGAATTTCTTGTTTCGTAGTACATGCAAACAAGAACTGTCTTAGTCCGATATCATACCTAATGATTGTATTGCGATCTTGACCAACCTTTCTCTCTAATTGAGCGATGCGATTGTTCTTCTGATCTAACACTTTTATATATTCATCTTGTATCTTAGCTGTGCCACCAATCCAGACCAAAGAGCACAGCAAGGCACTGAGTGCCGCTGTATATAAAGTGCGCATTAGACTCTCTCCTTTGTCTATAATTATTTATAGACGGAGAGGGTTTCATTCGGGTAGTTTGTCCACCTTTTTCTTAATAAATGTACGACCCTTGGTTGAAAAGAGTCGCGACTTAAATGGAATGAACTTACCACCCAACTCTTTTTGGTATCCGTGTAGATAGGTGTTGCGTTCGGACGCATAATAAATGTAGTTGGAAGCTGCACCGCCCCAGTCCGTTGTTTCAATCAGTTGGTTGTACATCATTCATTTCCTTTATCAGTTCAATAGATTGAGAGAGACCATTGATCTCACCTTCACACAACATCCAAGAAGTTTTACGAGTACTTATTCTGGTACTCACTAAAGTTTCTTGATTGACAATGTCGATTTGAGACTGAAAGTGTTTTACTTCTCTCAGTCTCTCCTCGAGTCGTGCCAGTAACAGATCTACGTTCACGCAGCGACTGCCATCTCGACTGCGAGTTCTGCAGCCTTCTTCTTCTTGACACCGTTGGCACCGTACCATGCAGAAGTCATACGACCGTCAGCAGTACGACCCGCAACGTGGTCAGTTAAGTAGGTCACAGAGTTGAATGCTTGCCACCATGAACCGCGACCGAACTCAGCGCCTGGTTGAGTCTCCAACAACTCGTACGCCTTTTTCGCGTTAGGTGCGAGATCTTTGTACTCACGTACCTCATCAGCAGGTGCCTGTGATGGGAACAAAGTGTTGTAGTAGTTGATCAACGACTCTGCGGTGAACTGCTTAGAAGACAGGAACTGTGCCATCTCTTTGTACTGGTCAAACTTCTCGTGGGCAAGACCCAAGTGTTGCTTGACCATCTGTGGGTCAAACGCACGTCGGTGATTCACCTTGATTCCGTTGTTCGCAGAACCCTTGAGTGCAAGTGTCAGAGTGTTCATACAAGTCACACGGATCGGGGTGAATCGGATGTCAATAGACTTACCGTACTCGTGTGGGTTAGAGAACAGAAGGTATGAATCAACTTGATCGCCCTTCAACACGTCAAACGACTCCTTGATCTTCGCGAGTGCGTAGACGAACTTGCCATCTTTGAGTGAACCCGCAGAGTTCATCTCCATGTCACCAGCGGCACAGTACTCGTTGAAGAATGTGAACGCCTCAAGGTTCTGACAGGGTTCCCAGTTACCACCAACTTGGGTCAATACCTTATTGTCAGATGAACGCACGAGGGCTTCCATACCAGTAGGGATCAGATCAACACCCTCTTTCGCGGCATAAGTAGGTACCTTCTCAACTTCCCAGTTGACGCCCGCCTTCTCCATCATCTGCACTGGAGTCAAATCATTAGATACGTTAGTACCGATACCCCAAGGGCAGTTTCCAACAGTAGCTGATGTCTCAATTTGTAATACGTTATTCAAACTCATAATTAAATATCCTCTGGTCGATAGGTTTCAAATAGTTCTTTGGCCTCGGCTTCAAGACCAAGTTCAGCGAGACGATCCATCGTCACACGAATGCGTTGGGACTCATCGCGTCCCTTCACGTAGTAACGATTGTCGTCAGAAAAGTGATAGAACCAATCGTGGTTCTGGAGCATCTGTTCAAGAAGCTCTAACTGTACGTCGGTTTGACTCATTACGCAGCCTCCTTTCGTTCGCGAACGTCCAAGATCATGTCACGGACAATCTCACGGTCGATGCTGTCACCGTCAAAGTCAAAAGACGGACGACCCTTGAATCGGTCGATCATACCTCCGCAAATCTCAGCGATAGTGAAGTCGTAACGGTAGATCGCGTCTTCACCGCAGTAGAACATCTGCATGTACTCGATGAAGTCGAGGACCTCGGCAACGGTCATTTCTGGATCGTTGGGTCGGAATGCACATCGGTAGTACTCAGTAACAGCGTGGATTTCTAAAATGTCAGTCATATCAAATCTCTCTCTTGATCATCAAATTACGTGGTAATTATAACACGATTTAAAAACATCTGTCAACACATTTTAAAAAAAAGTTAATGTTAATTTTACACATTTTTTAGAAACGTCCGATCGGTTCAATTACGGCATCAACTATCTGGATTGTGTTGTTCTTCCAGTACTTGTCATACACCACGCTTTCAAATCGTTTCTGTGCAAGTTCAAAAGACTTGTAGTAAGCCGCATTGAACGTGCACCCCCTCTTGTCTGTTAGGACTATTTTGAATTTATTATTATGCATAACTCTCCTTATGCCATCATTGCCTCAAGTTCGTCGAACTGTTCTTCGACACCATGCATGCCCATCTCTTTCTTGACGCGCCATTCCTCGCGGACAGCTTCGTCAAGGTTGGTAAGCGAACATGCGTCCTTACCCATAGAGTCCTGCTCCCAGCGACGGACACCGACAACCTCGTTTTCGAAGTTGAGCGCCTTCTGTTCGCAGTACAACTGACCGAAGTCTACCGACGCGTAGATCGCGGACTCCCAGAACTCGATGTGGTCTTCCTCACGGAAGTCGATAAGATCGACAACCGACTCAGAAATGATGTACTCCTCAGAGTACTCAGATGAGTGTTGAATAGATCGCTCAACGTCGACCCACCACTGAGTGTTGGCGACATCATCCGCCGACGCGTTGATGAAGTAGGTGTCGCCACCCTTAGACTTCCAGTGCTGAGGGCAGTAACCCTCACCGTTCCAATCGTGGGCACCGTAGTTCTCACGGAACTGAGTAGCGATAACAACAATGATTGAATTAGACATAATAAAGACCTCTAAAAATTTAGGCGTAAAAATCGTTACGGAAGCGGCGAGTCTGAGATTCAGCCTTCGCAAGAAGTTCAGACCAATCGCCAGTGTTCTCAGCGCGTTGAAGATCGCGATTCACCCAGCGACTCAAGTGTTGATTGGACTTCGCATCCATTGCAGTGTTACCTCTCGCGCCAGACTTCATTGTCCGCTGAAAGGGTTGATTGTTCAACTGATAAAAACCTGACATAACTTATCTCCTCATCACTTTACAAATACCATTATACACGTTTTTGAAAGAAAGTCAACACTTTTTTAAAACTTTTTTATGTTAATTTTCACACTCAAGTATAAAGTAAACCATAACCCATCATAAATCCAAGAGCCATACCCATACTAACTAGAATCAAGTAAGCAACGAAACCGCCATTACTAATCTCTGGTTCTTTGTTTCTCTCGCGACGAACAAAATCTCTATACGGACTCATACTGCCTTCTCCAGCTTCTCGATTTGGGTTTGAAGCGCGGCAATACGCGCCTCAACACGTGCGTTGTCTTCGGGAGACAACTCCCCACGTACCTCACAGAGGCACATCAACTCGTTATAAAGATTACCTACTACTGCATCCATTACACAATCTCCGAAATACTAATGAACCCATACTGGGGGTTGTTGAACATGTTGTCAAACATACCGACTTCGTCAAAACCAAACAACGACAAAGCGGTGCTAACGTCACCTTTCTCGAACACGACCATCTCGTGGCCCGAAGGAATTGAACCTACAAACTCATTAATGTTTTCAATCAAAATCATTACAATCTCACTCTCTATCTCAACTTTATGTAACCATTATAGTACATGTTTCGAAAAGACGCAAGAGTTATTTGTGGTAATTTGTCACATTTATTGGGGGAGATGTTTGGCGTGGATTTTACAACCGATGAACGCGTTGTAGTAGTCGTCTCTCAGGAGTACGTCGTACTCGAACTGGAGTTTTGCTTCGTAGTAGGAACACTCGCCTTTGGTTCGGCAGAGCTTGAGGATTTCTCGTTTGTAGTTATCGGCGCCGCGTTGCGCGACTGCCTCTTTTAGATCTTGGCTTGATCCGTAGTACCTGGGCCAGTCAGACTCTACTCGCGTCTTTACTTTACGCTTTCGAGTCTTAGTCACTGGCAGTGTTTTAGGTTTCCAAAAAAACTTTTTTCCGATATACTTCATGCCCGTGTCGAGCTCAGTAATCAGATACACAAACCCCTGATAGTCTTCAAGAAATCCATCTTCGGGTTCAAATGTGGTGTCTTCATATAACCAATCCATGAACCTATGTATAGGTCTGGTAAGTTATTCATCATCGGATGATATTTCCGATTCGACATCTGCACCACACATAGGACAATGCCTAGGCATTTCATCCTCGTATGGCACACGTACCACAGTGTGTATGTCACAAATCGGGCACTCGATAGTATATTCGGTGTCCATCACGCTACCTCTAATTCTATATCCTCCCAACCGAAGTCTTCACCTTCCATACCCGCAACAGAGTATTCTGTTACACGTTTTTCAAAGAAGTTGTCATGTGACGCTCCATTGAGCACCCAATCTAACCACGGCAATGGGTTTTTCTTTTGGTTGAATAACGGCTTCATTCCTAACTGAAGTAGACGACGGTCAGCAATGTGACGTATGTAGTCGCGGACTTCTTTCTTTGTTAGGCCTTGAACATCGTTACCTTTAAATGCAAGTTGAATGAACTTCTCTTCCAACCTGACAGCATTCTCAGCCATAGAATAAATCTTTGACTTGAGTTCGTCGTTCACGATGCGAGGATGTTCCTCACAAAACTCACGGAACAACTTTGAGTTACCTTGTACGTGAATGGTCTCATCACGGATGGACCACTCTACGATTGTCGCCATACCCTTCATCTTACCGAACCTCTGGAAGTTCAGTAGCATGACAAACGATGCGAAGACAGACATGCCTTCGTTGAACACTGACTGCGCTAACGCGAGTGCAAGTCCGGTGTGAGAGTTCGTTTCACCCTCTTTCATAAAATCAATCTTGTCTGCCATCTCCTTGTACTCTAGGAACTTGTGAAAGTCTTCGTCTGGCAGACCAAGTGTATCATTGAGAAGTGCGTACGCACGTTGGTGTACTGCTTCTCTTGCCGCAAACGATGACAACATGTTGCGGACTTCGTTGTTCTTGAACTTTGGTATCAACAGTTCGTGGTAGTTCTCCCCTACCTGTACATCTGACTGCGTGAATAGTCGCAGTACATGAGTAATAAATTCTTTCTCTGACTCAGACAGTTTGGTCTTCCAATCTTGTACATCTTCTGACAATTCTGCTTCATCTTCAATCCAGTGTATTTCCTCGTGTTTTTTTGATAGTTCAACCGCCCAAGGATACTTGAACGGTTTGTATGTTTCGGACGTTTTTAGTAATGACATACTAATCCTTTATTTGAATTGTTTATTAACCCTCGCAGGCCCGACATTCGTCGCCACCGTCACTTGGTTCGTACTCCACTTCACCCTTTAGATGCATCATAAGATCTTCATAACCACCTATGTACTTGCCTTCCAGATAAATTTGAGGAACTGTCTCGACCTTTCTTCCTGTAACCTCTGCGGCAGACTTCTTTATCTCCTCAAGGTCAACGTAGTCATAATCTATGCCGCGTAGCGACAGTTCCTCTGCGGCCATTTTACAATACGGACAATCTTTTTTTCCGTAAAGTATGGTACGGTTGTCGTCTTGTAACGCAACCCGTTCCACTTTGTCTGATACCGTCTCCGCACGAGACTTTGCCTCTGTGCGCAAATAGTACAGACCTTTCAATCCTTTCCTCCAGGCCGTGAAATGCACCTTGTTAACATAACGTTTCGGTGTTCCTGACGGGAAGAAAAGATTAACCGACTGACCCTGACAGATGTACTGTTGTCTGTCAGCCGCGTGTGTCACTACCCAGTTTTGATCCAGTTCTTGTGCAGTCTTAAAGACCGCCTTCTCACCTTCATTTAAGAACGGTAAGTGTTGAACCGATCCTTTGCGGGTAATGATACTAGACCACGTAGATTCGTTGTCCTGACCCTTCTCTTTGAGTAGGGCCGTTAGATACGAGTTCTTCACCAAAAACGAACCTGCACGAGTTCTATGCGTATAAGCACATGCCTTCAATGGTTCGATTGATGGTGACGTGGATAAGATGACTCCCGACGACGCGTTAGGTGCTATTGCTAGTAGATGGGCATTGCGCATCCCTGAACCTAAACCGTCTGAGTATTCACCCCGCTCTTTCGCAAGGAGTCTTGATTCTTCTTTTGCTTCGTGATTGATATGTTCAAACACGACATTATTTATTTCTCGGGCTTTGTCAGATTCCCAAGCAACAAAGTGTTTCTGTAGGAGTGAATGGAAACCCATTGCTCCAAGTCCAATGCTTCTTTCACGTGCCGCCGAATAACGGGCGCGGGAAATACTATCTGGCGCATGACCGATGAAGTATTCGAGAACGTTATCCAGCATACGAATAAGATCCCGCACGATATTAGTGTCTTTCCACTCATCATAGTATTCCAAGTTTAGTGATGACAAACAACATACCGCAGTCCTGTCTGGACCTGTCGGCAAGTGAATCTCGTTGCATAGGTTTGACCCGTGAATCTTTAGTCCTTTCTCCTTTAGTGGCATTGGGAGCGCACGATTCGCAGTGTCAATAAAATTCAAGTATGGTTCTCCCGTACGGAAACGTACCTCAAGGATTCGTTCCCATAACTTACGTGCATTGACAGAATCTTTCACAATACCATCTTTCGGGTCACGTAAGTCAAAATCTGTATTGTTGATCACCGCAGCCATAAACTCATCGGTGATGTTGATCGCATTGTGTATGTTCAGCGCCTTACGTTGTACGTCGCCTGTAGGAATGCGAATGTTTAGAAATTCCATGATGTCTGGATGATGCACATCCAGATACGCCGCATAAGACCCCTTACGTGTCTTGCCTTGGCGATACGCGATCATGTCTGCATCTACTGTGTGTAGAAACGGAATCGGGCCAGGCGCGATGTCAGAGACCGTACGCACGTCTCCCCAGTGTCCACCGACACCACCGCCCATTACGGACAACCAACGCAACTCCGAAGAGTGTTCAATCAGTCCTTCAAGTGTGTCTGGGACATAGGTAAGAAAACAAGAGATGGGAAGTCCGCGAGTGTCCGCGCCTTCTTTGGGTGCGTTTGACAGAACCGGAGACGCAAACATAAACCATTTCTTTGAGGCATATTCATAAAGCCTCTGCGCTAGATACGGATCTACTTGATCTTGATATGTTGACCACGCTTCTGCAGCTCTTGCGTACGCATCTTGGGGCGACTCTTCACCCTCAATCATATAGAAATCTTTTAACATACCTATCGCATAGTCTGTTAACAGATCATCGCGATCGTAATTCACATCTACTTTCATTTTTTATTCCAAACTGTAGAGATTATCTTCTCAAAGAAAAATAACCATTTTCAAGTATTTTTGGCGCTATTGATTCGTAATTACGAATGTCTTTCAGATAGTATATATGATCTGCGGCTTTCGCCCAAAGACCATCTTTCGGGTCTTTCTCGAATACCTTATACCATCTTTGCAACCACTCTTCAGAAGATTCTGGATCTCTCCTCACGGAGTTATGAACCCACTTAATGTACTGTTCCTCCGTGACAACCGACACATCTAGATAGATGCCTTGTTCACGACATTGGAACTTTGCACGAGACCACCTACTACCCATTGTGGCGTCTATGAAATCAGACACCAATATGATGTATGCAGTGTCTTCTCTGACTGAACAATACTTGACAGTATACTCGGTAAGTGTGGTCTTGTCAAGGCTAGATATGACTTTATATGCCTTGCTGTTTGTTTTCAAATTGTTCAGTGCTGAGGACATATTATTTTGAGTAATCATAAAAGGGTTCATCTTCTTGATAATCATAGTTTTCTACGATCATCTGTTGGCCAGTGTTCCAGAATTTTTGACAACAATCTATGATATAATCAAGTTGTTCTTTTTTGTCAAACAAACCTTCCCATAAGAGATGATTTGAAAACGAGAGAGAAGGGTCTTCAGTTAGAAATCTACTGTAAGCAAAATCTTCACCGACATAACCTTTCATAGGAACATAGACAAGCCTAGATTCATCATATGACGGAAGTATCATATTCGGATCTTCGTTTGAGGATTCTAGTAAGATAATTTTAAAATCTAAACAGTCTATAATCTTCATGACCAAACCTTTAATTTGACGTAGAAGTATATAGTATTTTGGAGTACTTGTAAAGGGAGATATTAGATTTTTTTTGGTAGGAGTCTGCGCAAAATCTTGACAGCGTCTTTGCGCTTATTTTTACGATCGTACTTTTTACGTATGATGACGGTAGAAGAATCGTCACCTGCGCCAGGCACACCACTGGTATTGTTGGTGATTTCTTCATCAAACTGTTTTATAAACTCTCGATACGTCTTCATTTCGCAATCTCATTTGCAGAGAACAAAACTCTGCGGCCGGTTTTAATATGTGTGCCTTCGTAAACTGGGATGCCCAAGATATCGCAACTTAGGTTATTTTCTTCCACACGAATCTTATCGTCTTTTCGGACTATCTCTTCTGCCTGATCTGTCATCGTGTCATTTTGTATGCGGTAGAGGCCAGGACCCAAATTCCCGTCTGACATTACATACCACTTAGAGTTCTCTAGTAGAGCTTCCATTAGATCAATGCCCGTCTCTTCGTGTATCTTTTGGATTTGATTGTCGGACAGTTCGCCGTGTTCTTTGATCAACGCAAGTGCAGCACCGTATCGTGCGACAATAGATGATCCGCCAGGCACCTTTGCCATAAGCCTCTTTAGATTGAATACAAGACGATGGAATGCGGTGTAGTGCGATCTGTATGCGTCACGGTTATCCATTGTGTCCATAGAGAAATCTTTTCGTTTGTTTCCGTCCGCGTCAATGATACCCGCCTTAAATGCGTTGGTATCCTCGAACTTAGTCACGAGTAATTTCAAGAAACGAATTGTATAGACGATGTCCGCCGCTGACTTAAGGATTCCCATTAGAGTGCTCTCAATTTATCTATTACGTATTTATCCATTTCTATACCTGTGATGTCTTCGGTTCGTATTGCGCGAAGAAATACCAAAAAGGGTTTGAGGGTAGTCCATTGTTCTAGAGGTATTTTAAGGGCGAGCATCTCTACTCCAGCCTCGTGACCAAATACGTTGAAAATGACGATGAGGTGATTGAGTATTAATCTTTCTGCTAGATCGCCATTTTGATGATACCGATTAATCAATCGTTTAACATATTTAAATTTTTTCAGGTCGTCAAAAAACTCTTCACCGTCAATGTGCTTAGGGTTATAGTAATGTTTGGCAGCATACACAACCAAATTGTTTTTTGTTAGCTTCATGATAAAGACTTTAGAAGTGTGGTCAGATTTATTTAGACGCACAAAAAAACCGCAGTATCAACTGCGGTTTCAAAAGAATAGTTAGATTACTCTGAATCTTTTACTTCGAAGATGTAAGGTACGTCTTCTGCAGGTTCTACTACTTTAGGTTTTTTCTTGACTGGAGTAGGGTTTTTGGCTTCATGCCATTCTGCAATCTGTTCCTTAGAAAAGTTCTGCATTTTTAGAACTTCGCCTGTATATGGGTCTAACCAACCAGCCCTAGAAGGAACTGCGTTACTACACCACTTAGGAGCCTTGATCATATTACTTTCCTTTTACTGGATTGATGACTGACTTATCACCATTAGATAGATTGTCTGCACCACTTCGTGCAGGCGCTTGTTTCTTGACTGCCTTAGCAGCAGCAAAAGTTTTCTTATGACTATCTTCTTCTTCGCCTTCAACTTTCTTATCAGACTTCTTGTGCATACCAATGACTTTCTTGTCATGTTCAGAAGAATGATCATCATATTTTTCAGGAGCAAGTGCGCCTTTCTTAGGATTTGCGGCTTCAGCAAATGCCGACCACATATCTGCAAACGATCCACGTAGGTCTAGACTCTCGATCTTGGAGATCTCTGATTTCTTATCAGCAGTCTTAGGGTTTTTCTTGACAGGATTCTCTTCGTCATCCTTTGCATCGATCGCGTCGTCCGTTGCGGCACGCTTCTTGTGTAGGTATTCGTCAGAAGAATCTGTATCGCCATCATTATCGATGTCCTTGTCCTTACGATCTTTGAACTTCTTATCGTTCTCTTTATCGTCTACTGGATCAAGTTTCTTTTCAGACACTTCGTGATAACCTTTGTTATCGCAGTGATCACAACCTTTGCCTTCACACTTAGGACATTCTTTCTGTCCTTCTTTGTAAGTTTTTTTGCCACAGGCTTCGTCTAGTTCTGATTCGACTTCTTCTTTAACAGTTCCAGACACACGCAATGCTGCGATGAATGCCTTGGCTTGTGGACCTTTGATGCCCGCTTTAGACATTGCTTTATTAATAGCACCGCGATTCCACGGCCCCATGTTTACTGCTTCCTCTAGAGTTTCCTCTGCCTGAGGCTCGGAGACCATTCCCAAATACGCCTCCATAATTTTAGTGATATCTGACATTATAGTCTCCGTTAATTAATTATGCATCAAAGAAAATTTTGATGACTACACCGGCAAAGATTGTTGCAGATAATGTAATAATATACTGCATTACTTTAACAGTCTTTCCTTGTTCTTGAACATTATCTTCGATTTCGTCCATTCGAGTTGAGAAACGATTCATACGTTCAAAGTGTTGTGAGTTCGCCTTCTCAATGTTAATAAGCTTTTCTTCCGCTCTTGCAAGATCAATCATTGCATCGGAAAGCTTGTCTATTTTGTCCTCGATTCTTGCGAGGCGTTGCTCTTCACGTTGCACATGCTCTTGTAAAATTAGGTTGTTATCTGCCATGTCTCGATCAGCCCATTAGTATTGATAATATAAGTCATATGATAATTATTATATAATTAGTTGACTTATGGTTTAAGGTTTGTGTTTATTTATAACAATCAATTACCATGCGCGACACGACCAATATCGTGCCTTCCACTTCGGGCCAGGATCTGCACAATTGTGCCTAGCTCGAAAACTTTTACGACGAGCAGGGTTGTCTTTTTTAATCTCCATATTCGGATCACCGAATGAGACCTTCACGACATTTCCCTTCTCGTTCTTTGTATACACGTAGAACTTCTTAGAGCCACCACGTACAGGTTTGTTCAATGTAACAGTCTTGCCCTGATACTCCGCCTCGCTGAGTTCTAACTCTTCGTCGAGAGACTTACACGCCTCACAACATCTTTCTTCTACATACTGTTTAAACTTTTTCATTTTGAAAGTAATGCCTTTGCCTTGGTGCGATCGTGGAAAGCGAATGTATAAGACTTACCGTCCTTTTCGTCTTTGACCACATAACCAGATTTGGTCATCTTAGTGATCTTACCCATTCTCTTATCGCCATTCTTAGGTTCGTAGAAATCAACACCTCTTCCAACGTTGATTGAGTTCTTTGTCTCTGCGCCCATGCCTTTAGTTGCAAGAGTTCGGTAATTTTCATCAAGCGATTCTACTGATTCCTCTAACCCTTCACGCATGAGTTTACCACCTTTCACTCTGAATCCGTTATCTTTTAGGATTTTAGTAATAGTGGTCTTCTTTACCAAGTCGTCCATATCCTTGAGCAACTTAGTCAAACCCATGAATGCCTTATCCTGTACACTTAAAGAGGAATTCATAAACATAACACGTGCGAATGCAGCGGCCTTCTCGAACTCAATACCCTTTTTCTTATGTTTCAAGAGTTCATTAGATATCTTTTCAAAATCTGCGGCTTCGTCAAGTTCGATATCTTCTTTTCTTGGGGTGCGACCTTTGAGTAGTGAATGAATGGCTTTCGACTCTTTGCCTTTGATACGACGATCTTTTTTGATCTCTTTATCGACAGCGCCTTTGTTGTACTTGGATTCACCAAGTTCGACTGACTCATTTGCTTGACGAAGTGCCGCTTGTACTGCCTTATGCTTAGACAGACCTTTCTTCATTTTCTCAATCTCGCGAACAGCACCTGTCATATTACCGCCCATTTTTTCGGCAGTTTTGACTGCTTTGATAAGTAGGTTTCGATCGGCGATCTTGTTGTGAATACCCATATCAGAAAGTTTTGCTTCGTCAAGTTCGACTGACTCGCTCACGTCACTTGCATTGCCATACGAAGACTTTCCGATGACGGACCGCATGAAGTCATTCAGTTTGCCTTTTGGTCCACTGATACTGACATGGCCGCCCGATGTGGTTGCTTTCAGACCAAATCGTGTTGCGCCCGAAGAAACCTTGTCTGCCATAGTTGTCTTGATCTTTGCTGTTGCTTCATCAAGTTCAACTGACTCCTTTACAGGTTTGCCACCTTTAGAAATGATACCCTTGTATCCTTCTTTTTCCTTATCAGCAAGGAATTTCTTGGCGTACACTAATAGGTTAAAAGGCATCGTACGAATCGGCCCTTTCTTTGACATTGCGTACTTCACCACAAACTTATCTTTATTTGCGGATTCTCTTAGTTCAAAAAAATCTTTCACTTTATTTAACTTCCTCTTGATGCGCCTCGAAATACCTTCGTTCCGGCAACTGGATTGACTGTTTTAACTTTACTATTTATAGGATTAAAACTAGTACCGCCGTAGTTGTTGTCGGTTGCCTGTTGCAGTCTTTCTTTTTTTGCAGCAGACATTTTCTTGTTACGTGGTTTCTTCGATTTGCTCATACGTTGTCCTTATTTAATTGTTCTACTGCATATCCCATCTTTTTTAATTCTGCCTTGGAGAAGGATGGTGGTGGTTTACTGAAAAAGTCAGCCGACTTCTTGATCCTGTCTAGTTTCTTTTGAGACCCAAGACCATGTTTCGACGCACGTGCGGAAAGACGGTCTTGTGCAGACCGCCTTGCTTCTCTTATTTCAGTAAACTTTTTCATAATTATCCTATAGAGACCGAATATCCGACCCAATCTGGACTTATGCTATCGAATGGGACCAGTTTAGTCGGCTGCGCAGATAGATCATTAGTATCATAAATATAAATAGAACCCGTGTAACCATCATCGCCTGGAGCGCCAACAATTAGTTTATCAAGGAGCGCATCAATTGACATTCCGAACAGGCCAGTGGGTAGGGTCAGTTTAGTCGGTTGTGTGGATAAATCATTGGCGTCATAAACATATACTGAACCAGAATCCTCTGGTCCGAAGTTTGGAGATCCGACAAAGATTTTATCGTCAATAGCAGCAACTGATTTTCCAAAGTTATCGCCCGCAGCTCCATCAAACGCTGTTAGTTTCGTTGGTGTCGCAGAAAGATCATTTGAGTCATAGACGTAAGCTGAACCAGAGTTAGATCCGTTGTCATCGTCATAATGTGCACCAACAATAATCTTATCGTCAGTAGCAACAACTGAGATTCCAAAGTTATCACCCTGCACTCCATCAAACGCTGTTAGTTTGGTAGGTGCAGCAGATAGATCATTGGCGTCATAGACGTAAGCTGAACCAGAGTTAGATCCGTTGTCATCGTCGTTAAGTGCACCAACGACGATCTTATCAGATGTCGCATCAACTGAGGTTCCAAAGGAATCAGACGTAGCACCATCAAACGCTGTTAGTTTAGTTGGTTGCGCTGTCAGATCGTTGGTGTCATAAACGTATACAGAACCTGAGTTTTCTGCGGCGTTGTCGTCATCACTTTCCGCGGCAACAACTAACTTACCATTATTGGCAGAAAGTTGTTTGCCGAATCTATCACTTGCAGCACCATCGAATGCTGTTAACTTAGTTGGTTGAGCAGATAGATCGTTCGCGTCATAGACGTATACCGCACCAGAATCAGATCCATTGTCGTCATCATGTGGTGTGCCGACAAAGATTTTATCGGCCGTAGCACCAACTGAACTACCAAACTGATCATTAAATCGTCCATTACCGCTTAAAATTAATTTTGTTGATTGATCAGATAAGTTGTTAATGTCATAGACGTAGACTGAACCAGAGTTTGTGAAATCTATATCTGAATATGGTACTCCAACTACCAACCAGTTTGCAGATGGGGCTGGTTCCGGTGCTGGTTCTGGTGACGGAGAAGGAACTGCTGGAGGCGCGTCTGCGTCTACTCCAGTGACTACTGCACCCGCACTAAAGATTGATCCCGATGTAATTTTAGTTGCCATTTTCTTTTAATTCCTTATATTAATCAAGTGGTCCAGGCGCATACAGAGAAACTCCAAATAAATCGTGAGGCACATATTCAGAATATGGTTGCGTGATTGTTTTTAAAGGCGAAGACAAGTTGTTTATATCAAAAACACGAACTGTGCCTGGTCTATCCGGAATTTCTGGAGTACCTTCATTAGAAGAAGCTATAAGTTTATCACCAACAACTTTAACTGCATTCCCAAACTCTGGATTCCAAGCAGGAGTGCCTAAACTGTCTCTGGTAATGCCCAAGTCAAATCCTGAAAGAGTAGTTGGTGTCGCAGATGGATCGTCGTGAGGCCAAATATAAACTCTACCCGCAGTCAAGTAGTCACCATTAACGTCTTGGCCGTCAAACAGGTGAAAACCGGTAACAAAGTGAGTATCATTTAAAGCGTTTTGCACGCTTGAGTACTGAGCTTCATTAGGTTCCGCATAATACCTGTTTTTTAATTCTGCGGATAAGATAAATTCATAAAGTGGGGGATTCAATGGGTTGTTTGAATCATAGACGTATATATTTCCAACACCAGCGCATCCTACTACAAACTTAGATCCGTCTACAGATAAATCAAGTGATTTTGCAAACTGACTATATTTAAAGGGCCCCTCAGGTTGTTCAACTAATGTTGGTGGTGATGATAAATCGTTTCTATCGTAAACCCACATAGCACCTGAGTACAGGTAGTTTGCACTGTCTAAGTTGTGTGAGTAACCCAGTTCACTGAGTACAATATGATTGGGAAGAACAAGTGCAGTTCTACCAAAGGAGAATCCATCTACTGGTTCTGAGATTTCTATAGGGTCGGCTGAAAGATCGTTCATATCATACAAATATGCAATTCCGCCACTCCAACAGCTCACCAGAAGAGAATCTTCATCGCCTGAAAGAGAAAGACCAAACTGCATATATTCAGTTGGATTTGAAGGCGATAATGTTGTGACGAGTTGATTTAAATCATTGACATCATAAACATAAACCACGCCTTGGCTGCTTACGGTCTCTGAGTCAACCCCCCTACTCCCAATAAAAAGGTACTTTGAAGATCTATATGCCGAACTTCCATATTGACCACCTTCCGTTGAAGAAACCTTTATAATAGGTTCTTGTGTAAGGTCATCTAGGTCATAGATGTATACCGAACCATCATTAATAGGACCATTTTCTGGAGTGTCATCGTATTGTGATAACAAGAAAAGTGGATTTGTTGACAATGGTATCGGAGGTTCTGGTGGTGCAACATAGTTCTCGTTAGTGCCTGGAGTAAACGTAACGTTTCCAAATACTGAAGTGCCTGGTCTTAATTTGAATCCCATTTTAGTTTCCGTTATCTTTAATTAGATTACGCCAAATCCTTATCGTGATTTAGGCCGCCTTTTTTCTTTTTAACAATGAACGCGTTGACTCGCGCCATTCCCCATTGTTGCGGTGTGGTGCCAGGCCGATGACCTGTCTTCCACGCAGCAACTCCACGATTATAAACTTTTCTCAAGGTATCTGGTGAGATACCCGACTTCTTCGCCTTCGCAGCGATACCATCCGGACCTTCGTCCAGATCAATACTATCATATACTGAATATCGTTTTTCGTCAAGATAGTTTTTAAAAGATATCATGCCAATTTCCTTATCATTCCCGCAAGTACTTTTGCGTCAATATCTAGACTGAACTTGCGAATGGTATCTGCGGCTGCAAACTCCGGAGACGTGTACTTACCCTTTTGCATCTCACGTTTAATGTGTTGCGCCACTTTGCGATATTTGTCTTTATTTATAGTTTTTGAACCGACACGATTCATTAAATCGGTCACCCAGTTCTCAATTAAATCAGTGCTTTCTGGTACACAGTCCGGTACCATCTTCTTACCCTTCTTCTTCATACCGACTTGTTTGTAACCGTCCCAGCAATCTTCGTCGTACATATCCTTGAACGACTTGGTATACTTGGATGGTTTAGTCTTGGCGGTCTTATCTCCAGGCGCAGGTTTATAGGCAGATGAATCGTCGTCATCTTTCTTGCCGTGTTTCTTGAAGTGCGCATCGCGCTTTGCTTTGGTGGACTTCTTCAGTCCGGAGTGATATCGTGCAGGCTGAGTACCCTCACGATCTTTGATGTCTGGATCTTGTTTCTCAACAAGCTCAACAGAATCTAACCACTTGCGTAGTTTCTTACCGTCAGATGTTTCTACGATAACGTAGTTCGCACCTAGAACGGATACGGTAGCGATCTCTTCAGATTCTTTAATAACTACCGTATCACCAACTCCAAACAGTTCACCCGAAACATATTGTTCACGAGTTTCTGATACTGTTTCTAGTTCTAAGTGATTACGGAATTCGCTGGCTTCCTTGAGTCCCATACCTGTACGCACGTCGTTGAATAACTTACGTGTGTCTGGGTTTGACATAGACTTAGGAACGCCCTGAGAGAATGCAACGAAATCATTCTTTGACGCGTTCTCTCTTTGTTTAGAGGCAGACATACCCTCTACGCCGCTAGCGTCCGGATCTCTCTTACCTGCAGATACTATCTTAATGCTTTTAAAATTGTAAAAACCATGTCTTGCTTTCTGTCCGTTGTATTTGTTCAACAGGACTTCGAATTCTGTAATACGATCTGCACCGACAACCATAGTAACTGACTTGTAACCTTGGTTGTACAGTGTGACCATTGCGTTGATAGCGGTCTTGACAGACTTATCAACCATGACGTTCCGTGCATGTTTTGGAAACATCTTGCGAGTGTGTTTGATTTTGTCGGTATACGACAGAGGATTCTTTTTCGCGTCTTGGGATTGTGACACGAAGACTTTATAGTCAGCTTTGCCTGACTTCTGCGCTAACGCGTCCATCACCTTACCGTGTCCTACGGTAGGTGGGTTCATACGTCCGAATGTAAAGTAGACCTCGCGTTCTTCTTCAACGAGGTACTGACTGAAATTCTTAATCACTTTTCTGCGCCGCCCTGTCTCTTAGCTCTCTTTCTATCTATCTCTTGGCGACGAACCGTTTTCATCAACTTACGTGACTGACGGTCTATTCGTGATTGTACAGCAGGTCTCGCTAAACGCTTCTCGATTTCTTTCTTACGAGCAATAGACATATCACCTTTGTCTTGACCTTTGGTGATTTTTGATACCATCGCCTTTCTTGCTTGACGACGTGCACGTTTCTGAAGAACCTCTTTCGAAGCCATCTTACGTTCTGCGCGTTTGCGACCTAGTGCAATACGAGTTTTATTCTTTTTCATTTTCATAGCGAGCTTGCGACGTTGGGTCGCATCAAGCACTTCGCTTACGAACTGTTTAAACGATAGCATAACTATCTTATCCCCTATTGGTTTATTCCATGTTATCTACGAGCTGAATCCCAACCCTTTAATATATCGGACGAAAAGTTGTTGTATGAAAATTCCATACGGTCAACCAATTTCACCGCGTCACCACCAAGTGTATCAATTGCAACATATCCTTCTTCGCCAGTCACTTTGTAACCATTAGAAGTTTTCACGAAAGTATCAATCGATTTAAGTTTGTCCAAACTATTTATAAGTTTTAATTTCACTAATACGATCAATTTTTGCAACTCAAACATTTTTACTAGGTTTGCCTTGTTTGTGGCAGAGAAAAACTCCATCTCATCCTTCATTTTGGCAATCCAATTGTCCTTACCTCGCTGAGATTTCTTACTTGCAATCTCTTTTGCGTAGTAGGCTTGTCTGTTACTTATCAGTCCGTTAACGTGCTTTCTTGAGTCCGGAAGTACTGTACCCGCACGAACGAATGAGTTATTGTATGTCTCGATTGACTGTGCGAACTCGGGGTTGTCCGCGACAGTTTTCAAGGTAGTTGCAGAAGTCTGTTTGAATAGACGACCTATCTGTGTTAGTAAATCATTGACCGATTTGGTTTCGCGTTCAGTCATTGTAGCTTTAGTCGCATCTTTTAACATCGCATCTTGTGACCATACGTTGCGTGACTTTCGCAACTTACTGACATCAACACCGTAGTCTGCTTTCATGTTCTCAAAAGATGTACCCGTGTATGTTGTGTGCCATACGATACCGATCTTAGCGGCACGTACTTCTTTCGCTTGATCATAGGGAACTGCGTATGCGATTGTGTTTGGGTGAAATACGCTGTACTTCTGACCGTCAATGGTCTTAGTAGTGACATCTCCATCACCGAATAAAAAGTCGCCTTGAATGACGCCTTTGATGCCTAGAGCTGGTAAATACTTGAGCGCGTCTTTCAACTTAGAGTTTAGATCGCCCGACGTATCAGCATCAATGTCTGCGTCGGTCTTATAGACCTTTGGGTTCTTGTTGAAGATGCCTTTCTTAGCAACGAAGAACTCGCCGTCTGAAGGATCGGTACCACAGAAGATCGCAGGCGCACCGTCCCACTTTACAGAGATGCGACCTTTTGATGTGCCAGATAACATATCGCGTAGTCCACGCAAGGCATTGATTGCCTGACGCGTCCCGTCAACTCCACCGTACAGGACCTTGTCCTCGATGTGAGTCATATGCGTATTCTTTTGTTCTGTGATAAAGTTACTGAAGTTTTCCATATTAGTATAGTTTCGCAAATGGTCCAAATAGATCGCCCTTTTTCTGACCAAGATATGAGATATCAGATAAAAGGTCGCTTACTTTATTAATGTCACGTATCGTAAATATCTCATTAAGCAAATCCAACTGCATCAACTTACTATTCGCAACAGCTCTTTCATTGTCGTTCTTCGAACTGTCAAACACTGTTCGCATGTTATCAATAAATTCTTTTTCTGACTTGATATTCATTTCAACACGACCTGTACGATTAAGTGATTTAAATCGCCCGACGTGAACGTCCTGTTCTTTCAAAAAATCTTCTAGACTTTGGGGATATTTTCTCCAAGATCTCCACCGATCATAATTTTTGACACCATAAGATCTAAGTGCCGCAGAGACCATGTCTAGTGGCGCTTTACCTAGTCTCGCGGCCCGCGCACTAACATCGGTACCTTCAATCTTTAAGTTGTTGAATCCACGCGAGTTCTGTCTTATCTGAAAGTTGATGGTTACCTTGCTCGACGCAATCTGAAAAGACGATTCTGTGTTAACAAAAGAAGTGCCTGACAGAGACAGATTTAATTTTGATTCTTGAAAATCAAACCGATATTCATCGCCGTCAAATAGGTCTTCTCCATCAAAGTTTACCAGTTCCCATCTTGCAGTTTTACCGGACATCTTCTTCAAAGAAATGCCTACGACTTGACGACTGTTGAACATATCTTGAAGAATTGCATTAAACTCTGGAAGCGATGTTGAGTTATCCCTAATTTTTGAGTCTAGGTCTCGTTTCGCCTTTGATAAATCTGCGACCAACCAAATGTCAGCCGGGTTCCACGTATCTTTTTGTGTTATGCCATACAACTCTTTACAAGTGTCTGTGATGTAATCCATGAACCCGCCATCACGACTGTAGTGACCATACTGTGTATTGCCAACTTTCTGTTGTGTCAACTTCTGTTGTTCAAAGAAAACATTCTCCCAGTATTCGTCCATGGCAGGATATTCTTTCAAGAGATCTTCACGATATAGTTTTAAAAACGTTTCTTTATTAGTATATCCATTTTTCTCAATACCTTTCTGAATCGCTAACAAACTGGCTCGTTCTTGCATCGCAGTGGTCTTACCGTCTGGTTTACCACTTTTTCCGCCCATTCCACTAAACGGCGACTTGTCTATTTCGGTCCACTTATATCCATTGAATATAGGCGCATAGTTATTTCCAGACTTTGCCGAAACATTGACCTGAGTTATGTTTTGTTTCTCTACAGCAGACACAAACTTTTTGACTAAGTCTGTCTGATTGATTACTTGAGAAACATTGCCCTTAAACTTAACAGGTTCACCATTAGTGATTTTGTCAGCAAGCATGTTTAAGTATGGCTTAGAAAACTTGAAGTCCCCGCCAGCAAGCATTGCCATGTAATAGTCTCCGTAATTACTTTATCGTAAGTATAACAGACACTATTTATATGTCAAGGGCATTTCCAGAATTTTCTGCATTATATTGCGCAATTGTGTCGCGGAGAGGACGAACCCAATTGTCTCTATGTTCAATAAAGACTTGTGGTTCGTGGTTGTCTACAGAAATGATGGTGACTAGTTGGGTGATGGGCCTTCCCGTCCGTTCTTCCCACATAATAGCGTAGGCGGACTCTTGCATGAAATAGTTTTTGACCCATTCAAGTCGTTTTGGTTTAAGTGAGGTTTTAAAGTCGATGATAGACAACTTACCATCAAACTCAGCAACACAGTCCACACGACCAGCCACACCCAGATGATTGGAGTAGAGAGGTGCTTCCTGTGCAAATACTCTGCCAATGCGGCTATCGAGAATGGGCTGAAGATCAAGGAAACTACTAATAATATCTGGAGTATATCCATTTTTGAAACTCTCTTCATTGTTGATGTATTTCTCAACCACTTCATGGACTGCAGTACCGCGTGTAGATGCGCGATGAGAAATGCGGTTTGCTTCTTCGTTACCGACTTTTTTACGCCACTTTGCGATAGACTCGCGTGAAAGTATAGAGAGTACGGTGGTTATAGAGGGAAGGTTGATACCTTCGGGCGTTTTATACTCACGGCGACCATTGCGGTTCTCCGTTTTCATTTCAGTCAATTCAATAGGTACATGTTCAAACATTATCTATAATTATCCAAGTCATTTTCATCTATGGATCTTCGCTCTCTTCTCACGAGGTATGATAAAAAGATTACACTGGAGACTAATATAACTCCAATGGTAGCAAAGAAATATAATAAGAATTCTAACATAAAAACTCTCACTTGTCAATAGCAAAAGATCCCCACAAGTACGGCGCCTTTTAGACATTTTGTTTGGTGAAACTTGATATAACTCTGCTGGCATTTTTACATGCACGATTTGAGAGATCTGCAGATCTTATCAGTGCGCCCGTGCGCAAAATTCACTCTATGTCAGACTAACCGTACTCTGTGGGGGAACTGGTGGAGCTAGAGGGAGTCGAACCCACGACCTCTTGAATGCAAATCAAGCGCTCTCCCAACTGAGCTATAGCCCCCTTATCTGTCTATTTATACCACATTAATATTGGAGCGGAGCGTAGGAACTTCCCCTACCTCAGCGAGGGGTACTCGCCGACTCAATACTGAACTCCGCAAAACTTTAGTCGCACCCAAGTTCTTGACGCGACACTTCATCGTTGTTGATAGGACAGTTGCCACTTGGTAACGACTCTGGCACATATCGCATCAACTCTGGATCATGCAAACCGTTCTCAAGGAACGCAACAAGGTTTGCAATCTCATCTTCGGTCAAGTCTAACGGCGTGAACCGATAGTCAAGGTCATACGTCTCCACTTGTGGGTGTTGGGGAACCGCATCAACTTTATATCGCACGACATCCTCTACACTAGAGAACGACGCACCGTGACCGAATACAGTAGTATCTATAAGGTTGTAAAGAGGCGGAACTTTGAACGCAAACTTCTCCATCTCATCACCAGTGAATCCACCACGACCCTCTCTAGTCGCATCGTTGACTTCACCGACCGTGTCTTCCCAGATATCTAAATCGTGGAAACCGACAGTCATAAACACTTCGTCTGCCATCGCACCAACGGGAGATGACAACGCAGGTCCGTTATGACACGCATAACAGTTACCCTTACCGAAGAACACTTCCGCACCAGCGACTTCAGATTCAGTCATCGCAGTTTCGTCACCTTTCAAGTATGCTTGGAAGGGTGCTTGATTCGCAAGAATAGTCCGTTCGTATGCGGCGATCGCTAGTGCAGTTGCCTCTAACATATCGTCGGGTTCTGCAACACCGTAGGCAGCTTCAAACATCTCACGATAAGTTTCGTTAGTGCGCAGGATAGAATCATCTGTGTCACCCTGACGATGCACACCTAGACCCGCAACTGCTTGTGTCTCTAGACCAGCAAAGTTGCGTAGGTTTGCTTCTTTCGGAGTACCTTCTGTGAAGTGACGATCGGGATCAATACCAACATTGACATTACCCGCAATCACATTACCTAACTGACCATTCCACAACATCACTTCTTGGAATGCCGTGTTGAGTACAGTGGGTGTTGCAACAGGTTGCACATCGATGTCTTCGGGATTGACACCCTCAGCGATCATGCGATGATCAAAACCGACACCACCTTCACCTATACCCTGACGAATACCAGACTTGAATCCGTTTTGGGCATTGTGACATGACGCGCACGAGAATGTACCTTCACTGGACGCAATGTCGCCTTCAGTGATACCAGTCTCATGATAGATTAACTTACCTAGTGCAACTTTCTCTGCAGTAATAGGATTACTTGGGTCTTGCGGAATGTTATCGAAGTCATCACTGTCGGGAAGGATGTATTCTTCGTATGAACCTGTCGTTGATGTGGAGTCAAGTAACGTGAGTAGATTGTCACGTGCCTCGACTGCTGGATCAACAGGTGTTACAGTTGGGGGAGTCACGACCACAGGGTCGGGGGCGGATGCGTTATCTGCTCCGCCAGAACATGCACTCAGGAGTGCCGTAGACACAGCTACAGTTAGTAGTTTCTTCATAATATAAGAGCCTCTCAATACTCTATTTCAAGTTTCGATAAGAAGTATACTACATTATGCTAGGGGTTGTCAAGTGTGAATAATTAACTATTTTTGACGCGTTTGATCGCTTGCTTCTCTACTTCAATCCAACGCTTGGCCTTCGCGCCGTGTGGTTTGTCCGTAAACTTCTTCGCATCACGATATGCAGTTAACGTTTCTTTCTCGTAGTTCTTACCTTCAGAGTTATCAACTACCAAGAAGTTCTCTTTACCAAACATGCGTTGGAACTTGCCGACGTTGCGCTGAACTGCTTTCCAATACTCAGTAACACCTTTCGCGCCTAGAGTACGCGCACGTTTTGCATCACGGTTGATAGCAGTATCAAGGTCTGTGTTTACGAAAATCATCGCAACATCGTAACCTAATTCTTTAACCTTCTTTGCTTGCGCGGCAATCTTGTCTGGATCTTTACCAGTACCGTCTACGACAAGACCAAGGCGTCCCTTCAGATAACGTTCCTCTTTTTTGCCAGTAATCTTCTTTGCCTTACCACGAAGTTCTTGACCCTTCGGAGAGAAGATGTTGTCTGGAGTCATCTCCATATCAACCTTCTTCATGGCAGCTTCAAACGCGTCATCGGAGTTGACAACTTTGTAACCCATAGAGGTCAAACCAGTTTTGCCGACGATGAATGACTTACCAGAGCCTGGCCCACCCGCAAGGAAGATCGCCTTGAAGATTGCTGGATCGTTGACACCTTCGTCTAGGAATGTTTTAAAAGATTTCATTGTAATACAGTCTGTTGGTGATAGATGTATTTATTTATACAAATAATGGCGTAGTCAGTTATTGCTTGCCTTATTCCTAGATTTGTATGTAGGCAATTGAGAATCACAATTACTACAAACGAATCTTAGATTTTCTAGTCTGTTGTCGTTGTTCACCCCATTGATGTGATCTAAGACTAGAGTCATTGGTTTTCCCATCCACTCTGGTCCTATCCCACAACAATCACAAGAATACGAGATCATTTCTTGTTTGATGATTCTTGCTTTCAGTCTGTGTCTAGCGTATGTAGAATTCTCTACAAACACATCTTCATCTAATCTTCTAGGTCCGTGTTGGTTTCTTGGGTTTTTAGCTGCTGCCATTTCAAATACTCCTATGTTTAGAAGTATTTATAATAACTGCGGTTTCTGGAACCGCTGTAATAATGGCGGTGGGCGTAGGATTCGAACCTACGGAACCTCTCGGTTCAATGGTTTTCAAGACCATCGCTTTCGACCACTCAGCCAGCCCACCTAATTCTATGACTTGGGTTCTCTGTAGAACCTCTTTGATACAGCATCCCACAATTGTGGAGATATTTCATCAATCGATCGTCTTGGATGTGAATCTGCAAGATCTACAGTGTCTGGTTCACGCAACTCGTTAGGATACTCCGGTTCACCTCGTGTGTTCTGATACCGTTCAACCTGTTTTTGCAGTGCATCGAATGTCTGCGACAACTCTTTGATGTTCTGTTCCAGTCTCTGCATTTCACTAATAAAACTCATACTATTCCTCATTATATGGCTGGGGTGGATGGATTCGAACCACCGAATGGCGGGATCAAAACCCGCTGCCTTGCCACTTGGCGACACCCCAATTTTGGCGCGGGTGATAGGAGTCGAACCTATGACCTTCGGTTTCGTAGACCGACGCTCTATCCAGCTGAGCTACACCCGCCAATTCTTTCCAGCCTCCGGTACCACTCGTTCGTTGATTTGAGAGAGGAACGAGACTCTCTGCTCTTCTGGGCACCACTGATTCAGTTATTTGGATAGGGGAATCAGACCCTTTTTGCAAAGATGTCTGAGAAGTTCAGACCTGAATATTTAGATGCACTAGTACTCTGGTTATTGTACCATCGCTCTCGTGCGCCGTACTCTGTCATTGAGTAGGTGAGACCTACTTGCATACCTTTGTAAAAAATCTTCCACTCGTGTATCATAACATTTCCTCAATTGGTCGGAGATGCTGGATTCGAACCAACGGCCCCTGCATCCCAAATGCAGTGCTCTACCAAGCTGAGCTAATCTCCGTTAACTGTTTGAAACAAACTCGTTGATGACTTTTACCCTTTCCATGATATCTTGCATAGTAGGATATGTCGGAAACTCTGGGATGGTATCAACGCCGCCTGTCTCAATCAAGACTTCTCGGCGATTTACTTTAGCCCAGTACTCATCTGTTAGGACGTTTCTTGCTGTTTCAAAGATTTGGAACCGAAGTTCGTATGGATTTGTATTAGACATAATAGTCTCCTTTTGTGTGTGTTGTGTGTGGAGCAGTTTTCCTCATACTCAGGAGACGGGCGTAACGACCAGAGTGAGTTTAGAGTCATCTCAGGACTAACTCTTAATCGAGGATTATCTCCTCGCGTTGTTTCTTAGCGCCTTGCTTAATTCCAAGTGCGATCTCAAGTCTCTCGATCTCCTTGTCCTTACGCTTCTGCCATTGTTGTTCAGTGCGGCCGTTCTTCTCAAAGAACGTTGACGCCTGAAGACGATCGAGTGCGCCTTCGCGTCGGCGCTTGACTACATGCTTTCCTCGCATATCAATCCTTAAATTTGCTGTCAATCCAGCATTTCCCATAGTACAGGATACCTAACCAGATGGTAAACATAATACCATCGATATATCCCAGCTCATTCCAAACTTGTATCGGATCCATTTTCGGGTCTTCCTTCTGGCCATTCCCAGACTAAACACTTTGCTTTTGGTACATATCGCACGACGCAAATTTGTTGCGCAACACCGCGACCACCAACACATTCTTGTTCCTCTTGAATAAAGGTTGCCCACTTGAGACAAAGTCCTTTATCAATTTGTTCACTCATTGTACTACAACTGGTCACTGTTGTCAACAGTGCAACTAATAAAAACCTCATAAGTTTTCCTCAAAGTTGGCGGAGCGGACGGGACTCGAACCCGCGACCCTCGGCGTGACAGGCCGATATTCTAACCAACTGAACTACCGCTCCTAATATGGTCTGAGGCCTTCTTTGCCTCTATGGTATCTCCCCCATATACAGTGTGCCACTTCGTGTCCAATCAACTCAGGTTCCCACTGCCACTGTGGGTCCTTTATGTACACGGTGCACTCGCCGGTTTCCGGAATCCAGAGAGTGAATGCACTCACTGTGTCCCATTGTACGCCTAGATTCTGTCGTCTGGCTGAATTATACTCGGCTTCGTTTTTGAGTAAAACAAAGTGAACTTGTGGATGCAAGTTCTCATATTCCTTTTCTAGGAACTTATAATCATCCGTACCGTAGCGGTACGCATTAGTGACACCAGATGTCGCACATCCGGTTAAGAGTAAACTAATCGCTATCGTGAACGTGTAATTGAATAAGCGCATAATGAAGTACCTTTAGTAAGTCCTTTCGCGCATCGTCACGAGTCCCCTTTTTCCCATAACGTTGTGCGTATTTTAAAACATTACCGATACAGAATCCTGTACCGTGCCCCCCATCAATAATAAATTCGGTCGCCTGAAACTTCTCTTTGGCGTAGTGTTGATTATATGTAGAGTCAATGTATCTCGCAAATTCTGCGATCAACTTATCTTCGTTGAACTTGTAGTTGGGCGGAAGGTCTAGTGTGAACTTAGGAATTTCTTCCTCAGTAACATAACCTTCGGCTCTCAGATCTTTTACGTTTTTCATTACCACTCCCTCAAAATAGTTGTTGCAATCATAAATCCGGAGACCGCATTCAACATGATGAGTGCGCGGTCTTTCCAGATAATAGATACCCAAGTCCATAGTATAATACCTACGAACCCTATTGTCAAGTCATACATGCGATATTCTGGGCCCGCAGATCGCATTGCCAGAGAAATTAAAATCATGATTGATGCTGCCCACTTCAGATACCAATCAAAGTTCTCGGGCCACCACTCTCTGTCTGGTTTATTGCGACCGTCTGCTCTCACTTGAGGGTCACCACGTCCTGTCTTAGACATTTAAACTCCTAACGGATTGGTAGACTCAATCCGATTTTTTGCAAGTAGGTGCAAAGGATTAAAGGATTGAATTCTTTTTTGTGCCATATCAATATATTCTTGATGAATTTCAATACCTACATATTTTCTCTCTAAGTCTAAGCAAGACACCGCAGTGGTACCACTTCCCATAAAAGGGTCCAAGACAAGGTCGTCGACATAAGAATAGTAAGATATAATATTGTCGCTCAGTTTTTTAGGAAATGGTGCTAGATGTTTGGAGGCAGTTTCAGGATTAATTTTCCATACATTGGATCTCTCATATCCATCTGATACTAAAGACTCATCTAAGATTTCTCCACTATACGATCTAACAATTTTATCGATTAAGAAATCACACGGCTTTTGAAAAATCAAAATGCTTTCAGTAACCAAATTGGGTTTGTATGCAACTGGTTTGCGATGTTGATAGAAACCTCCGTTACGATTCAAAGCAGACCCTTCCGGTTTCACCCATACTATATCATCAATATATTTCCAACCCATTTCTTCCATAATAGAGAACATGTGGAAAGGTATACCCAAACGAGAGCTTTCTTTAGATCTAGATTCTCTGGCCTGTATCACCGGAGAAACGTTAATAGCGCACATTCTCCCGTCTTTTGTAACTCGAAACACTTCTTTAAATACATCTCGCAAAAAATCCAGATACGACTCATAGGTAGGCCACACTGAATATGATCTTGCATTATAGTAAGGTGGAGAAGTGCATGTAAGATGAACAGATTGAGAATCTAATGTTTTCAGAACATCTTTGCAATCACCATGAAGAATTTGATTAATCATAACGACTCTATACGTCTCGCCGAAGATTTGTGAGAGTTGCAGTCTCCATTTTCTACAGACTTCCGGCCGTGACACAGTTTACAGAAAGTTTTTACATTTTCGGGCACGTTGTTGTAGTGATCTCCATCTATATGATCTAAGTCAAGTGAGTTGGAAAATCCCCCCCAACCGTCTTTCGGTACCGGACAAGGAAAACCAAGTTGGCTATCTGCGTTTTCACAGTAAGTCTTCTTGTGCTGAGTCACACCTTCACGCATCACCCCTGTCTTGATTCTTCGACTACTGCAAGAACTACACTCTGACTTAAACGACCAGTTCTTCCATTCACGAACTGCGACATTTCTATCACAACCATCATTAACGCAAAGAGGCAAGGTTCTTTCCTCATTGTAGAACTTCTCTTTCATAGCAGCAGAAGACATATTCACAATCTCTCTCATCAATTTATGTAACCATTATACCAAATTCTGGAGAAGTTTGTCAACACTTTTTGAAAACTTTATTATGTAAATTTTTCACTTGATCATAATATTGGTGCGAAAGGAGAGACTCGAACTCTCACGCCTTGCGGCACTGGTACCTAAAACCAGCGTGTCTACCAATTCCACCACTCTCGCAATGTGGCTGGCGCGGCAGGGCTCGAACCTGCGACCAGATGATTAACAGTCATCGGCTCTACCAACTGAGCTACGCGCCAAAAAAACTTATATATAATATGTACAGTGTAATAAAACTGTCATACTATTAACTGCCGTGAGGCAACAAAAGTCGTCGTGAGACGACAGGAGAAAGCAAATGAAACTAGTACTAACTTTATTGCTGTTGGTAGCAACACCAGCGGCACTTGCAAACTCAGTCACTATCTGTAAAGATGATAAACTACTTATATCGTCTGATAGTGTGCATATTATATCAAAAAATCACGAGACTGTCAAGTTATCTCACAACTGTGATCTAAATATTTCACCAGACTCTAAAGTCGTGGTAAAAAACAACGGTCGTCGCATCGTCGAAGACCGTAGCATCGTGATTGAAGTAGACGATAAGCGAAACTCATGTGAGGTTCAACAAATCGTCTAGTCTTTAGGCCACCTCTTCTTCTTGTGGTATCGCGTTGCGCAAATACCCAAGTAGATTTTCAGGGGTGGTCATCTCATACGGATCATCATCCGCATTGTCACGGATACTTGCTTCACGGAACAATGCCTCGATCACACCATCGGTGACGACCATTGCGTATCGCCAAGAACGGTATCCGAATCCTAGGTTGTCTTTGTCAACAAGCATCCCCATCTCACGTGTGAAGTGACCAGATCCATCTGGAATCACTTTGACTCGCTTGAGTTCTTGTTGACGTGACCATGCGTTCATCACGAAAGAGTCGTTCACGGACATACAGTAGATGTCGTCAATACCAAGATCAACAAACTGATCAAACTTCTCTTCGAATGTCGGTAACTGCATAGTGGAACATGTTGGCGTAAATGCGCCAGGCAATGAGAAGATTACAACACGACGACCTTCTGTGTAGTCAGCCATCGTAGTCTCTTCCCAACGATATGGGTTAGGACCATCTATCTCATCATCACGTACTCGTGTCTGAAACGTTGCTTCAGGCAAAGTATCGCCTACTTTCATTCCGGTGATTTTATTCCACCGTACATCATTATCTGTCATTAATCCTCCATCTCTGACAAAGTTAAACCTTTACTCTTTCTCCATCTATGTAGTGTCTCTTTATGTATGGTTTTATGGGAGTAGTACATCGTAATACCGCCAAATACCATAGGACACATAAAGACTGCGAGAAGACCCAACATCCCTATACTCATTTATATAAATTTCCGTACAGAGTTCCCATTATTCTATGATGAACAATTTCGCGACCTTCGGTCTCTTCAGTACCGCCACACCAAGAACACTCTTCATCTTTACCGATCCAGATGTCGCCTTCAAACATGCAGTTATGATTCCACACTATGGTTGACATATTTTCCCAGAAACACTCGTTGAATGTCTTGTCCCAGACTTCGTTGCCTGTTCTTGAAATAGGCGACTCTGCGATCTGTATTAACTTATCCCAACTCATCTTGAAGACTCTCGCTCTGCGATTGCCTCCTGACTAAATCCGCGCATTGCAAGTTCATTGCGCATCTTTCTTTTTAGTTTCTTATTACCTGTACTGAAGAACTCGTTCCACAATTGTGTGTTGTCGAGTTGGTGCATATAGTAATGCTTGTCGGTGTTACGCGAACGCGCAATCGCGCTCTTGTAGACTTGACTTTGCTTGTACTTTACTGGCATAATATAGACTCCTGTTTATAACTAGCCTTCTTTTTCTAAATCCCAAGCGACTCGGCGTGCTGGTAGTGGGGGTGTCTTAGGACGTTGTACCCACAGGTGGCCATTCTTCTCCGCATCGCTGAATATAGCAACAGTGATAAAGAATGCACCAAGTACCATAAGGTGGCCACCTACACTGTAGATTCCATACATCCACGTGTACCCTGCCCAGAAAGTGAACACTACTGACCACATCACCGACAAGTAGAACATGAGAATAAACTGTACAAGTTCATTCGGAATGTGTCTCAGTGGATTGACTTTCAAATCAAAGAAAAATCTGTAAAGATCGTAAATTGCAAATCCAACACTCTTAAACATTATCACTGGCCCTCTATAAATTGTCTACTTTGATGGTAGACCTTCCTGAATGAAAACACCAAGCGTACCGATCTGTCCTTCAGACAAACCTTTTGCTTGACCCCACATAAGACCAGATAATGGACCACGTGTCTCACCATTCTTATATGATAAGAGAGCGTCGATAATATAATCAGCGTCCTTTCCTACTAATGGGGGAAACGAACCCACGCCCTGACCTTCTGTTCCATGACAACCTGCACAAACCATCCATGTGCCACGAACATCTTCAAACCGATCTTCGTCTGCAAATGCTGGTGCACTGATTAGTAACATTGATAATAATAAATTTTTCATAACTATTCCTTTTTAAAACTGGTCTTCTTCGGTCGAACCCGTCATAGCTGCGGTAGACGTAGAACCCAATGTAGTTGTGATGGCATCGAAGTAACCGACACCCACTTCACGTTGGTGTTTTGCTCCTGTGTATCCACGCGACTCTGCGGCAAACTCTGCTTCTTGTAACAACGAGTATGCGTACATACCTTCGTCTTTGTATCGGTTTGCGAAATCAAAGACAGAGTAGTTAGTCTGGTGGAATCCTGCAAGTGTGATAAACTGGA